GTTCTAATACTGCAGGGACAAACAATGTGAAAATGTATGGAGGAACTGCAACTTTATCCCTTGTGCGTGATACGGGGGTGGATATAATAGGTGCTATAACAGCCTCAGGTAATATAAGTGCAAGTGGTCATACAGTTTCTAATAGTGTAGAAGCAGCCGTTGTTGTAAGTGCACCTGAAATAAGAACAGACCGGATACGTGCTAAGACAAGTGTGAATACTATAATAGATATAACAACTGGTATTAACATTGACGGCAATATAACAGTCTCAGGTGATATAACCACCAGCGGTATAACCGTCAATGGAAATATTGTTGGTGATGATACAACTAACATTACAAATATAGCTACTTTAGAATGTGATACAGTTGCTCACGATAACGATACTAACAATAAAATAACTTTTGGCACAGACACCCAAGAATACCAAACAGGAGGTTCTTCAAGATTAGATATAAGTGATGAAGGTGTAAGATTAGGTGGGTCCGGTGCAAGAGTAACAACAATTGAAGATAATAATGCTTTAGGTACTTCCGACACCAAACTACCAACCCAAGGTAATGTTAAAGCTTATGTTGATGGGGCCTACAGTCGAACTTACGTTAGTTATTATTCTAGTGTAAGTGGTTCTTTAGCTGCGACAAATAATTGGATATTACCATCTATTGGTGGTGGTATTTCTAACCATACTTGGAATGTAAATTCTGGTTATGCTGGAAGTAACCAGACCGTAGGGAATACATTTACTGTAGCAAGTAATGGTGCGGCTCAAGCTATACCTATACCATTTGATGGTATTTTAGAAGGTTTTTATTGTAATTGTAGAAATAATGGTGCTGAATCAGACCCAAGAAATGCTGCATTATTTACTTCTACTTTAGATTGGGGAACCGGTAATGTTAACACTATGACTTTAAGATTTTTTGGAGCTGGAAATGATGATGGTGGAATATCTAATAGTAGACCTTACTTTATAAATGGAATAGGAGAACCTTTAGCGGTAAGTAGAGGAGATGTAATAATGCCTGCCATATCTGCACAAGATGGTGGGTCTATCGCAAACCAATGTACATGGACAGTAGTACTTGCTACCACATTATCGGGTACCACATAAAAATAAAATTTTAAAAAGTATACTATGTCTATAGAAAAAATAACAGAAGAATTAAATGCACTTAACATTATAAGTAATAGTGGAGATACCCATACCCGTGAAACTGAAGCTAGTATTGAGTACTCAATGGGTGATGGTGATGCGGAAGTACTTAGTACTATCCTAGAAAAAATAGTCTCAAAATTAAACGAATTAACAGATAAAGTTAATTCTGAACATCCATAATACAATTTTATAGTCTAATTGTTTTGTCAATAACTTATTTTGTTGTATATTTGTAATATGAACGATAATAAACTACAAAGACTTAAAAACTTACTCTCAATTCCTACATACACTTGGGAAGAGGACGACCTTATTAATTATATTGTTGAAAATTATAGTGACCTATGTGACACTCTTGAGGTGGATGATATAGGAAATATGTACCTAACTAAAGGTAAATCAGAATATTACCCGTGTTTTGTTGCGCACTTGGATACGGTCCACCAAAAAGTAGATATGGTGGTAGAAGAAGAGATGTTACCTAACGCACAGGGAGAATTAAAACTAGCATTAAAGGCTTATGAAGAAATAAGTGGAAAACCCACTGGGATAGGTGGTGATGATAAAGCTGGTGTTTTTATATGTTTAGAATTGTTAAGAGAGTTAGAGTCTTGTAAAATTTTCTTACCAGTTGCGGAAGAAACTGGGTGTCATGGGTCTAAAAAGGCTAACCCAGATTTTTTTACTAATGTTTCTTATGCTATACAATTTGACTCTACTGAAAATAACACCATGAGTAAAACATTAATGGGAACGCCTCTTTTTGAAGAGGATGGTGATTTTATAGGTAAAGTAAAAAACTTAATTAACGAACACGGTTTAACCGAATGGCGACATCACCCATACACCGACACTATGATTCTATCACAAAAATTTGATTTTTCTTGTTTAAATTTTGCAGCTGGGTATTATAGGTACCACACTAAAGACGAATATGTGGTTATAGAAGACGTAAAAAACACACTAAATCTAGCAAAAAAAGTGGTTAAAACTCTAGGTAATGAAAAACACAAATACAAAGTTTCACCAATACCAACAAAAACATATCTATTCTAGCTAACACATTGTAATTTCGGTAATATTTATAAATAAAACGTAAATATGCCATATCCAATTCCTTTTTATATGAGAGTAGGTGCTTCTAACGCACTTACCCACGCAGAACTTGATAGCAATCAACAGATTCTAAGTGACAAAATTGACCTTACAGTAGGTAATAACCTAGGTAATGGTGCTGGAATTTATTTAAGTAAGACGGCCAACTCAAACGATGGATTCCTTAATTTTAGAACTTTAGCGGGACTAAGTGGTACCAGTATTTTTATATCTGGAGACACTTTAGTTTTCGTTAACGACGGTGATTTTTGCCATACACCAGTAACAGCTAATCAAATAGAAGCATGTGATTGCACAAGTGGGGTAACAATAAACACCAATTGTGATGGATGTGGTGACGTTAATTTTGGTATAAGTGGTGTTACATTTAATTATAATTCTACTAGTAGTTATACCTTTCCATGTTTTGATGGGGCAGTCAATTATGTTCTATGTACTGATGGTTATGGGAATGTGAATTGGTGTCCACCACAATCTGGTGGTACTGTATCAGCAGATACCTTTATAAGTAATTTTACATTAACAAATGAAACTAATTTACAAATTTTTAGAAATGATGGTGTATCCTGGAATGTAGATATTTCAGGTGTAACACCTTACCATTACGGTGAAGGGTATAGAGCTATAGAACCTAGGGTTACAAGTCAACACCACTCTTATGCAAGAGGAGAACTGTCAAATGTACAAGGGGGGTATTATAATATTGTCGATTTAGATTCTAATTTTAGTTTTATAGGTGGTGGGTTAAGTAACGATTTATCTGGTTCATCCTATTCATTAATTGTGGGTGGTCAGAAAAATGATATAATAGCGTACGTGGCTTCGGGTCTCACGTTTTCTGGCAATACTTTAGTTGGTGGTAGTTTTAATAGGTTACACGGTGTTGGTAGTTCATTTATAGGTGGTGGTTTACAGAATAAAATACAAAGAGCTTTTGAACTTACAGGGGCAACACCAGTAAGTTCATTGATAGTTGGTGGTGAATATAATATAATCACTGGGGAAACACAAGGGGTTAGTGTTATTGTTGGTGGAAAAGACAATGTAGTGGGTTATGGTGTTACCGGGAACTTTATAGGTGGTGGTTATGAAAATACCATAGAACACATGTATGGTGGGTATAGTTCCATAGTCGGTGGTAGTAAAAATGTCATTTCTGGAGACACATACAGTTCAATTGTGGGTGGTCAGGAGAATAGGATTGACGGTGACAATACAGAAGATGAACAAAGTTTAAATAACTTCATTGGTGGTGGTAAAGTAAATCAATTAGATAATACAGTAGGGGCAGCCATTGTAGGTGGATTCCATAATACCATAAAAGCAGATGCTGGTTCTGTTGATGGTGAAGGTACAGAAAAATATAGAGAATATAGTTTCATTGGGGCAGGAGAACACAATGAAATCCAAGGTGGAACAGATAATGTAGTTGTAGGTGGACATAGAAACATAATACAATCTGGAAGTTCTTGGTCATCTATTGTAGGTGGTTCGGGAAATACAATTAACCATTACTCCGCTTATTCTTTTATAGGGGGTGGTACAGGTAACACAATTAATCATAGATATGGGTTTATTGGTAGTGGTCAAGATAATACCATACACACTAACTCTCATTTAGAACTTCAAAAAACCGGATTTCATGCCGCTATTGTTTCCGGTAGATTAAATCAAGTACGTAGTAAACAAGCAATTATTGGTGCGGGGTACGGTAATATAATTGAAACAGAATCATTTAGAAGTGCAATACTTTCTGGTAGACAAAATATAATATTTTCTGGGTCACCTAATAGTTTAATTGGTGTTGGTGTTACAAATACAATACATGAAAATAACCAATCAACAGCAATTGTTGCTGGTGCATCAAATCAAATACACGGAAACCATAATGTTCCAGTACATGGACTTAATTCTAAATATGCTTTTATTGGTGGTGGGTATTCAAATGAAATCAGTGGGTATTCTTCTACTGTAGTAGCTGGTATCAATAATGAAATAAAATCCACTTATGGGTTTATTGGTGCGGGTAGTAACAACAGTATCAAACCCGGAAGTACTGCCTCATCAATCGTGGGTGGACAGCAAAATGAAATTTCTGGTAGTATATATACAGCGGTCACTAATGTAGAAACTTATCAAATATCGGTAATGAGTGCCACATCCACATATTCTTTTATAGGTGGTGGATTTAATAATTTAATATCAGGGTACACTAATTCTATTGCGGGTGGTATAAATAATAAAATAACTAATAGTGCATCCGTATCATTTATAGGGGGTGGTGGACAAAATACCCTTGAAGGTCCTGCAGATAGAATGTCTATTCTAGGTGGTCAGGAGAATACCGTTCTTAATGCCAGATTTTCCACTATATTAAACGCTTCTGGTAATACCATATATTCCCATGCAGAAGATGCAGCAATCATTGGTGGTAGTTCATTAATAGCTACTTCAGCATCTACAACATTTATGCATGGATTAGACGTAGATACTGGAACTAGACATGGTGACAGACCATTTAAATACCATGGGTCCTTCACCAATTCAAATATAAATTTTGTATTAACATCTATAGATAATGACGGTACAGCAGTGTGGAAACCAGCACCTGGAACAACATCAGCTTCTACTAGAGATTGTTCAGGTGATGAATACGTAGTAAGTGCAACAACAAGTGGTTGTTGTCAACTAGTACTAACAACAAATAGTGGTACGACCATTATACAAGATATATGTAACGATTTAGGACCATACCAATGGGGTGAATCACCTAACTCAATTAGACCTGTACTACCAAGTGCACCAGGAGACATTAACTTCTTTGATACTGTATCAGACTTATCTGGTATTATGGCGGGTAGAGCCAACACTATTTCGGGTAGTCCTTATTCCTTTATAGGTGGTGGTAGTAAAAATATGATAGACATCTCCCCACCAGACAATTATGGGTGGAATGCTATTGTAAATGGTAGTCACAATAAAATTCAAAACTTAGACGGTAATAATCAAGGTTTCTCTTCTCTTATTGTTAACGGAGATAAAAATATAATTAGTGGTGGTACAAGAAACTCAATACTTAATGGGTTATCTAATAGAGTAGGAGCAGATTATGCTACTGTACTAAACGGAGCATACAACATATCAAACCATAGAGCTTCTACAATTGTTGGTGGATTAAATATTATGTCTCTTACATCTCACACGGTGTACATGAATGGTTTAAGTGTAAATACTACTTTAACTGACCCATTGATTGGTGGTGAAAGATATTTCCAATATCACGGGGCAGCAGCCAACCCAGGACAAAATAAATTCTTAATGGATGTGGATGGTATGGGTAATGCGGTTTGGTCGGACATACCAGGAAGACCGACATTTACAGGTGATACGTTCGCAGTTTCAGCTTATACAAGTGGATGTACATTATATATTACGGTTAGTGATGGTACAACTTTAACGGCCGATACGTGTAACAGTTTCTCTGATAGTCCATATAGGTATGACAATCTAGTTGATAATATAGTCCCTAAATTGCCAAACACGGTAGGACTTGTAAATCAAGCGGGTGATGGTGTTCAATGGACAACATACAATAACATAGCTGGTGGTCAAAGAAATAAAATATTTACTTCTTGGGACACCACATCTAACTCCATCATAAATGGATTTCAAAACACCATTTCAGGACAAACAAGTTATGCGGGTGTAGGTGGATACAAAAACGTAGTCGGTACCCAATCAAGTAGTTCACACGTATTTGGTAGTCAGAATATATTACATGGTTCTTCAGAATCTTTAGTTGGTGGTTTAAAAAACTATATTAATTCTTCAGATAGAAATTTTATAGGTGCCGGAACTGATGGTCAAATTTGGAGGTCAAATGCGTCAGCTATTATGGCTGGTAAAGGAAACATAATTAGTGCGGATACACAAACACTAAGAAGTAAAATTATTTTAGGTGGTCTTACTAATAAAATCATTAGTCAAGGAATTACGGGGTTATCCTCTAATTATGGTACCATACTTAATGGTGATAGTAATAGAATCTGGCGTGGTAGTAGTTATGGTCTTATAGGTAATGGACATATAAATTACATTTCTGGGGTGACATACGCTACCATCATTAACGGTGTAGAAAATAGAATTTTCCCTAACGGTAAAGAAGGTGTTATTAAGTACGCTCCGGAATACTCGGTAATTGTTAATGGTACGGGTAATACTATTTCATACGAATATAATGCCTCAGCTATTATAGGTGGTGTTAACATAAGTGCTGTTAGGTCACAAACTACTCACATGAAAGGGTTGGAGGTTAATACTAACACAACTGAGGGAAATAGACAATTTACATATAAAGGTGGTTATGCTAATCCTGGTTTTGGTTCCTTTTTAATGGACTCAACAGGAGGGGGTGATGCGGTATGGAGTAGAATCCCAATAATTGGGTACACTGGTGGTACACTTACCGGTGATACCTATGTAGTGTCCGCTCACACCAGTGGATGTACACTTTTTATTACATTAACTGATGGCACAGTATACGACGCTAACATATGTGATGGGTTCACTGATAGCCCTTATAGGTATGATGAAGTAAATCAAAACATTGTCCCTAAATTACCTTCAAATCCAAGTATAGTAAATCGTGCAGGACACAATGGTATTATCACCCAATACAACAATATCGCTGGTGGGTCGAAAAATAAAATATGGACCAATTGGGATACCTTTGGTAACGCCATAATTAATGGTCAACAAAACATTATTAGTGGTCAAACCAGTTATGCTACCGCAGGTGGTTATAGAAATATTATAGAAGGGGCTTCTCCCTCATCTATTGCACATGGTGGATACAATTATGTACGTAATTCGAATTATGGTAATGTATTTGGATATTTCAATACCTTATGGAATACTAGTCGTTCTGCGATTCTAGGTGGTAATTCACATTCCATTATTAAAGGTTGGGGTAACGTCATAGGTGGTGGTATAGGAAACGTAATTTCCGGTAGAACCTCAACTAGTAATAGTTCTATGGGTATAGCATCTGGTTACGATAACTTAATAGTAGATGGTAATTACAGTACTGGGGGTGGTACCTATCAAACACAATTTACTAGTGTTTATTCCTTTATAGGGGGTGGTATAAGAAATAATATATGGCAAGGAAGTATTAGTTCAGTTATTTTAGGTGGAGGATACAACTATATTTCAGGAACCACCAACGCAGCTATTTTATCAGGTAGACACAACAAGATACATCCTGGTACTAAAGAAGGTCCAATGTTCGCTCCTGACTATTCAGCTATTGTTAATGGTTCTGGTAATACTATTTCATGGGAATATAATGGGGCAGCCATTATTGGTGGTGTAGATATAAGTGCTGTTAAGTCACAAACTACACATATGAAAGGTCTGTATGTTGATACCGATACAACCGAAGGACAAAGAGCATTTAGATATTATGGTTCTTTCGCTAGTCCAGGTGTTGGTAGAGTATTAACTGACATTAGTGGTGCTGGTGATGCTGTTTGGCAAGAAATGGGCGGACCTAGAATAACTGGTGATACATATGCAATTTCAGCCTATACTAGTGGATGTACGTTGTATATAGATGTAAGTGATGGAACAACATTAACCGCTAACACCTGTAATGAATTTGGGTCTATTAGCCCTTACGAATATTCCACAGCAGCAAACTCGATTCGTCCTGTCATACCAACACAAGCAAGTGGGGTCGGTAATGATAATTTACACGGAATATATCACAACATAGCAGGTGGTCAACAAAATACAATATTATATGGGGCCAACATAGGTAGTACCAATGTCGCTAAAACAGTCAATAACGCTATTATTAATGGTATGAATAACACGATATCGGGTAACACCAACAACAGTGCTACAGGTGGTAGAAATAATCTTATAGTTGGGGGGTCTAGTTTAGGGGCTGGTGAACAGGCTTCTTCTCATAGTGTTTATTTGTTTGGTACTAATGGTTATATACAAAATTCTTCTCATACCACACTCGCAGGTGGACAAAATAGTTCTATAATTGATTCTGACGCAGGATTTATTGGGGCTGGAATTAATAATAGAATGAGATGGTCTAGATGGTCTAGTGTAGTTGGTGGTGGGTACAATTATATCTCTGGAGCAACACACTCGTTTATAGGTGGTGGTAATTTAAATGTTATTGAAGCCAATCAAGGGACTAGTGGTGAATTCATGTACGCTGTAATTGGTGGTGGTTATCAAAACACAATTACATCATTTGGTGCGGACAATAGAGAAGCTTCAATAGTGGGTGGTCGTGGAAATGAAATATGGAATGGTGGTACACGTAGTTTTATAGGTGGTGGTCATGACAATAGAATAAGTGGGGTTACTGAATCTTCTATTGTTGGTGGTTATCGAAATACAATCACACAAGCATTTAGAGAGGGGATGGAGGTACCACACTATTCAGGTATTCTAAATGGTAGTGGAAATACAATTAGTTTATCTCATGTTGGTGCAGCCGTTCTAGGTGGTGTGGATATAAACTCAAGCAAGTCCCAAACTACTCACATGAAAGGACTTTATGCTAATACTGACACTACAGAAGGAGCACGTGCATTTAGATATTATGGTGCATTTGCAAACCCAGGTCTTGGTAGAGTGTTAACAAGTGTTAATGGTGTTGGTGATGCTGTTTGGCAACAAATGGGTGGACCTAGAATAACGGGTGATACATTTGCTGTCTCTGCCTATACTAGTGGATGTACATTGTATATAGACATAAGTGATGGAACAACATTAACTGCTAATACATGTAATCAGTTTGGGTCTATTAGCCCTTACGAATATTCTACTGGTGTAGATTCTATTAGACCAGTAATCCCGACACAAGCAAGTGGGGTTGGTAATGATAATAAACATGGTTTCTACCATAATATAGCTGGGGGGCAAAACAATACTATTTTATTTGGAGCTGGTTTACCACCTGTTATAGAAACTAAAACATTCAATAACGCTATTATTAATGGTAATACAAATACCATATCTGGTAATACTAATGATAGTTGGTTAAGTGGTTCTTACAATTTGATGGTAAATGGTTACGTTTCTGCTGGGGGTGGAAACATTAGTTATATGGAAAATGTTACAGCTTCTAATATACAAGGAGGGTGGAAGAATTCGATGGTAAAATCAGTATATTCTAATATAGATGGTGGACACATAAATAAGATAGGTAACGGTTGGAATAGTAGTATCCAAAATGGTACAGATGCTGTAATATCAGGTGATTCTCGTTCAATAGGGATACAGTATGGTTTGATAGGTAATGGTCTGGACAATCACATATATTCTCATTATCAGAATGATGTTACTAGTCATGCTACTATAGTAAATGGAGGTGATAATAGAATCTGGCGTGGTAGTAGTTATGGTACTATATTAAATGGATATATAAATTACATTTCAGGTTCTACATATTCTGGAATTTTAGGTGGTAAAGAAAATAGAATATTCCCGAGTGGTAAAGAACCGGGAAGTGAACAAACACCTAATTACTCAGTAATTGTTAATGGTAGTGGTAATACAATAACTGGAGCAATGAAAGCAGCGGCAATTATTGGTGGTGTAGATATTACCGCGTCTAGGTCACAAACTACCCATATGAAAGGTTTGTATGTTAATACTAACACAACAGAAGGAGCACGTGCATTTAGATATTATGGTGCATTTGCAAACCCGGGTACTAACAGAATATTAACATCTATCAATAGTGCTGGTGACGCTGTGTGGAAGGAAACTAGAAATGTGGATTTAACAGGTGATACATTCGCAGTTTCAGCCTACACTAGTGGATGTACTATGTATGTTGTAGTTAGTAATGGTACAGTTTTAACAGCTAACACTTGTAATGAATTTACCGAAGGTCCTTATAGATACGATACTGGTTGGGGTACTATAGTACCTAAATTACCAGCAACAGCATTCCAAGAAAATGATATTAGAAATGGTTACTATAATAATATAGGTGGTGGTAAAAGAAATCTAATTACCGGAGTTATAAATACTTTTGTTCCCAGTCCGAACGAAGGATACGGGTGGTCTAACTACTCCTCAATTCTTGGTGGTGATTTAAATACGATAACAGGTGGTACTGTAGGTTCACATATCGGTGGAGGAGCTTACAACTTTATTAACAAAGGAATATACTCCTCAGTTGTTGGTGGTGTAGCAAATAGAGTAGAAGGAGGTCAATATGGTGTAGCTGTTGGAGGTACGCTCCATCTTATAAAAGACACTAGAATGGGTTACGTTGGACAAGGTTTAAGAAATACAGTAGTTTTTGGAAAACATAATACCATATTAAATGGTCGTCTAAATGCAACTTCTGGGGTAACAACTACAGGTGGACAATATGGTTTAGTTGGTAATGGTGTTAACAACCAGGTCCTACACAGAGGAAACGTTAGTGGGTCATGGAATTTCTATGGGTCAATTTTAAATGGAGAAGATAATAGAGTGTGGGATAGAACTTACTATTCTCATATCGGGAACGGACTTAAAAATCAAATTAGTGGAGCTACTTACGCTTCTATCCATAATGGTAAACAAAACTTTATAAGTGGTATCGAGTTAGGTGGTGAGGGGGTTGTTCATAGAGAAACACAATACCCGACAATCCTTAACGGTTCAGGTAATACTATATCTGCTTGGGCGGATGCTTCTGTAATATTAGGTGGTGTAGATATACAGGCTACCTTATCACAAACTACATACATGAAAGGTCTAGATGTTGACACTGACACACATAATGGACATAGAAAATTCAGGTACCACGGTGCTTGGGCAAATGAACAATCAGGTAGGTTCTTAAAATCTGTGAATAACTTGGGTGACGCTGTTTGGGCTGACATAGAGGGTCCGAGGGTGGATTTAACTGGTGACACATATGCAATTTCAGCCTATACTAGTGGATGTACGTTGTATATAGATGTAAGTGATGGAACAACATTAACCGCTAATACTTGTAATCAGTTTACCGAAGGTCCTTACGAGTACGGTACAGCAAATGAATCTATTAGACCAAAACTACCACCACAATCTAGTTTCTGGAAAAATAGAGTTTTACAAGGTCAAAACCACAATATAGCTGGTGGTAGAGGAAACTTAATTGTGTATAGTATTGATGATAGACTTACTAGTAATAAAATAACATCTAACGGGATAATCAATGGTGACCTAAACACTATATCAGGTGCTAGTTATAATTCAGCAATCGGGGGTAATTATAACTACATGAACACTGTGACAGGAAGCGGTGAAGATGCTGGAATGGGTCAGAATAATGCTAGTTGGATGTTCGGTTTCTCTAACTATTTAGAGAATTCAAAATACACCTCAATTGCTGGTGGTTCAACTAATAGTGTACAAAGTTCAGACAAATCATTTATAGGTTCAGGGCAACAAAATAAAATATTAACAGAGTCTCATGACGCTTCAATTGTTGGTGGTCAAGAAAACACTATATTACGTAGTAGACGTAGTTTTATTGGGGGAGGATTCCAAAATACTATATCTGGAACCACTAATGGTTCACTAGAAAACTTTATAGGTGCAGGACACGGAAATAAAATCATTAGTGGATTAGGTGGAGAAATTAACCTACACTCGTCTATAGTTGGTGGTTATCAAAATATATTATGGCAAGGAAGTGAACAAGGATTTATAGGAGGTGGAGAAAACAACTACATTAGTGGTACCACCTACTCTAGTGTGTTAAATGGTAGGGATAATAGAATATTCCCATTTGGTAAACAACCTGGTACTGAAGGTGTCCCTGACTATTCTGTAATCATTAATGGTACTGGTAATACTATAGCAGGTGAGTTTAAATCAGCTGTGGTTATGGGTGGAAACGATATGTTTGCACGTCGTTCACAAACAACCCACATTAAAGGTCTATATGTTGATACGGACACAACAGATGGTACAAGAGCATTTACATATAGAGGTTCTTTCGCTAACCCTGCAGCAGGTAGGGTATTAAAATCTATCAATAGTGTTGGTGACGCTTATTGGGCTGACCCAAATAGTGTACAAATGACTGGTGATACCTTTGCTGTGTCAGCGTTTACAAACGGATGTATATTAAACGTCTTACTTAGTGATGGTGTTACATTAACAGCTAATACTTGTAATGAATTTACTGATAGCCCATATAGGTATGACTTAGGAAATGGTAATATAATACCTAAACTACCAGTCAACCCTAGTAGTTCAGGTTACAACATTGCAGGTGGTGCTGGAGGTTCTTATAACAACATTGGAGGTGGAAGATATAATGGCATAAGTGGGTACACATCTGTAATAGCTGGTGGTTCAACGAACAAGATAGGTGATGTTGGTTATGGTTTCATCGGTGGTGGTTCAGATAATAGTATTAGTGATTCTTTAGCCTACACTACAATCGTAGGTGGTTTTAAAAACGAAATAGTAAAAGGTACTACAAACTGGTTTACCTTTATAGGGGGTGGGCGTGACAATAGAATTACTGGTAATGTAACAGGTTCCGGTGGTGGAAGTCAACACTCCTCAATTGTTGGTGGTGAAAAGAATTTAATTTCTGGGATAACATCAAATGAAAAATGGTCACTTATTGGTGGTGGAGAAAACAATACAATAGTTAATGGAATAAAAGGAGTTATTGTAAATGGTTGGGATAACTCGATATCTCCAGCGTCAGGTTTAATAACTAATCACAGTTATCAGTCTTCTATCTTAAACGGTAGAGGTAACTTAATCTTAGCGGATACAGCTTCACATTATTATGGTCATATCCTAGGTGGTTCTGGACATACCACTCACGCGATTGCACACAGTTCAGCAATTTTAGGTGGTGTAGACATGACGGCATTCACACCAAGTACAACTTATTTAGACTCGGCACAAGTTAATGGTAAAATACGAGTAGCTTCTAAAGAGTTTATGCAAAGTAGTAACTCTAACTTTACAGCGTCGTACCAAACACCAGTAACTACTTTAGATGTTGTTCACGATAACAATACTTTCTCCACCATGTCTGCGGGTACCGCTGGGGGTGAAATTGTTAGGTTTGGTACAACAGGGCCTGGTTATCTTCCAGGTATGTTAGTACAGTTAAGAAATGGTAAATGGTATCCTGCTGACGCAGATGAGACCTCACAACAAGGAAATATGTTAGGTGTTTCGTTAGGTGCTTCTCCTTCTTTAGGTATACTAATAAGAGGGTTTGCAGCTTTAAACTCTACAGCTGACGGGGTTACTACTTGGTCTATTGGGGGTCCTTTATATGTCTCACAAACAGCAGGACAAATAACAGAAACAGCACCTAGTGCATCAAATCGTTATGTTAGGGTGGTAGGTTATATGACAGAAACTTCTAACCTAGTGTACTTTAACCCTGACGGGACATTTATTAAAATAGCATAATGGCAGATATATACAACATTAACGGAGTTCCCTATTGTGCAAGTGCATCAACAGTAAATGGGGTCACTCAAACACACACTTATAACGTAGACGACGTAATTAAAGATTGTGTGACTGAAAATTGTTTTACTTGTGGTCCTTTTTTATTATCCATAAACTCAGAAAACTGTACAATAGCATGTGCTGCAGAATGTACAAATTTTTGGTCTGTACAAATAAAACCACCTTGTACCGGTTGTAACTTGGTGGTAGGACAAGCCCTATACAGTGACCAAAATTGTACACCAGCAGCTAACGGTTATTATTCTGGTCAAAATTGTGGTAATGACGAGTATTGTCAATACTGTTACCAAGTTTCTGGAGGTGTTATTGTTGCAATTACACAATGTAATAGTAGTGAGTGTGCGACAATCAATACCAGTCAATACAATAACCAATATACAGGATGTGGGGAAATAGACCAACCAGAAGAGGTATATGGTGGTATAGGTGTATGTTCTGACGAAACCTGTACCGTAAAGTACACAGATGGAACACCTGGTAGTTTAGTACCAGGTGACCATTTATGGATTTCTAGTGGTTGTATTTGTGACCCAGTAACAGCTATAGGTTATTACAGAGCCTATGCATCAGAATGTTCAAACGATAAAGACTCCCAATGTATAGAATTGGATGCTGATTGTAGAATTAGAGCTGTACAACCATGTAGGCAAGTAGGCCCTGGCCCTGCTTATTAATGTAAAAAGTTATATTATTTTATAGTAATTTTTCCGTCCTTTTTACGTATAGACAACATATAGGATTTATCCACAACTATATTCCTTTTTAATACTTCTTCAGATATATAATCCTCTATCTTTATTTGTATTGTTCTTTTTATTGGTCTTGCCCCAAACTTATCATCGAACCCATCATCAGCAATATAATTTACTACACTAGCATCAAATTTAAATTTGTACCCCATTTCATCTAGTCTTGTTTTTAAGTTAGCAAGCTCTAATTTAACAATTTCTTTTATGTTTTTATGGTCTAGAGGGTTGAATACTATAGTTTCGTCTAGTCTGTTTAAAAACTCTGGACTAAATTTATTTTTTAATGCCTTAGTTATAACGTTTTTTTGTTCCTCATCTTCGTGACTTTGTTTAGAACTAGTCATAAACCCTAAACCACTACCAAAGTCCTGTAGTTGCCTACTACCCACGTTTGAAGTCATTATTATTAAGGTATTTTTAAAATTAATCTTTCTACCTAAACCATCTGTTAAATGGCCTTCATCTAATATTTGTAATAGTAAATCATAAATGTTTTCATGAGCCTTCTCAATCTCATCAAGTAGAACAACTGAGTAAGGGTTTTTTCTTACAGCTTCAGTTAGTTGTCCCCCTTGGTTGTACCCAACGTATCCAGGAGGTGAACCTATTAGCCTGGAAGAGGTAAATCTTTCTTTATATTCCGACATATCCACTCTAATTAAATTGTTTTCGTCCCCAAAAATTTCTTTTGCTATAGCTTTTGCCAATAATGTCTTACCAATTCCAGTGGACCCTAAGAACATAAATGCTCCAATAGGTTTCTTATGTTCTCTAATACCGACCCTATTCCTTCTAATGGCTTTAGATATCTTTTTTATTGCTTGTGGTTGACCCACTACTGACTTATTTAAAAGAGTTTCTAATTGTAATAAACTTTCACTTTCATCATCAGTTAGTCTTTTTAAAGGTATTTTAGTCATTTGGGAAACCACACTGAAAATATCATCTTCAGTAACTTCTCTTCTAGTGTCTTCTAAAGATGACTCCCAAGTTAGTTTAGTGTCTTCTAATTTAGTTATTAGGTTTTTTTCTTTATCCCTAAGTTCCGCTGCACGTTCAAAAGCTTGGTTTTTTACAACATTAACTTTTTGTTCTTTTACGTCACTTATCTTTTTCCGTAAGTCCTCAATCTCCTTAGGGTACTCTATCTCCACTTGAACTTTTGCCCCTACCTCATCTAAAATGTCTATAGCTTTATCTGGGAATTCCCTATCTGTAATGTATCTTTCAGCTAGATTTACACACATAGATAAGCATTTATCACTAAATTTAACCTTATGGTGGTCTTCATATTTGTCTCTTATGTTCTTAAGGATTTGTAATGTTTCCTCTATAGATGTTGGGTCTACCGTCACTTTCTGAAACCTTCTAACTAAAGCACCATCTGATTCTATGTTTTCTCTATATTCATCTATGGTTGTTGCTCCTACACATTGTAGTTCACCCCTTGCTAGTGCTGGTTTAAATATATTTGCAGCATCTAGAGAACCAGAAGAGTTACCAGTACCAACTACGGTATGTATTTCGTCTATAAAAACTATAATGTCTGGATTATCATATAACTCATCTAAAACAGCTTTCATTCTCTCCTCAAACTGACCTCTATATTTGGTTCCTGCTACTATAGATGTTAAGTCTAAAGCTACTATTCTTTTATCCAATAAATTTCTTGGACATTTTCCATTGTGGATTCTCATAGCTAATCCCTCCACTAATGCAGTTTTCCCACATCCAGGTTCACCTATCAGTATAGGGTTATTTTTTTTACGTCTAGAAAGGATTTGAGCAATTCTAGTTATTTCGTCTTTTCTACCCACTACTGGGTCTAATTTACCTTCTTCCGCAAGAACAATTAAATCTCTAGAAAAGTTATCTAGGATTGGTGTTTTTGAGGCGGTACCGGTTTTTTCTTTTTTAGGCATTCTGTTTTCGTCTTTGTTTTCAAACTCTGAAAAATTGTTAGATAGGTCTTCCATATTTCTTTTTTTATAAATTTATAATTAATTCCACTTAAAATCAACCCCTGACATAATGTCACCTACTAATGACAGGTTGACTTTCTCAATGTAATGGTATACTATTTGTATATTACAATAAGTGTTGTATATTAGTACAAACATAATAAAAATAAAATAAAATAATATTAAAAATGAAGAAAATTATTGGAATTGATTTGGGGACCACAAATTCATGTGTCTCAGTAGTGGAGGGGGGTGTACCTAACATTATCGTTAATGGGGAAGGAAAAAGAACAACACCATCTATAGTGTCCTTTAAAGGAGGAGACCGTTCTGTTGGTGACCCAGCAAAAAGACAATCAGTAACTAACCCTGAAAATACTGTTTACTCAGTAAAGAGATTTATAGGTAGTAAGTATAGTGAGATTAGTAAAGAAGCAAAAAAAATGGCTTATAAAGTAGAAAAAGGTACAAACGGTACCGTATCTATTATAGTCGAGGATAAAACGTATGTGCCACAAGAAATATCTGCGGTTATATTACAAAACTTAAAAAAGACAGCTGAGGACTATCTGGGGTCTAAAGTAACAGATGCGGTTATAACAGTACCAGCATACTTTAATGATGAACAAAGAAATGCTACAAAAGAAGCTGGTGAAATCGCTGGGTTAAACGTGTTAAGGATAATCAATGAACCGACTGCAGCTGCATTGGCTTACGGTTTAGATAGTAAAGAAGATAAGACAATAGCTGTGTATGATTTAGGTGGGGGTACTTTTGACATCTCAATACTAGAGATTGGGGGTGGAGTTTTTGAAGTTAAGTCGACTAACGGGGATACCCATTTAGGTGGTGATAACTTTGATGAAAAAATAATCGAGTGGTTATTAAAAGAATTTAAAACAGATACTGGTATGGACCTTTCTTCTGACTCTGCAGCGTTACAACGTTTAAGAGAAGCTTCTGAAAAAGCAAAAGTAGAGTTATCTAATTCTATGACAACGGAAATTAACTTACCTTATCTAACAGCGGATAACACAGGCCCAAAACATTTAGTTAAGGAATTGACTAGAGCTAAGTTTGAGTCTATGGTGGGAGATTTAATTAAAAAAAGTCTTACCCCTTGTAGAAAAGCAATAAAAGATGCTAAGTTAAAAGTAAGTGAAATAGATGAGGTCATCCTAGTAGGTGGTTCAACTAGAATTCCTATCATACAAGAAGCTGTAGAAAAACTATTTAACAAAAAACCATCTAAAGGAGTTAATCCAGATGAGGTAGTTGCGATGGGGGCAGCAATACAAGGTGGTGTTTTAGGTGGGGACGTAACTGATGTACTCCTACTGGACGTTACCCCACTATCCTTAGGTATAGAAACAATGGGTGGCGTAATGACTAATTTAATAGAGTCTAACACCACAATACCGACATCTAAATCACAAGTGTTCTCTACAGCAGTAGATAACCAACCATCTGTGGACATTCATGTGTTACAGGGTGAAAGACCTATGTCTAGTGATAATAGAAGTTTAGGTAGGTTCCAACTAACGGATATCCCACCATCTTCTAGAGGTATTCCACAGATTGAGGTTACGTTTGATATCGACGCAAATGGAATTATAGATGTTAAAGCAATGGATAAAGGTACTGGTAAGATACAAAACATTAAAATTGAGTCTGGTAGTAGTTTAACAGATGAGGAAATACAAAAAATGAGAGATGAAGCTGAAAGTAATGCTGAGGAAGACAAAAAAAAGAAAGACGGAATTGATAAGTTAAATGAGGCTGACGCAATGGTTTTCCAGACAGAAAAACAAATTAATGAGTTAGGTGAGAAAATCGAAGAAGGTGATAAGGAAAGTTTAATGGAGTCCATCACCCAACTAAAAACGTCTATATCAGATAAGAATCTAGATGAGATTGATAAACAGTTAGAAGAAGTTAACAATAAATGGCAATCCATATCTCAAAAAATGTATGAGAATACAGATACTGGTGAGACTAGTGAAGAGTCTGAAGAAGACATAACTGACGTAGAATACGAAGAAGTTTAAAAATAAAGCCCCCAGAAATGGGGGTTTTTTAATTTCTAGTTATTTATAAATAAAAAACAATGGGAGTACTATCAGAAATATACCAAGAAGAAAAGATTATAAACAAGTATAAATCATCTAACATTAAGTCGTCAATCTATGAAACAGACACTAAAAAATTAATCATAGAATTTAATGGTGGAAGAAAATACGAATACTTAGATGTTCCTAGCCATGTGTGTGCATCATTCAGAAAAGCCAAAAGTCAGGGACAATACTTTAGTACAAAAATAGCAAAAAAATACGACTTTAAATTACTAGGTAACTAATATCAACCTAAGCACTTTTTAAAACTATTTATGTTTATGACACTTGCATCTAAAATACTTTCAAGCTTTGAAGTTAAAAATAATTTAAATCCTAAAATTTGGACTAGGGGGTTAGATGGGGAATTTACCTTGCGACCAGACATTAGAAAAAAACTATTGTTGGTCACTAATGATTTTTTAGATTTTATAAACTTAGACGGATTAGCGTGTGATGTAGACACTAAAGACTGTGACATAGATGATATTACAATAACAGGTAGTATATCTAATTATAATTGGTCAGAATTTTCAGATATAGACTTACACCTTATTTTAGATTTTAACTCTGTAGATGAAAATAAAAATTTAGTTAAAAATCTTTTAAACACTAAAAAAAATTTATGGAACTCTACTCATGATGTTAACATTAAAGGTTATGAGGTTGAGGTGTACGCTCAAGACCCTTCGGAACTACATTTTTCTTCTGGGGTTTATTCGGTACTATTTAATAAGTGGTTGGTGGAACCAGAGAAGTTGGAAGTTACAGAAGTAGACTTTAAAAAAGTACTTGAAAAATCAAAAGGGTGGATGGAGATTATAGATGATTTATATACTAAAGCGTATGAGTTACCACCTTCTGATATTTTAGAAATGATAGACAGAGTTAAAAAAAGAGTAAAGAGATTTAGGTCTTGTGGCTTAGAAAAAGGTGGTGAGTTTTCATACGAAAATTTAGCTTTTAAATTTTTAAGAAGGAGCGGTTATTTAAAAAAACTATTTAAACTAAAAAATAAACTTATAGATGTTGAGCTAAGTTTGGATTAATTATGGGTGGTTTTCTACTATACATAATATTTATAGATAAATAAAACAAAAAATATGTCAGATTACGCAGGAATTCATGGTGGTGATAAATTATATTGTGGGGTAGCAATTCAACCATACCTTACATCAGATGGTACATTGACCGGTACAACTTGTCATAGTATACTAGCAAGTGGTGTTGTTTCTAGTTTAGTTGTTAACGGTGCAACCATAGGGTTGATAGATGGTGGTACGTTAGATGTTGGCATTTCCACCATATCAGGTACTCTCACTAACGCGTGTTTTATTTGTAGTTGTCACGACTGTAGTGACCCACTAAGTGCTTTTGCATACCCAAGTCAAAGTATAGCGTATAACTATAGTGGTGATACTTTTATCGGTGGTGATGGTGGTAGTGGATTGGGAGGTAATTCTGGGGGAGTTCGTCCAGTAAATCATAGAAGTGACCCAGATACTACATATTATAGGTTAGGGATACAAGGACTAAGAAATTAAAATAAATTAGAAAAAACAAAAAATAAAATGGCAGACTTAAAACCAGTGGGAAGTGAAAAACTTCCATTAAATCAAAAACTAAAAAGAATTATGGAAATAGCTACTTTTGGTGATAGACAAGAAGTTTCACCTAAGAGTTATAAAACCGTTGCTTATAGCAAACAATCTCATGATGGTAATACATACGCTATTATACAGGAGAATTCTAATTATATAATAAAAAGAGGAAAAGATTTAGATTCTTTAGATTATCTAAATGGTATGCAAAATAGTAAACAACAAACTTTTTCATCTTACGCTAAAGCGTTAAAAAAATTAAACTTAATATTTAAACCTATTAACGAGGAATTTAATGGTGGTAACTCTAATCCTTTAATTGGGGAACAAAAAAAGTATGTGTTAAACACGCCTGAACCTGAAACAGAAGAGGAAGAAATGGATTTTACCTTAGATACAGAAGAAGAAGGTGATGACATGGATTTAGATTTAGATTCCGAAGAAGACTTAGATTTAGATATGGACACTGGAGGGGAAGAAGAGATGGATGTTGATATCGATATGGATGCTGATATGGATGCTGATAAAAAGTTTGAAGACCCCACCAAAACAATACAAAAGTTAACTGGGAAATTAGGTCAGAAATTAAGAGAGTTTGAAGAAGATTTAGATGCGGATATGATAAAATACGTAATTAACTCTATTATTTCAGCTGTTGACACAAATCAACTAACTAGTGAGGACGTTGAGGATATAGTGGATAAGTTAGAAAGTGAAGAAGACATGGAATATAGTGAAGACGGTGAGTTTGATGTTGACATAAGTGGTGAAGAGGAATTAGATTTTGGTGGTGAAGATATGGACTTTGAAGATGAAGGTATGGACTTTGAGGATGAGGATATGGAACTGGAGGAAACAACAGCACATAGAGGAGAACAGGACACCCAAGAAATGTGGGCTAATTTAGCTAAAATTGCTGCGGGAGCTGCTATGACTGCAGGTGCTGAAAAATTCACTGAAAAACATTTAAGTGAGGACGATGGTGAAGAAGAAGTTGATGCGATGGTAAATACTATGGATTCAAGTGAAGTTGAGGATGTTGTTAGTGACATAGAAGACATCTTTAATGAATCAAGACCAGAAAAAATTAATAAATCATTAAAAAAATACTTTAAGTACACAAATAGTGAATTAAAAGAAAGTAGTGATGTAAATTTGGTTAGAAAACAACTTAAAAAACAACTTAAAAAACAACACATTAAAGAAAATAGGTCAAAAAAAACTTTAAAAGAATCTTTTAGGACTTACGAACAAGAAGTGTTAGTAAAAAGTTTCCTTAAAGAAAATTCTGGATTTCGCCCAATAGGACAAAATAAAAGAGGTGACATCGTTTTACAAGAAAACAACAAAGTAGTACAAATAACAGCAAAAGGAAAAATTATTAAGTAGGATGAAATTGGTTTATGTAAATGAACTCGGACCTAATTTCAAAGGGAATTACGTTTACGAGTTCATTTTTTCTTCAGATACTGATGTATGGGGTGAAGAATGGGATAGTAGTCCAGCAAATGGAAAACCACAACCACCTGATGTAGAATATGTTAACAATGTAGGTATTCTAAGTAAGCAAGGTCTAGAGTTTTCACTAGTCCAGGAGTCCGACTACTTTTCTTTTGTAGATTCTATAGATGATGTTGTAGCTTTAGCTTGGGAAAAAGAGATAGAAGAAGATTTAGATGTTAGTATAGAGAAAAGATTGGTATTTAAATTTGGTGATACTAAGCAAATGGTGGACGATAAATTATACATTAGAGATTTAATTTTAGAATACAATGAAAAAACAGAACTTAAAAATAGATAGACTTTATTTATATAATAAACTCACAAATAAAGGAATGCAACTAAGTACCCTTTTAGAATTTACTGATAAACAACTGTTAACTCTTTCCAGTAGGTTATTGGGTGAAGAAGATAGTAAATCAGACATATTAAAAAAACAGTTAGAGATACAAAAAAGATACGAACAGGACATGGCTAACATAAATCAAGAAAAAGCCAACACAGTAGATACTAACGAAGGGACAACTGACCCTAGGTTCCCAGAACCAAAAAAATACAAAGATTCTGAAGGTAAAGAGATGGATGTTCTAGAAGATGATTTAGAAGAGGGTATGTTTGGTGACCCAGATAACGCAGCGTATTTAGATGACCCTTCTTTTACTAACCCAGACGCTGAAGGGTTCCAGTCACCTGGTCCAGAAGGTGGACAAGCATATGACGGATATGATATGGAAGAAGCTATAGGGTTTACAGAACCAAAATATTCGTTTTCCAACCCAAATGAAAAAGGACACCAATCAGACGGACCTATGGGAAATAGTTCAGGGATACATGAAGATGATATAGAGGAACAAAGTAATATGAATGCATTAGCTGGAGAAAAACTTAGTGGACAAGAGGTTCCACATGATGCTGATGATATGGCAGATGATGGAATGGATGATGATTCCAACCCAAATAGTCCTTCACATAAAAACGATGGTGATATAGCAGAAGCGATAACTAAAAAAGAGTTATTGGAAATAGCTGTATCCAAAAAACAATATAATTTTTATAACTTAGTAAAAAGTTGTAAAACAAGTAAATATACAAAATGTGGTGATGGACGTAACAATGACGCAGTTTTAAAAGCAGCAAAATCAATGACACTGACAGCTATAGAAGATTACACCAACACACCAAATGCAGATGAATTACCTACTGAAAAATCCGAGTCAATGGATAAAAATATGGTGGAAAACTGGTTACTTAATCTAGTAGAAAAATATGAAAGACCACAAATGTCTAAAAAAGATTTAATAACGACTATAAAAGAAATGAAGACTATGGACGTTGGGTTAGAAACGGTAACTGACCCTGATGTTGAAGATGCGGCTTTGGAGTTGCCATCATGGTTAGATTTTGATAGTTTATTCTCAGCGGATACTCCACTGACTATGCCGGAACCAACAACCAAACCAACAACAACACCTTTAAAAACACCTAAAAAACCAGGTAGAAAATCACCATACCAACCAAAACATAAACCCAAACCAAAGGCGTATAAAAAATAATGAAAAAAGATATATTAATAACTAAGGAACAATTGGATAAGTTATCTTATTCTATGAATGAAGCCCCTATTGATTATGGTGATAACCCAGAAAGAATGGACCCTACCCTACAAGGTAAATTAGAACGTGGTGAATTTCCTGGTGCTGGTAGTGAAGCTTACCCCAGTGTGGACCCTAGTGGTGTGCCAAATACATTTGAGGAGTTGGTGGCATCTAAAAGATTTAGAGACGTTGTTGATAAGGTAAAACATTATACTGGGATAGAGAATGTTACACCAGGTTCATTTGGTCAATTACAACAAATGTTAATGGCATCAGTACAAAGAATATTCCAAATAGAAGCACAAAATAAACAACAATTAGAAGATTTAGCTGTAAGAATTGTTAAGGAAGATATGGCAATACCAGACGACGTTTTACAATTTGACGCAAAAATTGTGGGGATGGGTGAGATTGACATGAGTGGAATGCAGGGTGGTGGTGAACAAGAACAAGAACAAAAACAAGATTCAGAAGAAGAAGCTATGGAAGAATTTGAGGATTTTGACATTGAGAAAGAAAAAAGAAGATTTCTAAACCAACTAATCCAAGGAGCTTCTAAAAAAGGACACTACATGTTTCATATGGTTAACGAAGAATTAAATAATATAGACCCAGATTTAATTAATTTATACGGTATAATGATGTCAGTGAATGATTTAGTTTATTGGATTATGCCGGATGAAACTACAATGATGATGGCACAAAGTGGACAAGGGATGGCTGGTAAAGAAGAGGTTGACCCAGATACAGACCCACCTACAGTTAAAGCACAAGGAATAACTTTTCCAGTTTTGGTACACGAATTAATAAAAGGAGTTATGGAGGTATTAGCAACCCAAGGACTACCTGACGACCCTAGACAAGCTCAAATGGTTATGGATTCTGAGGATACTTTAACTGCTGAAATTTGGGATTTACGTTTAGGTCCTGTAATATGGGAAAAATTTAGAGAAGCTTACCCACATGATTTAATGCAAGACGATAAAAGAGAGGTACAAAACTACCTATTTAGTGAATTTGCTCGTATGGACGCAAAAGAAATGTTTAGGTTAACTAAGGATGTTTTAAGTGATTCGGATAGAGGTAGGGATGAGTTAAAAAGAATAGTTGGTGACATTATAAAAGAAATGGGTCAATCTGATTATGAAGAAACTTACCCAGATGATGTTTCAGAACCAGAAGTGCCAGAATCACCTACTACGACTACATCAGATGTAGAATTAGATATGGATGGTGTATTAGATAAAATATTCACACAAGGAATGGACGCATTAACACCACAAGAAGTAAAATTCTTAAAAAGTCAATCCAAATAACATCCCATAATAACTCTGTCGATATTTATAGTATATGACTAGAGAAGAATTAGTAAAAGAATATGTAAAATGTGTGGGGGATACCCCATATGCATTAGAAACATATTTAGAAACTTACGACAACACCAAAAGTTCTTATGTTCCTTTTAAATTGTTTCCTGAACAGGTAACAATGATTGAGGATTATGAAGAATATAACGACAATATAGTTCTAAAATATAGACAAGCTGGGGTATCAACAGCAACAGCAGCTTGGATTTCAAAAAAACTACAATTTGCTTCTAAGGATAAACCAGAAAAGATATTGGTTTTGGCTAATAAGTTGGATACTGCGTCAGAAATGGCAAATAAAATTAAAGGGTTCCTTCGTCAATGGCCAGACTGGTTAAGTGTTGGATTTGACAAGGATAAAAATTCACAAAAACACTATAGGTTAAATAATGGTTCTGAGGTAAAAGCGGTGGCAACTTCAGTCGATGCACTAAGGGGATACACCCCAACCATATTAATTTTTGATGAGGCAGCCTACATAGAGACGGGTCAAGATTTATGGGCAGCATGTATGGCGTCTTTAGCTACTGGTGGTAAAGTAATAGTGATATCAACACCTAACGGTTTTGATTCTATATATTATGAAGTGTTTGACCAATCCATTAGAGAATTAAATAATTTTAAAATTAGTAGGTTAGTTTGGTACAGAGACCCAAGATTTACCGAAGACCTATATTTTGTTAAAACTAAAGACATTGTACATTTTTTACTTAATAGAGATGAGTACAATGAAAGCGAAGTATTAAAAACTGTAAAACCTGACACTTATGAATTATTAATAGAGAAAGGGTATAAACCATGTTCTTACTGGTTTGAGGAGATGGCTAAAAAACTAAAGTTTGATAGACGGAAAATATCACAGGAGTTAGAGTGTGCTTTTTTAGGTTCTGGGGATAATGTAATACCTACGGAAACATTAGACACTATTGAAAAAGACATTAGGGAACCTACAGAAAAATGGTTGGGTAATAGTGTATGGATTTGGAAACCACCCGTAGAAGGACATAAATACATTATGGGTATAGATGTTTCTAGAGGTGATAGTGAAGATTCTACTGGTTTTGTTATTATTGATTTTGACGAGGGAGAACAGGTAGCTGAGTATTTAGGTAAAGTACCACCAGATATAGCGGCAGAGTTAGCTCATAAATGGGCTGTTAAATATAGTTGCTTTGTGGTTATAGATATTACTGGTGGTATGGGGGTAGCTACTTCTAGAAAAATGTTGGAGTTGGGTTATAAAGATTTATATTATGAAGGTGTTAAATCTACTGAGACTTGGAAGTTCAATCAATCAGAGAAAACCCCAGGTTTAAATTTTAACAATAAAAGAGTACAGATAGTACAAGCTTTAGAGGAACAACTAAGGACTGGATTTAAAATTCGCTCTAGGAGACTGTTTAATGAGTTTAAAACTTTTGTCTACATAAATGGAAGACCAGACCATATGAAGGGAGCCCATGATGACCTTATCATGTCAATAGCTATGGCTTTGTATATAGCCCAAAACTCATTTACACAATTAAAGAATAGTGTAGAACAGACAAAAGCTATGTTAGATGCTTGGTCAACAGACGAAAATAAATTTAGAAACGACAATAAACCGGTATTTTCACCGGGAAGAGTATCAGCACAAGGATTACCACCTAACTCAAACAACCCTAAAGACTATTTATGGTTGTTAAGTGGATTAAAATAGAATTATGGCATTAGCAAGAAAAAGTGATAGTATTAGTAATTTTGGACCTAGTTGGGGTGGAACCAGAAAAAAATCTGGAAAACTACTAAGACAAGCTCTATATCAGACAGTCTACGCGTGGAGACCTTTTGAACCTGACTTTACATCTAAAGCTCAAAAGGCCGCGTTAAAAACTATAAAAAATTGTTGTGAAACCTGTGAAGGGAAAACAGTGGACAATTGTGTGACTTACGTGTGGGGTGGACAATGTGAACCAACGGTAGTTCCAGCATATGTAAGGTGTGAGTATGTTGACTAATAGGTTGACAAATAACATATAAAGTTTATATTTAGAAAATGGCACAAAACAATTTAACAGTATTTCAAAGACTAACCCAACTATTTGGGGCAGCTGGAGCACCAGCTCCCGATTCTAAATCCTATGCTTTTGACAAAAAACAACTTTTAAGGACTAAAGATAAAAAAGAATATGAATCAGAAAAATTACAAGGGCAACAAGCCACATATTTAAAAGACCAGTGGTCTAAGGTAGAAAGTAATTTATACTCCCAAGCTGTTTATTACGAACCAACAAGAATGGCTTCATATTACGATTACGAATCAATGGAATTTACACCAGAAATTTCGGCTGCTTTAGATATAATGGCTGAAGAATGTTGTACTATAGGTGAAAGAGGTTTTATGTTAAACATATACTCAGAATCTAAAAGGATAAAAAGTATTTTAGGTGATTTATTTAACAATATTTTAGACATAGAAACTAATCTACCTATGTGGACTCGTAATACGTGTAAGTATGGTGATAATTTTGTTTATTTAAAATTAGACCCTAAGAAAGGTATTGTGGGTGCAAGTCAGTTAGTTAATATAGAGATTGAAAGAGTTGAGAAAGGAACTAAAGTGGTTCAGTATAGGACAGACCAAACAGACGAAGAGAGAGAGGTAAAGTTTGCTTGGAAACCTAAGGATATGGAATTTAATACTTGGGAAGTTGCTCACTTTAGAATTTTATCTGACGATAGAAGATTGCCTTATGGTACTTCCATGTTAGAGAAATGTAGACGTATATGGAAACAATTACTTTTAGCGGAAGACGCAATGTTAATTTATAGAACTTCTAGAGCACCTGAAAGAAGAGTATTTAAAGTGTATGTGGGTAATATGGATGATAAGGATGTTGAACCATATGTACAAAGAATTGCCAATAAATTTAAAAGGGACCCTATTGTTGATAACGATACTGGTAATGTGGATTTAAGGTATAATCAAATGGCTGTTGACCAAGACTATTTTATACCAGTTAGAGACCCTAACTCACCAAACCCGATAGATACCTTACCAGGAGCTCAAAATCTAAGTGAAATAGCCGATATAGAGTATATTCAGAAAAAACTTTTAGCTGCGCTGAGAATACCTAAGGCTTTTTTAGGGTTTGAAGATGTGGTTGGTGAGGGGAAAAATTTGGCAATACAAGATATTAGATTCGCTAGAAGTATTAATAGAATACAAAAATCTATGGTACAAGAACTAAACAAAATAGCTATCATTCATTTATATATGTTAGGTTTTGAAGATGAATTAGAAAACTTTACTCTTGGTTTAACCAACCCATCCACACAATCGGAGTTGTTAAAGATTGAGGCGTGGAAAGAAAAGATAACGCTTTACAGAGATGCAACTACTGACTCGGGTAGTGGAATATTACCTGTTTCAGCAACATGGGCTAAAAAGAACGTATTAGGTTTTTCAGATGAAGAAATAAAGTTAGACTTACAACAACAAAGAATTGAGAAAGCTGTTGGTGAAGAATTAAACCAAACATCAACGATAATAAAATCTACTGGATTATTTGCTAACATAGATAAATTATATGGTGACGCACCAGATGATGATGGTGCCGAGGCAGCCGCAGCTGGTGGTGAGATAGAAAGTCCTTCAGACACTGGGTTAGAAACAGGTATGGATGAAACACCACCAGAAGAAGGTGACTTACCTGACTTACAAACCGCATCTATAGATAAATCTAAATTACCTTTAATATTGGAGAGTAAAAATAACAATAATAGTGCATATATTGTTAAGGGTGGTAATACTCTAAGTGAAGTAAGTAAAAAATTAGAAGATTTACTTAAAGACTAGATATTTATTAATAAAATATCACTATGTTCGGTAAATACAAACAATCAATAACTACAACATTAGTTAGTTCATACGCTACTAACAAAAAATTATTTAAAGAATCTTTCCATAACTTAATGGGTGGGTTACGAGAAAATAAAATAGCACGAGAATTTTTTGTTCTATACGGTGAAATAGAGAATAAAAGATTTGACGATAAAAAATTAGCGGAGGAATACCTTAACACTGTTATTAATACTTTAAAGAGTAAAAAGAAAAATTTAAGAATTCCTGTAATTAAAGAATTAAGTGAAAGCTTTTTAAATAAAATTTACTCAAAACTAGATAGTTTAATTTTTAATGAGTCTGTAATGTCTCTAGAAAAAAATATACTAAACAAACGTAAGTTAATTGAACATTTAACAAGAGAGGAAACTGGTTTTAAAATAACCGAAACCGTATCAACATCGATACTAAGTACTTTAGCTACCACAAAATTTAATAAAAAATATGAGTCTCTAAGTGAAGAAGACAAAAAAGATTTAAAGAAATATATGGGCATAAATAAAAAAACCCTTAAGTCTGAGTTTGACATTTCTAAAAAAGAAGTAGTGGAGAAACTAAATTCTCTAAAAGAATCAAGTGAAGATAAAGAAATGTTAAGTAAACTAAACTCTGTCATCAGTCAAATTGATAGTCAAAATCTTGACGGTGTTTCACTATATAAATTAGATAAACTTAAAGAAGAATTAAAATAAAAATTATGGATTTTTTCAAAAATATGTTAAGTAGTGAAGGTAAGGTTTCTAGTAAGAGATTTGTTACCTTTATTTGTTTATTGTTTATGTTAATAGGTTATACAGCAAATTTATTCTGGGATTTCACAATAGAAGAGAATTTATTCCAATCTATGCAATGGATTGTAATGGCTGGTCTAGGGTTTACGGCAGCAGAAAATTTCTCACCTAAAACTGACACAGTTATAGAGGAAGAACCAGAACCTACGCACACAACTGTTACACACGAATACGACTACGAAGAAGAAGATATATAATCTTTGACATTACTGTTAAAAAGTATTACATTTAAGTATAAAATATTTAAATATGAAAGCCGGAAAACAAGTAAAATTCAATATAGACTCAAACTTTAAAACCTACTATGGTAGTGTTGACACTAAGAACCCTAAGTCGGTGTTCATAAATATATCTTCTTGGTTTTCACCATTAATTGAAGATGACGACATTTCTTTTTGGGATAGGAAGGTTAGGTCTTTAAAAAGAAAAATAGTGTCTTCTGCAACCAAATCCATAAATCCAGAAGTTTTTACTAAAAATAAAAATATAATAGATTTAGACATTAGGACTAGTGGAATTAAAACAGGTAAAAAAAGTTATATGAATTGTGAGGTAACTTTATTCCTAACCCAACCATACAGTATCAAGTCAGTGGAGGTCATGGGGAACGTAACAAATATCACTAGTAATTTACTTACTGATATATTTAAAGATAGTTCAGAATTTCATTTTACAAAAACAAAATAAATAAAAATTACATAAACTTATTCCTTAAAATAAAAAGTCTTTAACTAGGCTTTTTTTTTGCTTAAAAATTTATACGTGGGATTGTGTGTGTGTTTTCTTGGTAGAATTGTATTTATAATAAAACCACAAGATATGAATATAGTAAAACCAGGCAATTTAGGGACAGGATTATTAATTGAGTATGATGCCGGTCATATCTCCCCTTCAGAAAGTAGGAATAAAAAAATAATAAGAGAAATGAAGGGGGATGTTGTCCAAGAAGGGCCTATTAATTTTTATGCTATACTTCAAAAATCAGGTGTGGAAAATAGAAATGGTAGAGTTTACCCAGAAGAGATATTAAAAAGGGAGGTAGATAGATATCAAGACCTTATAAAACAAGGAAGAGCTCTTTCAGAGTTAAATCACCCAGAATCATCTTTAGTGGACCTTGAGAGGGCATCTCATAGAATTACTGAGACTTTTTGGGATGGTGGAACACTAATGGGTAAAATAGAAATTTTAACTTCCCCAGCTTACCATAAGAGTGGTGTGATTAGTTGTATGGGGGATATCGCAGCAAACTTACTTAGACGTGGAGTTACCTTAGGTATATCGTCTAGAGGGGTTGGGTCTTTAAAGAAAGAAAACGGTAAAAATATGGTACAGGATGATTTTGAATTAATTTGTTTTGATTTAGTTTCGTCCCCTTCCACACCAGGGGCATATTTATTTAAGGATTTAGATGAAAAAGAGTTATACGATGAGTCATTAGATGAACCAGATAATTCAGAAAATACATCAAAAATGTTAAACCCATCATTAAAATTAATGAATAAACTCGATAGTTATTTAAGCGGATTATAAAAAATTCTTTTTTATAAAATAATAAAAAGACTTTTTTACTTAAATAATATATTTATTGGAGTATAATAAACACAGAAAAAATTAGCTAATACAAAAAATATGGCAAAAAATTCAGTTCTTGAACAAGCCCTCCTAGAGGCTAAACAGCTAGAAGAAGCTGTTAAATCTAATGCAAAAGAAATACTTGCTTCAACTATGAAACAAGAAATTGAGGAGTTAGTAAAAGAATCACTACAAGAAGACGTAGAAGATTTAGAAATAAACGATGAAGAAGAGGTTGACGACTTAGAAGATTTAGACATGGAAGACGTAGAAGATATGTTGGATATGGATGATGAAGTTGGGGAACCTGATTCAGAAGATGAAATGGTATCTATCGGTATGATGGATGACTTTGAAGACACTCTTGATTTAACGGGTGCATCAGACGACGAAGTAATGAAAGTATTCAAAGCTATGGGTTCAGATGATGGTGTTATTGTCACACAAGATGACAACACTATTAATATTGAAGACCAAGAAGCGGGTACCGAATACAGAGTTGAAATGAACGAAACTGATGAGGAGATGGGGGAAACTATGGATGACGATATAGATGTTATGGAAATGGACGACATGGAAATGGAAGAAATGGACGACGAAACAATCTATGAAATTGAGATGGATGAAGACCAACCTTATGGTGGAAACAAAGGAGACGAATCTAAAAGTAAAAAAGATTACTCTGAAACAGCAAAGTATGGAGGCAACAAAGGAGACGAATCTCGAAGTAAAAGAGATTATTCTGAGAGAGCTAAATACGGGGGTAACAAAGGAGACGAATCCAGGAGTAAAAGAGATTATTCTGAGAGAGCTAAATATGGTGGTAATAAAGGAGATGAATCTAGAAGTCGTAAAGACTATAAAGAAGCATCTCGTACTTTAGGTTTTGGTAGAAGAGGTTCTAATGGTTACGCACCAAAGGGACAATCATACAAACCAGTCACTAATAATAGAAACCTTAGAGAGTCTGTAGCAACTTTAAATAAAAGATTAAAAAAACAAGAATTAGTTCTTGAGTCTTTGAAAAATGAAAATCAAAATTATAAAAACAAAAACAAAGATTATAAAAAAGCTTTGACGATGTTTAGAGATAAAATTAATGAGGTAGCTGTGTTTAACGCTAATCTAGCTTACTCTACAAAATTATTTACTGAACATACAACGTCAAAACAAGAAAAAATTAATGTTTTAAGACGTTTTGATAATGTTGAGACTTTAAATGAAAGTAAAGGTCTTTACAAACAGCTAAACAGTGAATTGTCAGTTAAGACTAAGTCTATTACTGAATCAATTCAAAAAACCATTTCTAAATCTCCAAAGAAGGGGTCTTCTACGAATTTGATTGAATCGAAAACGTATGTTAATCCACAAATTGCGAGAATGAAAGATATAATGGCTAAATTATAATAAAATAAACAACCAAAAAAAAAAATAACAAATTATGGGAGCATTATTAGAATCAGGTATGGTCGGAAACATTGGGTTAAAACACCTTAAAGTTATCCGTGAAGATACCATCGGTAAATGGGACAAGTTAGGATTTCTAGAAGGACTTAAAGGTCACACTAGAGAGAACATCGCTCAATTATACGAAAATCAAGCAACACATTTAATAAACGAAGCAACATCGGCAGATGCGTCAGGTTCTTTTGAAACTGTAGTATTTCCAATCGTAAGGAGAGTATTCTCTAAATTATTGGCAAACGATATCGTTTCTGTACAAGCTATGAACTTACCAATTGGTAAATTGTTCTACTTTGTACCTAAAATTTCATCTAGAAGAGCTGGTGTAGTAGGTAACGAACCATTAGCAGCTGGTGAAGGACATTATAATCCACAAGGTGGAGCATTTGGTAACTCAAACACTCAATTTGATAGTGTTGACTTATATGACCAATATTATGCAGACGGACAAGGTCTATGGGACAGGTCTAAAGGAGCTTATACAGGTGTAACAAGTGTTGCTAAATCTGTAGCATGGAACACTAACAATAACGGTGAACTAGTTGAGGTACTTGGAGAAAACGGTGCTGGTGTATCTGGTAACACTAATTGTGGTTCTAACAACCAAGGTGGTGTAAGAGGACTTATCATTAAACTTGGAGGTTTCTGGGGATTAGGAGCTGGTAAATTATCTGGACCAAGTGGTAATGAAATGGATACTGAGGAATTCTTAGGTTCACTTTATTTTGTTGCTAATGACGACATTTTCTGTTGTTCAAATACGGCAACTACAAAAACTGTTGAAGCTAACAAAACTCACATACCATTTAGAGTTGTAACTCAAAAATATGGTAAAGGTATTGTAGACTACGGAACTCAAACAACTAACGCACTTCCAGGTGGTAAGTTCGATAATCTTTGTGATACTGCAGGTGAAATTTACATCGAATTAGATACTTCATGTCCAGCATGTATTTCTTGTGATTCACCAGATGGTTACATGGGTGGATGGTTTATGGGTAGTGATATCGTTGCTGGTAGTAACGCTTTTAACGCTAACACAGGTACATTTACAGGAGTATGGAGACAATATGAAGATTTAGAATTCTCTACGGAACTTGCTGAAGTTTCTTTTGATTTAGATTCTGTAACGGTTTCTGTTACTGAAAGAAAATTAAGAGCTCAGTGGTCACCGGAATTAGCACAAGACGTTTCTGCATTCCACAACATTGATGCTGAAGCTGAATTAACAGCTTTACTTTCTGAAGAAGTTGCTGCTGAAATCGACAGGGAAATTTTATTAGACCTTAGAAAAGGTGCAGCATGGAGATTGAGATGGGACTACAACGGTTGGAAGAGATTCGCAGCTGGTCAAGCTCCTTACACTCAAAAAGACTGGAACCAAACATTAATTACAGCTATTAACCAATTATCAGCACAGATTCACAAATCTACGTTGAGAGGTGGGGCTAACTGGATTGTTTGTTCTTCTGAAGTTTCTGCAATCTTTGATGATTTAGAATACTTCCACGTGTCTAACGCTTCTCCAGACCAAGACCAATATAACATGGGTATTGAAAAAATCGGTACTTTAGGTGGTAGATATACAGTATATAGAGACCCTTACTTCCCAGCAAACGGATGTTTGGTAGGACACAAAGGAACTTCTTTACTTGATACTGGTTACGTATACGCACCTTACGTTCCATTACAATTAACACCAACAATGTATAACCCGTTCAACTTTGCACCAATCAAAGGTATCATGACTAGATACGCTAAGAAAATGGTTAACAATAGATTCTACGGATTTATCCAACTTGATGGAGTTAGAACTTTCGATATCAAAGAACTTAGATAATAAGTTAAGTATATTACTAATAAAAAGAGGACGATATTCGTCCTCTTTTTTTATGCTATTATTTAGTTTTAGGTAGTAATTCACCGGTACCTACATTATATGTCCTTCCACTTGTGGCACATCCAGTAAAGGACATAACCAACATAAATGTGAATAACACTAACGCAAATCTTAAAACTATATCTATACTAGTTAATTTTTTCATATTTTTATTTTTTTATTAAACATTTCTTCCATTTTCATATACATGTTTTACTACTGGAAATCTTAATGAGTGACAACCATCCTGGTTAAGTGTCTCTTCAAAGTATTGTACTGTAATTGTTTTACCAATTATAAGTTCTGGGTTCTTGAAATATTTTCTTCTTTCTGATTGGTCGAAACCAGAACCAACACCAACATCACAACCTTTGTGTTCTATTACAACATTACTTAACATCTCTTCTTCAACTTCTAATCCGTCTACAATAATTCTATGTGTAGAAGTTTCTATAGACTTTACAACATACTCTTCGTCAAAGAATTTTTTAACCTTAAGAAGGTCATTACTTCTTTTACCTTTATACTCACAATCTTTACGTAAGATTAAACCTTCCCAGTTATTCTTTGTTGCCAGTTCTGCTAACTCTTGGAAATGCTCTTCGGACTCTACCTTCCATTGTTCCAATAGGTCAATACAGTTTAATTGTTCGTTGAACGTATTATATACCATATTAAACTTACCTAATCTATCACTCAGACTACGTTTACTTACTTGGGTATCGAACTCTGACAACATAAGGTAATCAAATATTTTGTATTTAGGATTTTCAATGGTATGGTCCTTTCTTTTAATTTCCTTCATGATACCTTGGAAGTCCTCTGTTCCATTCTCATCAACCACACACACTTCACCATCAAATACCATATTACATAAGTTTAGACTCTCTATTTCATTTTTAAGTACATCTAAAGTATCGAATGTCTTACCTTGTCTTGAGAAGAAATTACACACTCCGTTGTCGTCTACTATAGCTAAACATCTAACCCCATCTAACTTATGTGAGGCAAACCATGTTTGTGTGTCAAAATTAACTTTACCCTTTTGTTTATCATAAGAGTTAGCTAACGCTACTTTAAAAGTTGGTACGCATTTAGGTATTGCTTTGTTTATTAGGTCTGCTCCTGTTCTTGTCTTTAAGTTTTTATCTACCACACAATAGATAAGGTCTTCATATTTCTTATTAGCTTCCACATAACCATTAACATAGCTTATTGCTTCATGTCCGGTAAGTAATCTACTGTTTAGGTCACGTAACAAACAAAATAAGTTGGTGTATCCGTATTTTATTAAATCTGAATTCTTTTTACAGTTTTTACTAGTGACGTGATATTGTTTGAATGGTGAGTAAGTATACTTTAACACCTCCTTAATAACCTGGTCTTCCTTATACTCTTTAATAATATCAATCTTATTATTAGTTGCGTTAGTGGATTTTAATCTACTTACAAATTCTCGTATTCTTTTTAAATCATTCATCTTATTATTTATTTTTTAATTGGTGTTCCCAGGTTAATATTTTTACCCTTTCTTTGGTCCTTTCTTTTTCTATCTCTTTAACGATTAACTCTCTTAGTTGTTTCCTAATAACAGTGTTTACTGGCATCCATTGTTTTAACATTTGGTCTATCTCTCCCATGACTATTATTTGTTAAATGAATATGAAATGCCTAAGATTACCGAATACCTCAATGTGTAAGTTGTTGAGAACTCTAACTTGTTTGTTCTATACGCAATCCTAATTCTTCTTTGTCTAAAGTCTCTATTTTTAGTGGGGTCTACAACAATTAAATCAGGTCTGTAGTGATAAGCGTCGATAAAATACCCATAAAAAGTTCCTTTATCCAATACTTTTAATGGTATTCCAATACCGTATGAAAATAGGTACTCATCTTTTTTTTCCTCTAAAAATGAATAACCTACAGATAGATAATGAACAATGTGGTATTCTGATGATATTCTTTGTGGTATTGTGACATTTGGATTGACCACACCTCGACCCATAATTGGTGCCCCAAACTCAACACCAAACATGTTGGTGGTTAAGTTATGTGTTTGCTGGTGAACACTGGCGGTTGTGTCTTGTCCATTTACCACACTACACCCCAATATAAGGGATAAGAATATTAAATATCCTATAAATAATCTTGTTGTCGTATCTAATCTATCCATCTCTTTAACGCCTATAATTAGTGAGTAGGTCTTTTCTCTTTTATCTTATTTATTTATTTTTCCCATGTTATGGTACCTATTGAAATCCCATCAGACCATCTTTCAGTTTGTATGCCCACTAACTTTAGAAAGTTTACCACATCATTAATTGCTCTATAACGAATCTCTTTACGAACTGCTTTGTTTACTTGGCGACCCCAAACATAATCGTATTTTGTATCATAACCACCCCAGTAACTTATTTTTGTTTTTGTAACTTCAGAAATTTCCCTTAGTATTTTTGAATATACACCTATATCACCTCTAGTCTCTACCTGACCCTTAACCTTTATATTTACCGTAACAGGAGCATAGCTATTGGTAAGTGGTGTACAAAAATCCTGGTGTTCACCATCCGCTTTAACCATTGTTATACGGTAATCAATTTTTAAACCACCCCTCCAAGAACGATTACCTGCCAGAGTATTTAATTTGAATGTTTTTTTCTTTATTATTCGTTGTATTTTTATAGGTAATTTTTTCATACTACAAAGATAATAAAATATATTGGTTCCACCAAGTTAAATTAGGTTTTTTTTACATAAAAAAAGAGTAATTAAATGAACACTACCGAGAAATACTAGGTTGTTCAAACATAGGGAGTGAGTGTGGTTTGAACCGATTAATAAGATTAATCGGGTCACCCTAAATAGAAAGACAGAATACGGCAATCATTAATATAACGTATATAATTGGGCTAACGTCTATTTTTGGTTGTAGTGTATCCATACTAATAAGTAACTTATGTTACTTAAAAGTATGTTATGTTATTGTTAAATAATTGTGAAATTATTGTCTATAGTCAGATGGTGGATTGCCAAAATAGTTAGCTTGATTTACAACTTGGAATTTTACCGTCTCAAAGTAAGTGTTTTTTTCTAGATTAGATATGGCTTGAATATCTATAAAGTACTCATTGGGTACCATATCACCTGTGTCAACAACAAAGTAATTTTGGTTGTGAGCTATATTTACTTTTGTCCATTCTTGAGTTTCTACTTGTGTAGTACCTTGTTTAACGTATATCCTATACTGTATTAAATCTAAAGCTACTGGAAAATTAGTGGTATATTGTTGTCTAGCAGAAACTATAACTTTTCTAATGTCCCCATTTACGATTTTTTCGTCCATTTTAATTCCAGATATAGAATACCCATAATGTTTTGGTAATCCAGCGTTAGTACCTATATTAAAATAATCAGAGTTAGATTTTAATGTGACTTTATTGGTTACGTCAGATTGACAATTTCCATTAATAGATAAATTAGACCACCTATCTTTAAACATACAAGGAGCAACATATTCGTCACACGCTATGGTAAAACATGCACAGTAAACACCTTTCGTTACCTGGGATGCTGTGATAGTATATAAAACCGTACCAGAGTTATCGTAGATTTGTGCGGTAGGAAAGTTATCTAAATTTGTTGGTACACCACCTTTATTCACATATAAATAAAGACAGTTACTTTTTCCTTCATAGAAAAAATCTCTATCATCTAAAATATAATCATCATAATTAGTTTCAAGATAAGGTTCAAAAAATGTCTGTGTGTACTTAGTGAAGAAACCTACGGAGTAACTTTCTGTTAAACCAGTCAACCTTTCTAATTGTTCCACAAAAGCAACACCATACCCACTCATATTTTTACTACCAGACAACACCTCATTCATTTCACTTGTAAGGTCAAATGCTATGTTCTCATTACCATTATCAAAAGTCTGAGTTGCTATAATTTCTGGGACACAAGTTGTGTAATTATATATTCCCAAACATGGCCACGAAGAAGTAGTGGTAGCGGAGTACCAGTTACTGGGAACAGTAGAAAAAGAATTGTCATCTAAACCAACAAAATCACTTGACATATTAGTGTAGTCATAACCAACACCCTCACTCCATGTAGTACCAGTCGGTATTTTAAATAAAACCAAATCAAATGAACTAGCTCTTCTTTTATTCTTAGATGTAACAGTGTTTAGTAACTCATCATCGAAGAAAGAAGTGTTAACCATTCTTAATGTGTGTTTAGCTGATGCATTATTACAACCATGTGAACCAGTTATTATTGTCTTATCGGATATTTTACTTTCTAAATCAGTAATATCTAAATCAAAAATAAATCTACTATAGTCGTTATTTATTCGAATAGATGTGTAACCAGTTAAGGCTACTCCTTCCGGATTTACACAAATATCTGTAGGTATTCCTGTAAATTTACAATCCCTTCTAGATGACCCACCACCATAATACACCTCAGTTACTGGGTTTTTAGCGGTATTAGTCCTGTCATAAGACAATAAAGTATTGTTTTTTTTAAAATATGATTTGTGTACTGACATTAGTTTTTATTAATAAATATCTAGTTGATTCTTATATTTTTATTTAATACAGTTTTATCGAATTCTTTTAGCATTGTCTCTAAAGATTCCCAAGTTTCTTTTCCTCCGTGTTGTGTTTTATCCACTGTAGGGGTACCAGGTTCTTTATGTTCATGATACTTTAAAAAATCCACTATACGTTCCAAAGCTTTTTTTAATTGGTCTCCTCTAACCAGGGGTTCAGTTTCCTTTTCAATCAAGGTAACTAAAGTTTTTTGGTCTATACCTAAATTTTCTCTAGCTGATGGGATGTTGGTGTTATCCACTAAAGGAATGGTTTTTGGGGCATTGGGGATTCTGGTATCGTGTGAATATAAAACAATTTTATCTGTTAACAAGGTAATAACACCTTGTGTTTTAGTTTCAGTACTTTCTTTATCGTACTTTCTAGTAATTTCTTTGGTCGGTACATTCTTTTCGTTTCTGGACCAGGAAAGTCCCCAGTACTGATTTCCATTAACACCAATTAACCGTATTTTTTCTTTTACTTTAGTAGCGTTAGATGCGGTTTGACTGTTAGGTATTAAAGTATCATTGGAATTTAATTGTCTTCTTAGTGTACTACTAGGTCTAAAGAAAAATGGGTGTAAAGCTAGTATTTCTTCGTTATTGGGTGCTGCAGAACCGATATCTATATATTCTCCTGACTTTATAAAAGTACCAGTACCTAAATAACCCTCATACCCACTAATGCCTATAGGGTCAGTTAGTTTTTTACCGTTTCTATTGTCCACTTCCTCTAAAAATGAATTAACCAAAGTAGTTACACCGGAAAAGCTTTGATTAAAAAAACTAACTCTAGCTCTTTCTTTAAGAGTAGCAACTGTTAAAATAGGTGTCGTTAACCCCATATTTTTAGTTGTTATTTTTTCTTTGTCTGGTAATGACTCTACTTTAAATAAAGTTACACTCCCATTAAAAAATCCATCTGCTGGAGCTAAATCTAAAATATCATACTCTACCACATAATTTACATTACTTTCTTGAACTTCTAATTTTTTATCCTCTGTTGGAATCAAATTTAATCCCTTCTCAAAACTATCTACCTGAATTAAACTTTGTTTTACATTGTATATTGGAAATTCTGGTTTTTGGTTATTGTGTGTAAATTTTCCGGAACGTAAGACTACTTGTCTATTACCCAAGACAACATCAGAATTATGTCTACCATCTAAACTAACAGAACCTGGATAAGAAAAACTACCTTCCGAAACTGAAGAGTCGGTTATTGCCCTAGCAGCTTCTACTCTGGTTCCTTTGGACGTATGAAGTCTACCATCAGCATAAGCTTCCCCACTTAATTTGTGTGGTTGTGATATTGTGGGTCCTAAGTACTCTTTATTTTGACTGTCATTTTCTGAACTATATAAGAATATTTTAACATTTTCGTTAGACTCTGGAATAACATTAATATAGTAAGGAAGTAAGGGAGCACAAATATGTGGGTCATCCTTACTCCAATATACGTCCTCTGTCCTAGGGTATAAATCTTTATTCCCTTGACTTATTTTTTGACATGTAGCAATATCGTAATCTTTAGGATTGTTACCAGAATAATTGTCGTCTGTAACAGCTCTAATTCTAGCGGCCAATAAAGGGTCGTCACTGTTTATACAAACCCCAAATAATATCATTTTAATATTTTTAGCCATTAGTACTTACTCTTTTTTTAAGTTCAGAATTTAACCTATTATAATCTCTTTCTAACTCGTCCATTTGATGTGTTAATTGTATTACGGTATTTTTAGACTCGTCAAACCTACCCTTTAAAAAAACCATTACGTCGGATAACTCTTTATTAGATACTTTACTATAATTCTCTAAAACACTTTTTATTTTTTCTATATTCATAATTTAAATTATTAGTCCTGTTCCTGTTCCACTTTCAGTAACTCCAGGCCCTTGTGGGCTTTTAACATTTTGTGGGTAGGTTACAATTTTTACTACACTATTTTCACTTCTTTCTTTTTCTACACCTTTTATGGTGTTATATAACATAACAACAGATGCGTTTGGTGAACCGTCAGCATGGTCCGCAGTATTAAAACCTGTCTCTTGTAAATTTTCTAATACGTTTTGAAATGCTCTTGTATCACTAAACCCTGGCCTACTAGCAGTTGCAAATAAAAGTGGTTTAGGTATGTTTATTCCACCAGGAGGAGGCGGCAACCTTAATAGTTGTAATAAACTATTTAATATAGATTTACAATTGGCTAAATCTTCTATTAATGATAGAGCTAACATTAATAAATTAAGTAAATTTTGTATTATAGCAAATTGTTTTAAATATTTTTCTTTGATTATTTCTTTCATAATCTCAGCTATTAATTTCAATATTATTCTTTTTATTTCGTCAAAAAGTATTTCAATCATAAGTTTAAATAATCTCCTTACTATTTTTTTAATTAATCTAAAGAATTTTTTAACCAAATCCATAATGTCATCGTTATCAAAACTATTACCTTGTGATTTCATAGCGATTGCTATTGGTAGAAGAACTTTAGGTGTTAAAATAAGGTTTAATAAAATTTTAGGTAACTCCTTAAGGATGTTAGCGTCAAAATCCGCTTTTATATTTGGTAAATTAAATGATAAGTCGTCGTTACCCATACTCTCAACAGCTTTATCTATTGATTGGTTTAGGTTCATGTCTATTATCCCTTCATTATTTTCGGACAAAATTCCATTTATGTCCTCATTTAATTGGTCAATATTTATTCCAGTTTCTATGTTATCACAACTAGCAAACCTCAACAACCCCTTAACCTTCAAACTTGTTTCATCTTCTAAGTTTAGTAAGTCCTGTGGTCCAAAAGCAAAAAAATCTTCTTCTTCTCCTTCATAGGTATCTGTTAAGTGAGCAGTTGCAGAGGTACTTATTTCACCACCATCAGAACCATCTTCATCATCTCCACACATACCTAAAATACGTTTTATAATTTCAGCGAACTTACCATCTAATTCCACTTCAGTACCACTCCTATCAATCTGGACACTTAATGACCCCATTAGAACTTCAAAAATCTGAGCTAAAAAGTTATGTTTTTCAAAAAGTTTAACCGAATCAAAATAATCCCTCAAAAAATCTGTTACCTTCCTATCATTCTCAGCCCCACCACAACTAAAATCCGAAATATTGTTATCAGAAAAAGTATTGTCAACTCCGACAGGCCTAATTAAATAAGAATCAAGTCCATCAAATTCCATAGTGAAAAGTCTACTACCACTAAACCCAAAATAATCTTGTTGGGTACTAGGATTCTCTAATCTCCCATATAATTCTTTATTTGTTGAAAATGGGAACGACCCACTAATTATATCTTGCTTTTCGTAAGTAGCTTTACCCACGTTGGATAGTGGACTGTTTTTTAATAGACCAAACGGGTCTATACTTTTAACTGGTATTTTTAATAAATTAGAATCTGGTGTGGAAACACCACCACTAGAGACACAATTTCCATTGTTGGTACCGTTAGCTGAAGGTATAACAAAATTTAAATCACAGTTTAGAAACTGGACCATCTCCTCAAATACAATTTCTTTTACCTCTGGTTCGTATTTACCTAACTTTTTAACTAGATTTTTACGTATCCTGGTAATACTTTCATTACCACCACCCACCTTAATTAGGTCTAAGAAATATTCTATTAAATTATTTGATTTTTCATTTATAGAATCTATAGAACCCATTACATTTTTTAACGCATTTTCTTTAGCTAAGTCTTTTTTTGCCTTTATTACATTACCGAAGTTCTGTAATTTAGACAATCCTTTCTTTTTTGCGTCTTTAGTGTCCTGTATTAGGTTTCTTTTTTTCTTCTTTTCAGCCATTAGATTTTGTAAGGTTTGTCACTAGAGTTTACCTCCCCTTTATTAATCATATCATTTAAAGCTTCTCTATCGTCCACACTAAGTGATAAACTAGTGGTTTCAGTAAGTTGTTTCTGTAATAAATTGGTTTGTATTTTAGCTAATTGTATTTTCTTTTCTATAGCAGAATCAACAATTTTCTGTTGTTCTTTTATCACAGGTCCCAGTAACTGTAAGTCCTCTGGTCCTTGCATAAAACTTAACATTTTATTCTGTATCCGTATAGCTGTATTTCTTTGTTCTACGCATTCATTGTATACTTCTTGCATTAATGCAAGGGCACTTTCTTTTTGAAAGGTAATCTGTTTCTTTTTTGGTCTTGGCATAGTATGTTATTTTTATACCTATAAATATTTGAAACTAAACTTTACTCGTCTTGAAATTGCGTTGAGAGGGATTTATAAATTACTTTATATTTTTTAAGTGAATTTCTAATCTCTTTTGTAGTTAGATTTGTCATCTCTCTAAGAGAAAGTAAAATTAAATTTTTATTAAATTTATTACCCGCTCCATGTAAAAATATCTCATTATAGTTAGTGAAAATCTCTATTAAAGCCATCCCTATTTTTGTTTCGTTTTCATTAAGATTAGTCACAGACATAAATTCTTCTATCTCATCAACTAGTTGATTAATAAATTTGTTTATATCTACATCTTCTGTGTCTATATAATATACTTGGTCTGGACGTTCTTCTATACTGGAAGACATGTCTTCGTATGAGAGGGTTCTGTTTGTGTGTTTTTGGTCTTTAATTATTTGGCCCATTAAATAATTTTTACAAATGGTACCAAAATACGAATAGGCCTTGTTACCTTTTTCAGGTTTAAATTTTTCAGCTTTTGTAATTAAAAATGAAAGTGTATCTGCATGAATATCCCTAAACTCCTGACCTTTTCTATAAAGTTTATAACGTCTTATAATACTGTCAATCATTTTATTTATTGGAGCGTATAAGTGTTTTCTATAAACATCATTTCTTTCATTCATAGTGGTCGCGGTCAAGAACATACACACGGCATGTTCTTGTTCGCGTCCAAAATAAAATGTGGTCTTCTTAGTTTTAGTTTCAGCAGTCACTAGTCAGTACTTGGCTCGTATTTTATACCTCTATCGGTAGTGAAAAAATATTCTTTCTTAGCCGCATCAATCCAAAACTTAGCTTCATCAGGTACTACTATTTCCTGTTCAAGGTTTCGGTAGTTCCAAAAAAGTGAGTTTTCTCTCATGTTTGTGTGTTTATAACCTACTCTAGGTATCGTCATAATTTTTTTATCGTTATACGTAGCTCTTAGTAAGAACTCATAAACAAATGTTAATTTCATAGATGGTTTAAATCCACCCACTTCTTCAAAAGAGGATTTTTTAAATGCGATACCACTTGTTTGGAAATTTTGGTATTTTAATAAGCATCCATTATCTAGGTAACCCATTTTATCACTAAAATTCATTGCCCATACAGCTTCGTTAGTGAAATTTAAAAATTCACCTTCTTCATTAACATCCACTACGATTGGTAGAAATGCTTCCACGTCATCATAAGATTTAGCGTATTTTTTAAAGTTGTCTATCCATATGTTAGAAAATTCATCGTCTATTTCTAGAATTGTAAACCAGTCAGTGGTAATACTTTCTACACCCACATTAATTTGTGAAGTAAATTGACTGTCTCCTGTATTTTCTACTAAAGTAACTTCTAGACCACCGAAGTCGTAATTTTCTAAAAAGTCTTTTACTTGTGGTGTGTGTACTAGGTAAGTTTTATCTACTGGAACTTTTTGTGTTTTAATGCTTTCTAAAGCTTTACCGAAATACTCTTCTAATTGAGGGGTCATTTCGTTAATTGGTATAATTGTACTAATAGTATTCATTTTATTTTTCTTCTTTTTCTGTAAATTTATTCAAAGCATTTGATATGTCAGTTTCTTTTTCCTGGAAAAGTGAACCAAAATACTCTAATAACATTTCGCTTTGAGTTGTGCTATCATATTTTGCTACTGTTTCATCCATTTTTTCATATAAAGTTTCAGGTACTGAATCCTCCAACCAAGTTTTAACAAAAGCGTTAATAACATCTACCATAGAGTTAAAATCGTAAGTCCAAAAACCATTGTCCTCTTCTAACCATTCTGGTTTTAAGTTAGGTATTTTACCTATTACTGGAACACCTGATTTCATACACTCTAGTGGGAAAGTACCAAATCCAGAAATATCATCAACCCATACAGCTCCACAGGCTTCTTTCATATTATTAGCAAAATCATCCGTAGACATTCCTCTCATATCTCTAAATGTTATCCATCTAAATTGTGGGTACTTAGTGTAAAAAGATTTAACAATTTTCATAGTGTCTCTAGGTTCCCTAGTATGTATCAACATAACAGGTGGTTGTAGAGAGTCACTCTTAGAAAATTTATCTGAAATAGCGTTAGGTATAATAGATACTTCTGCTCCAGGGAACATTCCTCTAATATACTCACCAGAAATTCTAGATGTTGTTATTACTCTATTAAATCCAAAATTAACCCAACTTGCTCCAGGCTGTAACATTTCGAATATGTAATCATAAGATTGACATAGTACTATTTTAGTACAAAACATCTCACCAGTTTGTTCCATAACATGAGAATACATCTCAGGTACAATTAGGAAATCAGAAGGCCCAACCTTAAGTTGTTGGCTTTCGATAGACGAATGTGGTAATGATGAGTACTCCTCACCTAACCAGTCAGAAAGACCCATACTGTTTTCATCTCCAGTAAATTTATAATTGTCTTTTTCGTGTAGGATTGACGCATCATAACCAGCATCATTTAATAACTTAACGTATTCATAAATGACAGCAACTGATGCTTTAGGAACACCTTGTGTGTCCTGTGTTAAAAAGTAAATTTTACTTTTTTTGGATTTTACTAATTTTAGAGATTCCTCTAAATTTTTAATTTTTTCTTCGTCTTTCATTTTTATTCTATTTCTTTTAAAACATTATTTTCGATAAGGGTATTAAACGCTAATTTAAAATCAAACCCCTTTTTTTCTAGAGCTAAATAACTAATAGCGTTATCCATCTCTTCACTGTGGCTTAAAACAACCTCCAACATAAGTCTATATATCTCATATTTTGGAGCGTTAATTTCAAATTTATTTTCCTCATCTTTATCGTTAATTGTGACTAAGTTTAAAAATGCTTGTACATCTACTGTCATTTTTGCTCCACCACAATCTAATTGTAAGTTCTTTAAACTATTATTAAATACTTTTCTATTTATTTTCATCTATTAATTTTGATAGATTCTTTATGGATTTTATTGTAAAATCACTTTTTATATCCTTATTATACTTATTTTTGAATTTTATTGAAGTCTTATCACTTGGTTTTTTATTTAATATTAATTCTTCACTAGTAACAAATATATCCGTTTTGTCCCAAACCTTATCAGATTTATTAAGGGGGTAAAATTCTATACGGTCAATTAACGAACCATGTTTTGCTAGAAAAACTAGAGTAGCTGGTTTGGATTTCTCTATTTCCTCAGAAACTAAAACAATCTCATATTCGTCTCTAAATTTTTTGTAAAACTCATTTAAATTGTAGAAAGACCCTTCCTCTAATTCGTTAGAGTACCCAAAAAGTTGTAGGGGACATTCCACATACATAAAATTAATTAAATCTTCCTCAGAGTCAAACTCTAAATGTTTAACTAAGTCTAAATCGGGTAACTCACCTTCAAACTCCCTTTCGTTGTATTTGTTATTTAAAGTTATTAATTTACTTGTAATATCTCTTAAGACACCAGTAATACTTATAGAAATTCTTTTCATGTTTTTAGTATCCATTTAATAATTCTAATAATTCTTTTATGGATTCATGCCTATGACTATCATTTAAAACCACTTTAAATACGTAGTCTGAGTTTTGTATTTTTGATAAATCGTGGATAGCTGAATAATTTTTATCCTTTAGGTCTACCTGGTATGAATCCCCGGTAAATATTAACGTAGAATTTTTACCCAACCTACCAATAGCCATAGCTAATTGCCCTTTTGTTAGGTTTTGAAATTCGTCAACTATTACAACAGCATTCTCAAATGTTCTACCTCTAAAATGAGCCAATGAAACCAATTCAATAGACTCACTACTCTCCATTTTTTCTAATATGTCCGGTTTATTATAAACCTTTCTCATATTACTTCTAATTGGTACTAACCACGGTTCCATCTTTTCACGTTCAGAACCAGGTAAAAAACCATTGTCTTCAGTTGATATTGTTGGTCTAGTAATAATAATACTATTAATTTGTTTCTTAAAAAACATATCCAGTGCAACTTGAACAGCTAGTAGCGTCTTACCACTACCGGCCCTACCAACAACAAAGTTGTAAGGGTGATTTAAAATTTGTGCTTTTGCTTTTTTTTGTTCTTCCGATAAAGTTATCGAAAATCTAACTGCCCCTTTTGGTGCGGCCTTGTCCAAATTGTTTTTTGCCATCATAATATAAAATTTTTCATTTCACTTATTTGTTTATCTAGTTCAGGTACCTCAATAACGATATCTAGTTTTGTTGATAGGGTCCTGTCACATTTTTTATAAGTATCTTTAGCTGTTACTTTTATGTTTAGTTCGTAGTGTTTACTTATAGTCTCTACTAATTCTTTTTTGGTAAATGGTGTTGGGGAGAATATGTGTCTGCAACCGGTCCAAAATAAATCATTACTAATCATTTCGGTACAAATTTTAGCAAATTGTAAACAAGTAATGCCGTTCCAGTAATGGTTAGTATATCCAAATATGTGATTACCTTTTTCAGATTTTACCCACTCAACCAGAGACCTAGAGGTGGATATTTCCTCACCTATTATAGAAGTTCTAATTAAAGTACAATTGTTAGGTTCACCTAACGATTTAGTTCTACCATATATGTCTGTAATATCATGTTCATCATCTTCAGTGTATCCACCTTTATCCCCAGTAAAAACACAGTCTGTTGTTGGGTGTATCATTCTTACCCCATATTGTTCACAACTATCAGCTAATTTATGTGGAAATAGGGAGTTAACTGTTAAAGCGTTTTGAATCCCTAATTCGTCTACTCTGGGTTTTATGGTACCCATACAATTTATTAGGACATCACCTTCAGATACATTCTTAAAAAAAGTAGAAAAAGATAGTCCACACATGTCAGAAGCGTCTAATTCATTCCTACCAACATTAATAACGTTATAATAGTTAGATAGGTACTTTGAGACATATCTACCTAACATTCCAGAAGAGCCCAAAACAAATACTTTCATTTTATCTATATTCTTCATCCCAAATATTCCATTTATCATATTCAAACCTTATATCGTCACCCATACTTTCTTCAAGAGTAGAGGTAGAATAGAAAATAATTTTAGTGTCCTTTTCAAGATTTTTAAATCCATTAGCGTGTCCAGGTGGAATCCATAGAATCTTAGGTGTTTTAGAACTCAACACAAATTTTTCTATTTTTTCGGTATCCATATTTACTACACCTACTAATGCACTACCTTGGGTCACGTAAACATATTTTCCTTCATGTTTATGTCCATGCCATGCTCTAATAAAACCACTTCTGTGATTTTCCACTTGATAGAATCTTTTAACCCCACCAAAGTCAAACTCGTTTACAAAGGATACAGAACCCCTATCGTCAACAACTACACCACCACCTATTATTTTTGAATCTTTCATTTAAAAAGTTTTTGTTTTTCTTAATTCAGTTAAGTAACCACCATTATGGTAAACTAAGTCTTCAGGGTCTTTTATCCTAGACTCCTCAAACATCTTAACCATTCGTCCCACTTCGTCCTCAACAGTTATCCTTGGTTGGTAAGTGAAGGTACTAAGTGATTTACTATTATCTACTTTATAGTTTCTAGCATCTTGAAAAGATATTTTACTATAATTTATTTCTGTGTTAGGTATTAATTTAGCTACTCGTTCCCCTAACTGTTTTATAATAACGTTTTCTTTGGATAAAACATAGATTCCATCGTACTCTTTTTCACATGCTTCAGTTATATATTCAGCTATGTCAATAACTGAAATAATTGGTCTCCACTGTTCACCACCGTTAATATTTATTTTTCCGTATTTTAAGGCTTTCATAGTTAACACATTAACTACCAAATCCATTCTTAACCTACTGTAAGTGTCACCTAAACCAAAAACAGTGCCTAATCTAAAGATAGTCCCACCTCTTTTGGTTACGTATTTTTCAGACTTTAATTTTGTGCTAGCATAAGAAGATAGTGGGTTTGTTTCACTACTTTCATCTAAAATACCATCTTGTGCTCCATATACCGAACATGTGGACATAAACACAACGTGTTTATCTAAGGGAATACTTTCACATGCTTTTTTAATTGATTTGTAGTTTATGACTTCTGTTAATTCTTGGTCTACACTACAGGCTGGGTCACCAACCAAAGCCGCCATTAAAACAATGACATCAAAATCCTCTGATACCTTAGTTAATTTTTTATAGTCTCTTATATCACCATGTATAAATTTAATGTCTTTTAGGTATCTATTTTCATATAATAAATTATCGTATATGGTTACATCGTGACCATTTCTAATTAATGTATCACTAGTCAACCCACCTATATAACCTGCACCACCTACAACTAATACTTTTTTATTCATTTCCATATTTTTTTACTTCTGGGTTAAAACCAGCACTGACATCCCCACTTTTATATCTTGTAAACATAGAGATTACTTTTTCATCTATACATTTTTTTAATCTAGCTCTTTCTCTAACTAATTTAACGTCTTCTACTGATGCCCAAGATTTAAACTCTTCATCAGAAGGTCGTAACATAACTTCATCTTTTAATTTATACAATTTAAAATTAACAATAGACAACCTATCGACTAATTCACCCATAGACATTAACTCCTCAAAAGGGTTACCTAAGGTATAACTTTGGTCATAGTTATCTATAGAATTTAAAATGGTATTTTCTATATTATCACTTATTTTCATAACTTACTACTAATTGTTTTATAATACTCTACAGTATTTTTAATTCCTTGTCTTAGGTCAGTTTTTGTAGACCAACCAAGATGGTTTATTTTTGTCACATCTAAACATTTTCTTTCCATTCCCATGGGTTTAGAAAGGTCACACTCTATTTCACCCTTAAACCCACACACATCTTTAATAATATTAGATAATGTTAAAATGTCCACATCAATTCCAGACCCAACGTTTAAAAACTTTTCAGTGTACTCTAAATTAGACATAGACCAAATCATAGAATCTACTAAATCGTCAACATACAAAAATTCTCTTCTAGTATTTCCATTACCCCATAATTCTACTTTACTTGAGTTTAGTTCTGTTGCTTCTACAAATTTTCTAACTAGTGCAGCCATAACATGTGAATTATGTAAATCAAAATCATCCTGTGGCCCATAAATGTTACAAGGTATTAAAGAAATAAATCTAGTTAAATGTAAGTCTTTATTGTGGTTTTTACCGTATAGTCTATTAGCATATTCACATAATTTTAAACCAGCGATTTTAGCTAAGGAATACCCTTCGTTTGTAGGTTCCACTGGTGACTCTAGCATACACTCTTCTTTAAATGGTTGTTCAGCATTTTTTGGATAAATACAGTTTGAACCTATAAATAAAACTTTTTTAACTTTTGTTTTAATGGATGCTTCTATTAAACTATTTTGTATTTCTAAATTATCCATTAAGTGACCGTATGGGTCATCTAAATTGGCTTGTAGGCCACCACATTTAGCGGCACAAATAAAAAGAAAATCAAAACCATGTTCTTTAAATAGATTTAAAGTGTCAGCCTGACTTGTAAGGTCTAGTTCATTTCTATCAAAAGCATAAACTTTAGTGTATCCATCAGTGATTAATTTCTTGTATAATCTACTACCCAAAAAACCACTATGTCCAGCGACATATATTTTTGAATCTTTACTTAGTTTCATTTTCTTCTTTATATCCTTTATATAATTTAGGATTTTCTACTGTTGGGTTAAATTTGCCATTACATAAATTTACAATCATTTTATCTAATGACTTTACTAGCATAGGACGTTTTTCTTTAAAAGTAATGTCCGCCTTTCTTTTTAATTCTGCTACCTTATTTGGGTCTGTTTCTTCATTAGTCGCGTCTTCTAAGTACCATAATCTGATATGGACTATTGTTAATTTGTCTATTAATTCTGAAAAAGTATCACTATGGATATCATCATATTCTGGAAATTTATTATTGTCCAAAACTTCTTTTACTTTTTGTTGAATGTATTTGTCTAGTTCTGTTCCTATCATATCTTTTTTTTTAATAATATCTAATTTTTATAAGTTAGTAAATGTACTTTTTGGAGTATAGTGGATGAGGGTCTTTTTCTTCTATCATTCTTTTTGCTTGATTGATGTGGTTAGGTGGGTGTACACCCTCAGACCAACCATTCCAGGCTGACATCCATTTTTCTTTAAAATAATTTTCATTAAAGGGGTCATTCATAGGTAGTCTATCTGGTAAGTCCATTTTTTGTCTTTCTTTCACGTCAATGTCTTGATGTGACTTAGTGGATTCATCATCAGAAGCGTTATGACTATAAAGAATTTCCTTTGGGTAGAGTACCCTCATTTTTACACCATGTTCGGAACCACGTACCATAAAATCTGTATCGAAATGTGGACCTATTTTAAAACCTTCATCAAACCAACCCATTTTTGGAATCACATTTTTATCTAACGCAAAAACCGAATGATTTTCTAACATAACATACTCCATTCCCTCACCAATATTACTGTAAAGCTCACTAAACCATTCCTCTTTTAAAAACTCTATGTCTGAACTAGCAAAAATCACATATCGTGTAGATGCCAACATCATACCTAAATTCCAAGCTTCAGCTAAACTACTTCTATATGAAGACTCACACACTCTAATTTTTCTCCCTTCTAAGGTATTTAAAAAGGTTCTAAGAGACTTAATAGTATCTTCTGATGAATCTGCATCTACTAAACAAAAGTTAACCCATTTAGGGCATGTTTGATGAGCAGTTAGTATTGAACGTTCTAAAAGTTCATATCTATTTCTAAAGGACCATATAAGTGTGAAATCTTTAATCATTCTATGCGTGCTCTTTTTTTACCATATATTCAACAACTTCTCTAACAGATTCTTCTAAACCTATTGTAGCTTCAAAACCTAAAATTTCTTTTGCTTTATCTGTATTTGGTACTCTTTTTTGTACGTCATATTTATAACCAGTTTCACAGGTATAGTTAAATTTGGTGTCTGGTTTTAGAATTCCCCATATTACTTCTGCCAACTCTAGAACACTGGTAGCTTGTGAGGTTGATATGTTAAAATCATTATTTATAGCTTTTTCTGATTCCATAGCCATTCTAATTCCTCTAGCTAAATCTTTACCATTAGTGTAACACCTAACCTGGTCACCACACCCTAAAACGTGTAAAGGGTCTTGTCCTTTTAATATTTTATTGATTAAATCAGGTAAAACGTGTGACATCATAAGTTTTATGTTTCCACTTGTTACTGCATGTTCAGTAATTGAGTCCTCCTCACCAACACCAACACAATTAAAAGGTCGTATTATTGTGTAAGGTAAATCATACTGTTCATTAGCTCCTTTAGCGAAGTACTCCACTGCTAATTTTTGGAATCCGTAAGTTGATGATGGCGGTGGGCACTTAGTTACTTCATCTTCAGGTGTTGGGTAAACCGTAGTCTCCTCAAACACCATAGAACTTGAAAGTACCACTATCCTATCTAACCAACCGGCCTGATGACCTTTAATTGCCGCATCAAATGTTTGAGCTAATATCCTTTCATTCGTAGCTAATAAATCATAAGCGAATTTATGGAAATACGAAATTCCACCAATCATAGCTGCCCCAGCAATAATCTGGTTTGGTTTTTCTTCATCCACCACAGAATTAAACTCATCACTTAAAACATCTACTTCATATAATTTAAAGTTCTTATGGTTATCATGTGGTCTTACCACGTGACCATATTTAGAGTAATTATCAACACCAACAACTTGATGTCCCTCTTTTAATAATTCGTTACATATGTAACTGCCAATAAATCCTTGGCTTCCAGTTAATAAAATTTTCATAGTTTTAAAGTCTCATGCCGCTAAAAACGGTCTTTTTAAATTTATTATTTTCACTTTCCATAGTTTCAAAAAGTTTTAAGTCCAACCCCAATTCTTTAACAAAAGAATCTAGAGCTTTAGTGTCCTTAGGTAAACACATACCAGCGTATCCCCTAAAGTTATCGTTAACATCTAAATACAAGTCTTTTGTTGTGCCTCGTTTAATAAATGTTTCTTTTATTTGTGTGTAATCTGCCCCTACAGTTTTACAAATTTCATACATTTCATTTGCAAAAACAACCTTTAACGCGTTAATTACATTTGAATAATATTTTAGAAGTTCTGCCTCTGTTGGTGTTAGGTGTGAATGGTTTTTGGGGTAATTACCATGACATAACTTTACCATTTCATAAGTTGTCTGTGAATAGGTCCCTATAGCCAATAAGTCATGGTTTTCAGTAAAATCTGAAATAGAACATCTTTCTCTTAAGAATTCAGGTACAAAACAAATTTCCATACCAGTTTCTTTTATTAATTTTTCTGTTGTGGTAGGTTTAACTGTAGATTTAATGGCTACTATACCAGAATACCCTAACCCGTGTAATTCATGCACCACACTTTCAACAATAGAGGTGTTACAAGACCCATCTTCATCTGAAGGGGTAGGTACACAAATGTAAGTAATCTGTGTATCTAAAACATCCTCAATGTTAGTATCTAATGCTATGTCATGACAAATTACTTTATGTCCTAATTTTTCAAAACCATACTTACACGCTCCACCTATAATTCCTACACCTATAATTCCTATTTTCATTTCTTAATTTATTTATTTTTTATTCTTATCACTTTATAGTAACTTATACTAACTTTATGATACGAAAATGTTTATGTTATTTAAATACTACTTTAACAAATTCTGATTCACCCCATACACCAGCTCCCATCATAACTTGTCCAGCCGCCATTTCTGGTATTCCATGTTTCGCAAGTAAATCCCTATAAGTTTTCATAATACGTTCTTCAGTTGACTGTGTGCCTTCTGAAATTTTAATATCCGCTGGTATAGGTTTGTTAAACTCAGGAACTAATTCCACGGTCCCGTAATTAGACAAAAACTCCAACCACCATTCAGTAGATTTAACATTATGGTGGTTAGTAGTATGTCCCATAGTTGAGTCTACTCCACCAGTATGGATAGAACATATGTGTTCTTTAGAGATGTAGGAAACATTATCGTAAAAAGTTTTAATGTCTTTTTCGTGTATGTGTTCTGTAATCTCAAAAGCAGTAGACACATCAAAGTATTTTTTTAAATCTAACACTCTAAAATCAAATTTAGTTATGTCACAAACAACATAATTTTCCATAGAAATGTCTAACCCGTTTTTCTTATCTAAACCATATCTACACCCGTCTAAACCATAACTTTCATATCCTTCATTTTGTAAAAGCTTAACCAAAACTCCTCTACTAGCTCCAATGTCAATATGTTTTTTTCCTTTATAATTTAATTCATTTAACAACCCTATTGTGTGTCTAGCTTTACCTGGATTAGACATGGAGTGCATTCCATTAAAATTATGTTTCGCGTACTTGTCTAAAGAATCTTCAGTTTCTATAGTACTAATCACATGACCGAAAAAGTACTTAAACGGATTTATTTTACCATTAAACTTTAAATCAAACTTATCTTCTAAAATCTCCTTCATATCTAATAATAATGATTTCCACCTAAAGGACTATTTCCTTGGTCCGGGTCTAAGTTAGTTAATAATCTACAATGGCTATTTACTTTGGCACCATCCTTTAACAGTGTATGTAAAGCATTTTTCTTTGCGACAGAAGCTTTAAAATATTTTTTATCATATTGACTCATTAAATAGGACATCGTTAATCCTTGCTCAATTTGCATATTTCTTCCCTTAGTCTTATTATGACAATCTTTAAACAAGTCTGTTTTTACGAATAGACCAGGGAACTCAAAGAACCAAGGATTTTTAAATTCTTCCATCCTACGAAAAATTCTATATTCTTCATTTACAAGAATTGTGTTTTCTTCCATATATTTTAAATCTCCTATATTACCAGACGCTGCATCATATTGTGTACCACCTAATGTCATAGATAACATCCCACACTCTCTTCCGTTTATTCTGTTTTCAAATACATTTTTTACATCTTTATATTTAGGCATTTTTGCCATTACATCGTCTTCGTTATAAAACATTAGTTCGGTGTCTATAAGTTTGAATGCTCGGTCCATACTTAATATTCTACTTTTATGTGAATCAATTAGCACATCCCATCCCTTATCCTCAAAGTACTTAATTAAATCTTCTTGTACTTTATGATTATTAATTTCGTCTATAGACACTATTTTTTTCTTAAATGGGAATTCTTGGGAATCCAAGTAATCTATTGTATTTTTTAACCACAATAATCTTTGTGGTGGTGAGATACCCATTATGTACGCTGTAACATCCATTATATACTAATAAAATCTTCTAATTCCTCATATCCTTCTACTACTTTCATAGTTGGGAAAGCGATAATGTACTTGTAACCATTACCCTCCAGTTTATCTATTATCATCTTAGAAAAATTCCAGGCAAAAATCATAATGTAGTCAGGTTTTACTTTATCGTTGTCTAAATGTTCTTTATTTACGATGGGTACGTGTGTACCAGCAATTAACCTTCCTGCTCTTTCTGGGGATTCATCCACAATGTAATCTACAATATCTGGTGTTATGTCAGCTAAATTACAAATCATGTTTGCTCTACCAGACGCACCATAACCACATATTTTATGTCCTTCACTTTTTAATTGTGATAAAGTTTCTTTTATAACTGAAATATGTTTTCTAACATCGTCACCAAAATTATTTAACCAATCTATAGATGTTATACCCCATTCTTTTTCGTCATCCAATCTCTTAATCACTTTTACTGGGTGAGCTGTAAAACTATTCTCAACCACAACCCTAATACTACCTGAATGGATAGGTATTTCATCAAAATCAATTATAGTCATATCAAACTGATTAAATAAATTATTTAATGCAGTTAAAGAGTAGTAGTATAAGTGTTCATGGTAAATGTTATCGTACTGAAGTTGTTCTATTAAGTTTTTAACGTAGTGTACCTCCACAATAAATTTACCACCTGGTTTTAAAGCTTTCTTAACTCCTTTAACAATTGATTTTATGTCATCTATATGAGCAAAACAATTATTAGAAACAGCGACATCAAACTTAGACTCTAAATCGTACTTGTCTACAGCTTTTTCATTAAAATAATCGTTAATAACGTTACACCCTTTATCTTTAGCGACTTGGGAGATGTTAACAGCTGGTTCCATACCTAAACAATCTATTCCTAAATCTTTTAGAGGTTTTAGTAAGACACCATCGTTAGACCCTATCTCCAATACTTTACTTGGGTTAAACCGTTCTTTAATCAATTTAGCTACACTTGTAAAGTGACCACTTAACCCAATAGAAGACATATAACGGTAATCTTTAAATAATGCATCTGCATCAATAATACTATCTGTTTGTAATAGTGTACACTTTTCACAAAATTGAACATTAAGATTAAATTTCCTATCGTTGTCTATTTCTGATTTTGCTGGAAAATCTCCAGCTAATGGAACTAAACCGTATTCCATAATTGATTTTAACTCTGTGTTATCACACACAGCACATTTTTTTCTAACTTTATAAATTTCCATTTAAAATATTTTTTACTCCTTTTTTATTATTGTAATAATTGTTTATGTTTTCTGCTTTTAATTCACTACTAGACCAATCTAAATAATTTTTATTTTCATATTGTCCTTTAAAGATATTAATGTCATTATAGTTAATATCTTTTTTTAATTGTATTATTTGGTTGTTACCAAAATCTTCGTTCCACTTACTCCTGTAATATTGGGAGTTTTTCATGTTCGCCGGACCCCAACTCGTTCCAGTATTTAGGTATTCTGTTTCCGTACTCACATATAAGGATAAATTATTAATAAAAAGTTTGTTCATCCAATCAGTGTCCTCAAACCCGTTAACTTCATACCCCTCATCAAAAAACCCAACCCTAGTAGTTAGTTCCTTACTAAAACCAAAAATACCTAGTAAGTAAGTAGCAACACAAGAATAACCCTCTTTCAACTTATTTTCAATCCTTAATATGTCGTTATTTGTGACTCTAATTTTATCACAACCAATAATGACATATTCCGTATCTATTTCTCTTAATGCCTGATTCCACATACTAACTAAACCACTTTTGTACTTATTGTAAATCACTTTAACTCTATCGGATTTAATGTATTCATCGTCAGGTGAATCACTATTGTCGTCTATAATTAATATTGTGTAATCACAACTTTCTAAAAAAGTTTGTATGGCCTTATTTGCCATTTTAACTCTATTTCTACATGGGAAAGTTATTGTAAAATCCATTACTGTACGTCTATACTTTCTCCCCTTACAAAGTGGTAAGTTATGCAATCCTTAACTAAATAATTTTCATAACCAGCTGTTTGCATTCTATCGTGTATTACAACATCACCAGTTATCCAATTTTCTATATGTGGTAAAGGGCCATGGTCAACCCAATCCTGTTTGGTCATTAACCAAGAACAACCATCAGTCCTGTCAATGTTACCTAGTGACGTGTTTAATTTTGTTGGTTTTCCCCAGTACTTAAGACAATCCTCTATTGTTAATATGTTTTCCGCAATACCTGTATTCATTCTATTACAAAAATCCTCAAATCCACCGTAATTAAATTCATGAAAAGTAGCACCTAAATCTAAAGCAAAGTGTCTACTAATAGCACCTATTTGTCTGAGTCTAGTAGCGTTCTCGATTGTATTGGCTTGTAATATAAATTTACTTTTATTTTCTTTTCTTAGATTTTCCGCCTCATTATAAAGGGACACAAAACTATCTCTAGAAAACACTTGGTCTGAACCACCTCTAAAAACATATCCCTCGTCAGAAATTTGATACCCTAAATTCCAACAAGCATAAAGATTCTCAATAAAAACGTCAGTAGGTTCGTCATATATCTCAGTACGAATATTTTGGTCTTTACAATAGTTTAATAAGGATTGTGTTATTTTTTCAGGGATTTTACTGTTCCTATATATTATAACGATTAGTTCTTTTTCACACTCTAATTTATCAAAACCAGCGTAAGTTTTTATATTATTTATGTGGCCTTGTAGTAGTCCTAGGTCTTTACCTATAATTGTATAGTAAGTGAATTTCATTATTTTATAACTTTATTAATTGTGTCTATTATTAATTGTATTTCATCATCCGTTAAACTAGGGTTGTTTGGAACGTATAACCCATGTCTGTCAATAACGTCACAATTGGCTAGTTCCGTAATACCAAAATTTTCAGTATAAAACGGTTGTTTACCCATTGTTCCACAAACTAAAGGACGAACCTCAATTTCGTTTTCAATCAAAGCTTCGATAATCTCATTTCGTTTAGGATGTATTACAGGGTAACAAAAACTAGAAGTAAATGTGTTATCCAGAGGGTTAGGTTTCCAAAAATCATTCTTTATTCCTTCCTGGAATTTTTGGAAGTTTTCCTCTCTTTTTTTACAAATGTAATCTAATTTATCTAATTGACCTAAACCTAGGTACGCCTGTAGGTCAGTAGCTCTTAGATTAAATCCTGGGTGGTAAAATGTATATAATGAGTTAAAGTCCGTAACGTTATGTTGTTCTCTAACCTCCTCCTGTTTTTGTTTATCCCAATCTCTATCCCAACCATGACTTCTAATACTTAAAAGTATGTCATATATTTCTTTATCGTCAGTACATACCATACCACCTTCTATCGTTGATATGTGGTGACCAAAATACATAGAATAAGAGGACATCAAACCGAAGTTCCCAATCTTAACCCCATCAAACTCAGTACCTAAAGACTCACAATTATCTTCTAGTAGTATCACATCATATTTTTCACAAAGCTCTTTAATTGTCTTTAAATCAGGTGAAAACCCTAGTATTGACACACATAGGAACACAGATGGTGACTCCTTCTTAAATATTTTTTCCAATTCATCAACATCAACAGCTAAATTATCTAATGAAACATCACAAAGTAATGGTTCAAACTCAAGCTGTAATGCAGGTGCTAAGTCAGTAGCCCAACATAACCCAGGAATAACCACTTTTTTATTTTTTAAAGTGTTAGAGCGTATTAGTGCGTATAACATTAGTAAATTAGCTGAGGAACCAGAATTACAATATACTGAATATTTGGTTCCTAACCATTTAGACCATTTTTCTTCGAACTCTTTTGTTAAAGGTCCTTTTGTTAATCGTGGGTAAGTCTTTAACCACTCAATTAAAGAATCAATATCTTTATTGTCTATTGTATCGTTAGTTAGATAAATCATTTTTTTATTTTATTTATAAATTTTATTAAATCAGTTGCGTAGTTCAACCAAGTCATGTTCTCTACTTGTCCTCTTCTTTTTAATAGAGGTTCTTGTACTTTATCTAAAATTTTAGATAAAGCATTAACGTCGTTTGCTGGGAAGATATGGTCTGGCTCTAACTCATACCCGGCAAACCCAACGTCAGCTGAAATCACTGGAGTACCAGTACTTAAAGATTCTTGAAAGGATATTGGTCCAGCAGTCCATAATCCAGGTATTAACAAGTAATCTATTTCTTGATAAAAATTTGGGTACACACTGTAGTCAGCATCCCCAGTTAACTTCAAATCAATATTATTTTTTGTAGCTATAGGTTTTAAATTATCCCACCCATTACCTAAAAACCTTAATTTAAAGTTGTCAAAGTTGTAGGTTTCTAACATCTTTTCCATAAATTGTTGTCCGTATCCAGGGTAACCACCTCTAGACACAACACCTATTTTTATTTTCTTTAAAGGAAACATATCTTTTGTCTCACCAGGAGTAATGGTGTCTATGTGGTCCTCACTCCAACCCATAGAAGTTAACATGTCTGTATATCTTTTATTCATACTAACAATACCATCTAAATTTTTGTAGGAATTTGTAGTCGTAAGAAGGTTATGTAACCAATCCTTACTGTGCATATCAGCGTGAGTAAAATACGCTATATCCATTTTTGTTTTTTGTCCGTGATAACAATTTTGTAAGTCCGCATAATAATTTACATCAGCATCTGGGTCAGCCTCATGAGATACAGTCATGGTATACCCATCTATACTTTCATTACAAGCTTTAGCTGTCCTTTCAGATATTTTTTGTAGAATCCAACCACTAGTTACGGTTACAATGTTTATTTTCATTTTAAAAGATTTAAATCATTATCCACCATTTTAATAACTAATTCTTTAAAACTAGTTTTTCTTCTCCAACCTAATTCATTCTCGGCTTTAGTAGAGTCACCTTTTAAATAATCTACTTCTGCTGGTCTCATAAATCTAGGGTCTTGGTCTACATACTTACTCCAATCATTAATTCCAATATGTTTAAAAGCCACATCTAAAAATTCTCTAATAGAATAAGATTCACCAGTTGCAATAACATAATCATCTGGAGTTTCTTGTTGCATCATTAACCACATAGCCTCAACATAATCAGGAGCGTAACCCCAGTCCCTTAATGAGTCTAAATTACCTAAGGTTATTTTATCTGCTAATCCCAGTTTAATTTTTGCAACACCATCAGTTATTTTTCTAGTTACAAATTCATGCCCTCTTCTTTCACTTTCGTGGTTAAAAAGAATTCCACTACAATTAAACATATCGTATGATTCTCTATAGTTTTTAGTTATCCAATGACCATATAATTTTGCAACACCATAAGGACTTCTAGGGTAGAAAGGGGTATTTTCTGTAGCTGGATTTTCAGACATCCTACCAAACATTTCTGAACTACTAGCTTGATAAAATTTAACTGGTTTATCGTACATTCTTATCGCCTCTAACATCCTTAACACACCTAGACCAGTGACCTCACTTGTTTGTTCCGGAGTATTCCAACTCTCACCTACAAATGATTGAGCCGCTAAATTATATACTTCGTCAGGTTGGGATTCATTCAGACATCTCAAAAGTGAATTTTGGTCCGATAAGTCACCCATTAAAAAATTAACTTTATCTAGTATGTGTGACGTGTTTCTAACATTTTTAGTTGAAGCTCTTCTCTCAACCCCAAATACTTCATATCCTTTTTCCAGTAAAAAATCAGCTAAATGACTACCATCCATCCCACTAATTCCCGTTATTAAAGCTCTTTTTTTAGTCATTTGTTTTTTGTTTTTCTTCATAAAGTTTTATTATTTTTTTCTTTTCTCTAGGGTCCACAATGTCTGTTTTATTAAACCAAGAAGGCAATATACCGTCCTCTAGTGGAGTAACATCTAAAGTTTTTTCATCTAACAACCTATCTAAGTCCCAACCTTTTTGACCAAAACCTTTATAGGTGTCGTATTTTGTTATAATTTGTGAATCAGTCGCAAAACCTCTATGTACTACATTAAACCCTGAATTCGCAACTTTTCTAAATGTTAACGGATATTGTGGTTTGTGTAATCCAGGGGTACAATCAAACTTTAATCTACCAGTGTTTCTCCATAACGGACACCATTGGCCATGTAACCCATGGTAACCTTCGTCTAACCTATAGTGGATATCACTTCTCCATAAATTATAATGACCAAAGAAAAAAGCCTCAATTCCTTGTTGCATTCCAGCATCACATAACCCACGTAAGTTTTGTCCGTTATTATCTAATAATCTACCATCTAAAAGTAGGTCACCATCTAACCATAAAACCCAATCCACGTCAGGGTGTTCGATTAAAAGTTTATCCATTAATTCTTGTTTGCAGATTAGTTCTTCTTTAAATCTATTCGTTGGTGATTCTATAACCACTGTATTGTCGAATTTTTTATAATATTCTTTACTCCCATCAGTGGAGTCTTGGTCAAATATATATCTATAATCACAAGGTTCGGTACATTTAAACCAGTTTTCTAAATTACCTTTTGTTAATTCATTTCTTAATTGTGTAAAAGCTATTATTTTCATATTTTGTTTTTGTTAATTATAGTTACAATAAAACACTTTTTAAATGCTTAGTTAACTATTTTCCAACCAGTCTCTTTTAAAGTTACCTCGTTAAAAAGTTTTTTATTTTTGTCTAGTAATTCTTGGGTATTGTTAACACCAGCCCAATTAAACTCACTATAGTGATGTTGGTGAACTACGAAAGGAGAATCTACCACATTAACAGTTAAACCCTTTCTTCTAATCCTTAGTAATATTTCATTATCATCAAACGCTATACCTTTAGCGTATCTTTCATCAAATCCACCCATTTCTTGTATGTGTTTTGTTGGTATCACCGAACAAAAGTGGTAAGCTACAGGTCTAAACCTACTATGGTTGTACCACCCATCACACCCATCACATTCTACTGGTCCCTGTTTAATTGGAGTTAAACACAAATTAATTTTTTCTAACCATTTATCAGAGTTAAAATTTATCGTACCAAATCTTTCTGTTATGTCTTCAGTTAACGAATAACACCCAAAAGAAAAATAGTCACTATCTTTAATATTTTCTATAGCAGTACTGACTAAATCCCCAACATGTAAACATTCTGGATTTTGTAACATGGTTAATTTACCAGTAGCTGCTTTAATCCCTACATTAAAAGGAACTGAAGGGTTATAGTACCATTTATTCTCAGGGTTAAGTCGAATAACTTTAAAATCAAAATTAAAGGTACCTAATAAGTCCTCTAATCGTTCCTCCTCCCTAGAACCGTCATCTACAACTATAACTTCAATATCCTTAGCGTACTTAGAATTGTTAATTGTTTTTAAAGTCCTAATAAACAATTCCTTTCTATTGTAGTATGCTGTTACTATGGATAATTTTTTCATTAAAGTGAATTCTTAAGTGTCTCTATTATTTTAGTCGACGTTGTCCCGTCCCCAAGCCAAGCATCATCAATGTGTTTAGTTTCGTGTTGTAACCATTTCAGACTGTCATACCAATCCTCACCCCAAGACTCTTCCACATCAATCATCATAGAACAATTATATTCTACTGATTCTGGTCTTTCAGTATAACCTCTAGGAACCAATACAGGAGTGCCTAAAATAGCAGGTTCCTCTTGTGCGGTTCCAGAATCAGAAATAATGAATTTAGAATTATAAACTGAACTCATATAATCTTTATAGGACATTAAAGGAACTACCTCTATGTCACCCAAATCTATACCAAACTCCTCTATTTTATTTTTGGCCCTACCAAATTCTAACATAATAACTGGTAATCTATAAACAGAACTTATCCATTTAGTAAACTCAATTACGTTCTTTAGTCTATGAGGGTAGTTGAAGTTTTCTGGTCGGTGAACATCTAGGATGATGTGGTTATTAGTGGGTCTTATTGTAAAATTCTTATTATTTTTAATAAGTTTGTTTGCTACTTCTACAATAGTGTTCCCAACAACGTGTACTCCATCTATAATATTTTCTTTCTCTAATTTTTTTCTGTAGTTTTCGTGGTAAACAAATAATAAATCACTACAAGTATCACAGACCATTCTATTTACCTCTTCTAACATTCTCTTATCTCCTGAACGCATTCCAGCCTCTATATGTCCAATCTTATATCCCTCTTTTTTAAGGGCAACTGCAGAAACCACTGAGTTAGAATCACCTAAAAATAATATAATAGATGGGTTGATTTTCTTTTCTCTAAATAATTCTATAAGACTAACAGAAAGGTCAGCTGTCTGGTGGAAGTGTTCCTTACCTGGACCACCTATGGTTAAGTTATAGTCCGGTTTCCTTATCTCTAACTCATCAAAAAATATACCAGACAATAAATCATCGTAATGTTGCCCAGTATGTATTAAAATGTGATTAAATTCTTTATCTAATTTTTTAAAAATTTCAGACATTCTAATAAAGTCTGGCCTAATACCTGTTACTGTTACTACTGTTTTCATTTTATTTTATGTTAAATTTGTCCTCTATTTTTTTTATGTCGTAAAACTTATCAGGAGCACCACCCATTAAAGCTTGTTTACCGTACTCCCAATTATTAAAATAATTTACCAATTTGTCAATGTTTTTAAAATTAGGACTTGCGGATGAGTTAGTTAGTTTAGTTCTAATGTTATTTCTAACATAACTTAAGTGATGCATTTCAATTTCTTCTCGAGTAAATATTTTACAGTTTCCAGCAACCATTCTTCTGGTTGGGTCTACTAGTACTGGAAACGGACACCCGACAAAAGTTTTTCCTGGGGCTATTTTATATATTAGTGAAACGTAATAGTCCTCCATAGGGTCTAATCGATACTCCGTGTTTTTATAGTATGTGATTAGTTGACAGGCGGCGGAATCATAATTGCCTTCCTCAATAGTTTTACACATAAACTTAAATTGTTCTTTATCGTAATACTCGTCAGTATCCATAGACATGTGGTGAGTACATTTCGCTCCTTCAGATAAAAACAAACCAAGGTTACGTTTCATGGACTCATTGAAATGTCCTCCTTGAGTTACCTTTGGTCTATAAGCGAATAATTCGTCAACCAAACCCCTTTCTTTTAATGAGTTTAAAAGTGGTATTAGGTTTGGGTCACATGGATTGCCAAAGTTAGAGTCTTCTTGGTAAACCACTGATATGAAGTCAACTTGGTCCCTGATACAGAGTATGGATTGTTCTAACAGTTCTTCACCATCAAATACGTTGTAAGATATTCCTAATTTCATTTATTGTCTTAATTTTATGTACTTTATTAATTTTTTATTGTTTTCGTTCACAAACTTCATAAGGTGATTAAAATCTTCAGGTTTAATTGCCCCTTCACTTTTTCTAGTCCTACTCTCAAAATGATAAGCTACCGCGTTACCGGCAAACATATTTTTTCTACCCCTTACTATACATTCCATGTTAAGTTCAACGTCCTCTAAGCAGTCCGAGTATTGTTCGTTAAACATCCCAATCTCTTCAAAAAGAGACCTTTTTATTAATAAAAAAGCTCCGGTATTTCCTAAAGTATCTATTAAATTACTAATTGGGTAGTTGTAGGAAGACCTAAGTCCTTGATGTGACAAACCAATCTGCATTTGACCATCTTTTTGTGGTTGTCCCATTAACATAATTCCTCCATGTTGGATTGTGTTGTCTTCAAAGTGAAGTCTAGCACCCACAGTACCACAAGTTTTTTTATTTTTAACATAAAGATTAACCATTTCAGTTATGGCGTCATTTATTAGTTCTATGTCGTTATTACAAAAAAGTAATAATTCGGTATCTTTATCACAATGATTTTTAACCACATCATTATTTGTCCCGGCAAAGTGATAAAATTCAAACTCTATAAGTTTTACTTTATTTTCATTGCAGTATTCTCTTATTTGTTTTAAATTGTCTTCATCACTACCGGTGTCTGCAACTGTAATTTTATAGTTTTCGTAGGTTGAAATATTAATTATCGAATCTATACAACCTTTAAGTAATTTAAAATTATTTTTGTTAGGTATAATTAACTCTACTTTAGGTGTGTCTTTAAGTGATTTTTTAACTTCAGTAAATTTTATTTCAGGTTTAACGTAAGTCGGTAATAATGGTTCCTTAGTTTTTGGGTTGACAGAAAACTTCTTAACAAAATTCTTCCTATTTTCTTCCCACTCATCATTAGTCTGACCTATAGATTTATGTGTTATTTTTACGTCAAAAACCACACCCAACTTAACACCAGAAATGAAATTAGAAAAACAAAAGTCTACATCGTAAAAGTGAAACCCTTCTACTCCCTCATCGAAGTTATTTACTATTCGTTTTTTATGGCAAGAAAAGAACACACCGTCTAGACAACATACTTTTAGTATTTGTTTAGGGAAGGTGGAACTATAAGAATTTACCCAAGTTTTACCTTCGTGAGTATGACTAACCCTACCCACCATTTTTGTGGTGTCTTGCCACCACCTACCAGTAGAAGCCATGTGGGTGGTCCCTGCCACACCTAAAATACCATAATCTGATTCATTGTACCTATCTAGTAATTTTCTACCCCAACCCTTGGCATTAAAAGATATGTCGTCATGACATAAAACCACTACGTCATTTTTTGCTTGGGATAAAGCTTTATTATATATCTCTGTAAGTGAAGTACCGTCTGGATTCTCAAAAGGGAGTATCTCCAGGTTCTTAACCCCACAAGTTTTTTTAATGTGTTGTACATAAGAAGAGTTTATTCTTCTTGTACTAAATGCTACTGTTAGACTCATATTTATTTATGTAAAATTCAACTGTTTCAGTTAACTCGGTTAGGAACTCAGTCTTTGCTTTCCACCTTAATTTATTTTTTAATTTATCAGCATTAATTGCGTATCTATCGTCATGTCCAACCCTATCCTTTACAAAATTAATTAATCTTCTAGAATCGTTATCGACATCTATTTCTTTTATCCTATCGTATATTTGACATATTTTTTCGACTAGTTTGTAGTTTGACAATTCGTTATGGGTACCCACATTATATTCTTCTCCAGATTTTCCATTATGAAATACTACATCTAAAGCGTCCACATGTTCTTTAACACTTAACCAGTCTCTTACATTTTCTCCAGTACCATATAAAGGTATTGGGGTATTATTCACTAGTGACCTCACTATCGTTGGTATGAATTTTTCGTCGTGTTGATGTGGTCCAAAGTTATTTGAACAGTGAGTTATATTACAATTTAAATTGTATGTTTTATGGTAAGAAAGTGTTAACAAATCTGCACAGGCTTTTGAAGCTGCGTAGGGAGAATTAGGTTTGTAACAAGTAAATTCATAAAAGTGAGACTTCTCATTTAAAGGAAGACTACCATATACTTCATCTGTAGAAACACTTAATAACCTACAACTATGTTCTAAACATAAATTAATTATGTTAACAGTACCCATAATATTTGTGTCTATAAAGACATTTGGGTTTTTTATTGAGTTATCTACGTGTGTTTGAGCGGCTAAATGAAAAACCCCATCGTAACAATACAATTCAAATAATTTACTAATCATCCTATTGTCAGTTATGTCTTGTTTGTGAAAGGTTATATCGTCTATCACTTCTTTTAAATTATCTATATCACCAGCATAATTTAAATTATCTATAATGTGTAAATTATAGTGTGGGTATTTATTTACTAAAAATTTTACTAGGTGACTACCTATAAATCCAGCTCCTCCGGTAATTAATATTGTTCTTGATTGCATATTTTTTTATTTTATTCCTGTACTACCAAAAGCACCGTCTTGTCTATCAGAAGGAGATAAAACATCCACCTCTGACATAACAGACCAATCTTTATTTAGTATAGGGCATACAACACCTTGTGCTATTCTATCACCATGCTCTATAATGTAATCTTCCTTACTTAAATTTATTAAAATTATTTGTATCTCACCTCTATAATTGCTATCTACAGTGCCTGGGGTATTGAGTACCATTATCCCTTTCTTAATTGCCAAACCACTTTTAGGTCTTACCTGTAATTCGTAACCAAAAGGAATTTCAAAAAACAGACCTGTTGGTACCAGGGCTCTTCCCATAGGTTCTATTACCATTGTTTCTTTTAAATTAGCTCTAAAGTCAAAACCACTATCCCCTTTATAGATGTATGATGGGTTTTGATTTGTACTCTTATTGATAAATTTTACCTCAACCTTAGGTTGACTATCTTCAAAAGCTGAAGAAATGTCCATATTATCCAATTCCTCAATACTAACACCAAGTGTATCTTCCATAGTTTTTTGTAGTTCTTTTGGTGTTGGCATATTACCCTCATCAAGAGACTGTATTGTTTGAGCTACGTTCCGTAAATCTTTTAATTTATTTATTAAATCTTTCATTATTACTTTATTTTTTTTACAAATTGTATTAAAGAAAGAACATCTTTTTCACAATAGTTTTTAATCTTTTCTATTTTATCTTTTTCACTTGACTCAGCATCATAGTAAAAAGAATGGAGATTTGCCCCATTTACCTCATTGTCCTTTGGGTTTGGAATCCCTAAAGACGCACACACTAACTCTAAAGAAGATAATCCCCTGTAAGAATTAAAGTTCCAAACTTCTTTAGTGTCTAAAACCCTAGACTCCCAAGGTTTTATTTTATAGTTAGGGACAATACCTGGAACAGCGATTCCATTTATGGTCATCCTTTTCCCAATGTACGGTAGGTCAAAGTTTTTTACGTTATGACCACAAATAAGAAAACCTAATTTATCTACCCTATTTAAAAGGGTAGAACAATTAGATAATATTTCTTTTTCCGTACCAATAAAACTATCCAACTTAGTATTCCCATTTTCTAAAACAAAACCAACAGAGATACAAACTATTTTTCCAAACTCTGCTAAAAGACCAGCACGTTTCATAAACATATCATCACTTGTTAATTCCGAATCCTCAGGGTATTGTCTTTTAAAATACCCATAACCACTATCTTCCCAAACCTTATGTAGTTGTGGGGACTGATGATGTAAATCATCTAGGTCATAATAAAGACCTACGGTTTCTATATCTAGAAATAATAATTTGTTTATGTTGTCAATCATTGTTTGTAATAATTTGGTGTTAGTTCCGGATGTAAAATATCTTCATAAGGTGCTTTAATGACAGATATAACTTCTGAATCTCTAGTATCTTCTGAAAGATAATGAGATAGTCTTTTGTTAGCCTCAAAAACTGATTCTGATTCTACAATATATTTAAATTTTTTAACTTTGGGTGTTCCTTCACTGTCTAACGCCCCGGTTTCGAATGCTACGATTGCTTGATAGTACATATATTTATCCTTTAAAATTTTCTGATTTATGTGTTCCATCACACATTGGTTGGGCCTTACTCTTCCCACATCTACACAACGCATAATTTTCACTAACTGTTACTTTTTCCCCACCCTTTGTTACTGTGGTTTCTCCTTTGACCAAGATAGGTCCGTTTTCTATAATATTGATTTCTACTGCCATTTTTATTTTTTATAAATTTTTATTTATTACTAAAGTAAATTGTTTCTTTAGGTATGTCTGAATAATGATACAATTATCTAACCACTAAATCAAATTCTTTTTTTAATTAATCTAATAAGACCATATAGGCCTTACTATTATTTTCTCTAAACCACTCCAGACCTTTTCGTAGGTCGGCAATCATTTGGGTATCGTACTTTATATTCATTTCCATCATAATTGTTGCGCCCATAATAAAATCATACATTGATAGTTCCTCTGATGTTAGTTGGTATTCTTCACCTGAAAATCTATTACTAACCATACCACCTTCTTCATATAACTCTCCTGTAAACCACTTTGGTAATTTAGTCATGTTACATGTATTCATTTACTGCTTCGTAAATTAATTCTTGTTCTTCTTCACTAAATTTATCTTCACCTTCCACAAAAGTAGCGTCACCACCATTGTCATCACTTTCCTCTAACACTACAAATTTGTGTTCTCCATAAGAACCATAACACTCAAACTTAAAAGCCCACCAGTCTTCATAGTCTTTTTCTACGATTACACTATTTTCGTCACCTTTTTCGTCAGGTCTAATATAGGTCATTTCATCTAACTGTTGGTATATTACCTTCTTTTCCTCCTCGTCAAAGTTTTCCTCACCTTCTTGGTAAACAAGTTTTCTATCTTCATTCATATCTTCCATACTTGTACGGAATTTTTTCCCTTTATAGGTTCCAACATATATGTGGTTGCCCTCTTCGTGGGTCTTTACTTTGTCGTTAATTACTACTTCTGCCATTTTTTTAATTTTTAATTTTTAATTGTTTATGCTTTTCTTATTAATTCTCTATATATTTCTGCCCTTCTTTCTGTTACTCGGTCAATATGGTACTTCTGAACCGTCTCGTATAATCTTTCACCTAAATCTTTAACTAATTCGGGGTTGGTGATTAACCTTTTTATGTGTTGGTACCATAATTTGTGATTTTTAGATTCAGGAACTAGTAGAGCATTTCCCTTATCGTTTATGGTGCCACCTCTTTCATATGCGTTAATACAATCTATTTGGTAAGGACCAAAATCCTGAGCTATAAGGGCTTTTTTATGGAAACCAGCCTCAATAACTTTTAACTGTGACTTAACTTTATTAAACATATGGTGTTTAAGTGGTGCAAGACTAATGTCAAATTTATTATAGTTGGAAGCGTAAGTGGTTATTGGTTTGGTCCAAACTCTCCTATAGGAAGTATCTGTGTCAACATATTCTTCACCAAACTTAAATTTCATTAAAACTTTTTTCTGTTCTTCAGTCAACCAATTATGGTTATCGGTAAATAATTGTTCGTACTTAAACCAAACTGATTCTTTAGGTGTTATGTCCCTTGTTGTTTGTTTACCGGTTTTTTCGTCAATCATGGTTACATTACCACGAGTATCGAAACCACACAGCACAAATTGTGATACATCTTTAAAGGGTGTTAGTTTCTGTGAAACACCATTTAAAATTTCTAAATCTGCCATATGTGATGAACCACCTAACCAACCAACCCTAACCCTATCACTAGGTTCTGGTTTGTGAATAAATTGTTTTTCTTTTGGGTCTATCGCATTTTCTAAAACAAACACACTTTTACAAAATTTCTCTATTTCTTTGGCAAATATAGGTGTTGTGGTAGTCACGTGTTGAGCTCTTTTTAAATTCTCAAGGATTAATTCATCCATTTTTCTACCTTTAACTAACATATAAGCAGGGTGTTCTTTATTGGGTAACCAATAATCGTCCAGGTCCATAATTGCTGGAATACCTAACTTATTAATTTTTTCTGAAAATTTCTGTGCTAAATTATAGTCTGGATGTAAACTCCTGTGGTAGTGTATTAAATCGTATTGTTTTAACCATTCTGGGTTGTCTAATTTAGGTTCGTAATCAATATCCACCCAAAACTCTTTAGGGTATAATTTTTGTAAACATAAATGTGGGTCTACTGAACGGAATTTGGAAACACCGGTTCTGTCACTCGGTATTACTAGTATTTTGTATTTAGCCATAAAATTAATTTCTTTTATGAAAAAGTACAAAGAATAATGGAATTAGTCAATTAAAAAAGGGGAGACAATGCTCCCCTTTTGATAAAATACCCTATAATTTTTTTATTTCTTTTTAACAGTTTTAACTTTTTTAATATTACCTAAAAATATTTTGTTACCAACACGAAGTTGTAAATTCTCATTAATATTATTTTCTTCTATATGAAGACCGTTTTCAGTGATTACTTCTCTAACACATTCTTTTATAACTTTTTTTAATGAACCATAATCTAATCCTGTGGAAAAGTCTTCGTTAATTAATGGTATAGGTGAAGAGTCATTTATTTGTTTAGGTTCTGAGTAAGTTGTATTGTTTGGTGGGGGTGGGGGTGTTGAAACACTGTTATTAGAAGTGGACCTCATTTGGTCAACACTAAATTCACCAGAATTCATCTTCTCACTAACCTTGTCAATAAAGTCGTTAGATAGAACAGCACCAGTACCAGCTGGGTCCTGAATAGGGTTCTCAATCATAAGTCTTTTAATGTCATCTGGTAAGTTAGATTTATTTATTCTTTCTGAATTTAATCCAGCGTGCGGTTTCATGTTAACTGGTCTGGGAACAGAAGTAGTGGGTGGTGCACTTGATGGTGCACTTGTAAGTTCATCTGGTATGTTATAGGTTGCCTTAGGTGTTTTAAATTCCTGTACTGGGTTTTTTTTGCCCTCCTGTTTGTCCATCATCGCTCTCATATCCATAGTGTCTGTTGACTGTACTGTACCTTTAGATAAGTTTAATTTGTCATGAGTCATAAAACGCTTTGCGTTTAATAATGAGTTTTGTAATTTATTAGAATCCATATTTTAAAATTTTGCTATACACCATACTTGGTTCATGCTTTTATCGCCATTCGGATTAAAGTTAGGTCTAACATCATCGAAAGTATCTAGTGTTTGGTCAAAATTTGTTATTCTATCTAATCTAAAAAATCTCCACCCAGGAATTCTTTGTGGGGTGTCTGAGGCACCTTCTCTTTGCCATGCACGTAAAACAGGGTTATTTCTTTTAGTAGTACCAGCAGCAACTGGTTCGATAGTTCGCCAACCTGGGTCTAGAGTAGTGTCACCTTGATAATAAATACTAGTTACAAATCTACCTTTGACACTTTTGCAGGCGTCGTCTCTGTTAGCGACCTCCAATAATAACGTTTTTAAAGTATCATTTAATTTCACAATAACTTTTTTTATTAAGGTGTAAGACCTACAGAGTTAGTATTGTCGTCAGATACACTAATATACTGTTCTTTAAAATTAAAAGTATTAACTTTAATTAAGTCTTTCCTAGTAAAATTATCAGTTTTTGTACCAGTTTCTTGGTTATGTACACCTAAAAAATTTGACGTTCCTCTTCCTTTTTCATCACCATCAGTCATAGCATTAGGATGTTGTGGTCCATATACGTCTTTATCGGGAGCGTACGTGTTCCTAGGAAAAAGTTTATCTCTTTCACTTTGAGCGATATCTGTTAGTCTTTGACCAGCTTGTTCTTGTTGTGCCATTTCTTTTTATTTTATAAATAGTTTATGATATGATTTATTTTATCTATTTGTTCCGTTAAATCCACATTTGGGTTGGGTACATTTACTTTTGTTGGGTTTGACCCAGTTTTTTCATGTTCTTTGTAGTGAGTATTAGCTAACCCCCCTCTCATTTTATTTTTTTTACTAGATGCCTCACCACTCCTAGTTTGTTCTTCCATCTTACTAAATATTTTTTTACCGTAGTCCCCACCTGTTAATTTGTAAGGCCAAGACCCTTCCTCCGTATTCCTAAAAAAATTGTTTATTTTTTTTAGGAGTTCTAAACTTATATTTGGTTCTTTAACGATATTAATTGCCCGTTCGTAACCTTCAGTTGTTTTTGGACCTGTAAACTTATTTAACGCTAACTTTATCTTCTCAACACACTTTGTTGGGACTCTAAACTCCTTACCTTTTAAATTTATATCTGGCATTAACTAATGTTTTTAAAGTAATCTATTGGGTTTATACCGTCAGCTTGACAAGCTTCTTTAAATTTTTTACCCATTTTTTGCAAGATTGGGTTATCACTATATAGGTCTACTTCACTGTCTGGTTGTAGACCATTGTCTTTATTTTTTTTATTTACTATGACCTCTAAAACGTCTTTCATTTTTTGTTTTGAACTGTCTTTAATTAAAAATTCTTCGTTGTCCGGATTCTCCAAATCTTTACCGTAATCTACGGAAGCTTTGTGTTTAGCTTTATCGTCAGAATACCCCCTATCTTTTAAATCGTCCACAACTTCGTCAGCGGTCATTAAATCAAAATCTTCCACCTCACCAACGGCAGGACCAACATATGCTTCACCCCAGTACCTTTTATAGTAATAACCAAAACCATTACCTTTCTGTTTACTAGTCTTAACAACATCATCAGTTGTACTTCTACTAACCTTGTTCATTTTATTAATGCCTAATGGTATTTTAGAACTTAAAAGCGAACCATCAAAGTCAACTAATTCATCTAAATCTTCCTCTTCTTGGTTGCGTTGTACTTCCTCCCATTCTTCGTGGGTGATATCTTCATGAACATCATCACACGAGCCTTTATGTTTTAACTTTTTCATCTTTTCTTTTTATTATAAATATTATTCACATACATAAATATTTATAAACTATGGGACCACAGAATTTAAATAATTATTATTTCAACAGATTAGACGCAAAATTGAGTTTTAGCTCTTACCATGACTTCTATTTAGTCGCGGATGAAAGAGGCTATAATAGGGAAGTTGTATATTCTAATGACATTATTGGTGTTAACGGAAATGCAATATTTACATCTACCGGTGGGAATTTCCCGTCAAATAAATTGGGGGTCTATATGGACCTTAACAGTACAGGGACGACATACCAACCTACAATATTCTGTAACGACTATATTCCGACCAATACCCTTCTAAGTTTATCTTACTGGGACGAGGCAAGACCCAACCAACACGATGTGGACTGTAGGTGCCTTAAATGTGAAACTAAAGGTTTTGGTTCTAAAGGTTCGTTTGTGGAATCTATTTGTGATATTGGTTTAACTGGTATAGATAATGGGTTGACTAGATTTATGAGTGGCAATACCACCGACCCATCTAGTATGACTATAGGTGAGTTGTCTGAGGGTGGACCATGTGATTTGTGTTTATCAGGTTTTTCTGCAAGTACTTCGTTTGGTGGGTTTATTACTGGAACTACCGTTGGTAGTACTACGAAATTTACTGTTGGTTCTTGGTCGGTTGGGACACCGGGAATAGTTAACACCATAACCAATGGACTCACCTTTCCAAATAGTGGTGGGACATTAAATAGTACATCTATTAGTGTAAACGATAATTTTGAGGATTACGATGACTGTAGTGATTTTCACCTGGATTCTTGTTGTGTGTTTATGACACCCACTTCCCAACCCTACACAGAAGGATGGGTCTACAAAGTTACTTTAAGTAAGGCTGAATACCTAAGTTCGAGCTCATCAACTTTTGTAGCTAAGACCGATGTTAAGATAGGTGTTATTACCGCACCGTGTAAATTAGAGACTATAAAGTTATGGAAAAGTATGCCTGACAAATACAAATACGACCCATTACATTACGATAGAAGGTTTAAAATGCATGCGGTAACGGGATACACTAATAACGAGTATAATTACAATATTGTCAGTGTTAGTGGAACATCTGGTTATTATAATGAACTATATGGGGGTTTTTATCAAGGGTTTTGGAAACTAGACGGTCACCCGTATGAAGTTTTACCCCAAAGGCCGGAATGTGGGTGGACTACGGAATGTTTATTAAAGATAAGAACGGGTTCCACAATTTGCACATCATATAATAACACATTAAACGAAAAATACCCGAACAATAAGGGGTTCTTTTGGTATATAGGCACTAGGGCAGAAAATAAATTTCATAATGTTTATTCTGGGGAATGTGGTTTAACCACTTGTGCTCAATTAGACTATAGTTGTACTGGTACATCAGTATACCTAACTTCGTCGGCAAGCACTATAGTTGACGACCATTGTCAAACTAGAAGAAGTTACATCACAGGTACCACATACGATTCCGGGATTGATGTTTGGAGTAATTCTTTAGGTTTAAGACTAACAGACGATTATAGGGTTGGTTATCGAGCCATATACTATACTGGTACATGTATGACTAGTGGTACTTGCATAACAGGGCTAACCTACAGTAGTGGTTTTACCGTAGTTGAAAAGTATTCCGATAATGTAATATGCCAATTAACTGGTACGACCCAGTCGGAACCCTGGGTGTTAATTACGGCAAGATTTAGAAGAAATTATTGTTATGATAATAAATGTGATTTGTCGAATGAAGGAGGGGTTAATGATTTATTAGAACCCGTAACACCAAACAACATAACCTACGCTGACACATCAACACCAGACTATGGGGTTTTATTCCCCACACCGATAAAAAAAGAAATACATTTTTCTAAAAAGTGGACAGACAATAGATGGTTAAGGACAGGGGTACTAACAATTTTTGTTAATGGTAGACCAGTTTTTGTTGACGACGATTTTGAAGAAATAATCCCAAGAAGGTTAAATACTGAACCACAAAAACAAGTTGGAGTACCATATAATATGAGTTGGGGTGGAGGGTCTCAAGGACTTATAGATAACTTAACCTTTATGTCTGGTTGTACTGGAAATTCAGCGGGACCACCTGCCAGAACTTGTGAACCTTACACACAAGACCCGACTGATTTAAATTTATTAATAGAAGAGTACTTTGCTGGGACTTGGGATGGTGGGATATCACAAATGAGGTATTATTTAGAACCTTTAGGAGCAGACGAAATAATACACAATTATTTGGTTAATAAAGACAGATATAACCTTATAGATTGTAGTTGTTTAAGTACTACTTGTATACCAGGAAGGGCTATATACATTAGAGATGGGGATTCTTTAGATATAATAATAGAATACAATAACACAGATGTGACTTACACCACAGACATACCACCTGTGTGTATAAACCATATGAATAATGTGGCGGTAGATAGACTAAACCTATATGTGGACCCAGGTTATAGTGGTGTAAAAATAAAGAATGCTGTATTGGATAATGTACAAAGTTATGTTATTTATAGACATAGTAAATCTACTGCGTACGCAGCTGAATTAGTTACATTCCCATTCACATTATTAGCTACTGATGTGGTAAATGTGTACATAACTCAAAGAATTGTCTGTACAAATCCAGCAAAAGTTACTTTAATGGGAAATTTGTATAAATAAAAAGATATTTAATAATAAAGAGAATATATGTCGTGTAAGTGTAAAAATATTGTTGAGAACTTCCAGGGTGGGGACATACCGTTAACTACCACCTTTCTAGACGTAGCACAATTTAGTGCAGATAGTAGATTTAACGACATTATTTATTTAAATCATTCACCACAAAGATTTAATGGTGTGACTCAAATAAATGATGCACTTACTTTAATGACTTTGGGGTCACACCCTAGTCCTCTTCCTTTTGGAGATAAATTTAGGATTTTAGTTAATTCCCAAGTTAACCATGCAGATACTTATGTAATACAGGGCACAATGGAATTAGATGGTGAATTGATGTTAAACCCTTAAGAATATAACGTAGTTGAATAAAAAAGAAATAAATAAATAAAAGATGCCAGCAAAAATTAGATTTTATAAAGAAGCTAAATCAGGTATAACAACACCAGCAAGTCCATATGTGACGTTTTTTGCTGGGTCAGATGCCTTAATTCCAGACGGGTCTGGAAATTTAAACCACTTAACAGCAATAGATTCGTCGGGTAACCAATTGGTCATACCTTATTTAGACGAGGAATTAACCAACGATAGGGGATTAGCCTTTAAAGCTGATGTAGATATGAATGCATTACTAACCCTTACATCTATGACTGCGTCAGTAATGGGTAGGATATATTTAGCGTCTACTGGTACGACACAAACCGCTAACTACAATACAACAACTACACAAGCAACAGACGCTTTATCATTTGCAGCTTACAATAATCTTTTAGAAGATAATGTTGTAATTAGTACTACGGGTGTTTGTTTTACCACTGGTAGTTTACCTACATCGTGTTATGCAAATACATACTTTAACCTATCTAACGGGTCTGGAGATACAGCTAGTATTGGTTCGTTACCAGATAGTAACGAATATCAGTTTAGAATGCACGACCCTAGTAACTCACACCAAATAATAATTACACCAACAGGAATGACTATTGAGGTTTCTGGAACATCAGTCCTACAACTATCTTCTACTGAAGGTTTAATAGGTACTTCCTCAACCGGGTCTTTTGGTAGCGTTAGTTCTAGTGGGATTACTTTACAAAGTATATCATCACCATCTGGAACTACAGGTGGATTTACCGGACCATCTAGTGAAATTTTAACTCAAACAGTACAGGTAACCTCAGCACAAACAGCTGTGTTAGATTCATACCACAATAGAATAACGTTAATTGAAGCTCCAGGAGCTAACGAATTATTAGACGTTATAACAGTAACTGGTAAATTTAATTATTTAGGTAATTTAACTGGTGACCAACCATATTCAGCTAACACTAATGTTTACTTAGTGTCTTCTGGTACGACAGCTACAACGTACATGCATGAAGGAGCTATGTTTTATTCCCCAACATTTTTAAGTGGTCAAACTGGTAATGGTACCGTATATAGTAAATTTATACAACCACCATTAACTTCTTTCCAATCTATCAGTACAGATAAGGCCACCAATTTAACTAATATGGGGTTAGGACAACCAATCATGATTGCCACTCAAGGGAAACCAGACGGACAGGGGTCTCCAGTTGCAAACTACGATAATTTTGCTATAAATGTTGTTTATAGAAAAACCCAATTCTAAATAAGATATGGAATTTTTTATTAGAAAAGATGCTACCGAACCAATACTTAAAATGCAACTCATCCAAGATGGGAGAAATGACTATATGAGTTTCCATGATAAGTTAGCAAATTCTTCTATAGGGTTTTCTATGAGAAGAGAAGATACTGGTGAATTTGTCATCCTTAATAAGTCAGCAGGTATAGTATCTAAGACTAGTATTGAACCTAATGCACCGGTCGAATACTACATATATTATCGTTGGCAGTCCTCGGACACTTCGGAAGTCGGTAGGTACCAAGCACAGTTCGATATAACTTTTATTGATGATGGTTCTGAGTTAATTGTTCCAGTTAGAGACGATTTATTTATTAATATAAATGATAGTTTTGTTAGAAGTCAATGTAAATCATTTTAATATTTGATTTAATTTAATTTAATTCATATATTTAATTTAGTGTTAAGTAGAATTCGTGAACTCACGAAGCCAATATTACAAACGTTAAAATTAAACATATGAAAATCAATCAAGAAGTAATCCAAAAGTTCCTAGAAGGGACTGACCCAGAAAAATACATTGTAGCGGTAGAATATGACTACAGAAGTAACTCCATTTTTAAAATAAAAGAAGACCCAATAAACGGAAAATCAATTCAGAAGGATAAGTTTATCCCTTTTGCTTGGGTGGGAAACTTAAAACAAACTAATTTTTATTCAAATAGTAGAATTAGACAACAAGAAGCTATGAGTAAACATGGTATTCTTATTGAGAAGTTAAAAACTGAAGATAATGAAAGGCTAGAAAATGGTCTAACTTATTTAGTTAAAACAACCAAAACATACAGAAATTTAGTTAGTTTTTTTAGGGAAGGTGGATTAAATCCATGGGCTATGGAAACTAGACACCTAATAACCATTTTAAGTCCAGTAGAACAATATTTAACACAAACACAAAAAAGACTATTCAAGGGATTTACAGAATATGAAGAAGTTCATAGGTTAATGTTTGATATTGAGACAACGTCTTTAAGACCTCAAGACGGTATGATGTTTTTGTTGGGTATGTTAGATAATAGAGGCAACAGTAAAATATTTTATGCTCATGATGATGAATCAGAAAGACAGTTAATTAGAGACTTTTTTGATGCCATACACCAAATAAAACCAACAATCATAGGTGGGTACAACTCTTCGTCTTTTGACTGGGACTGGTTAGAAAAAAGAGCTGAAATATTAGGGATGAACATACGAGATGTGGTTACAACTCTAAACCCGAATAGTCCATTTAAAAGAAAAGATTCATTATTAAAATTAGGTGCTGAAGTAGAGGAATATAAAAGCACACAAATGTGGGGTTACAATGTTATAGATGTTGCACACTCTGTTAGACGAGCTCAAACAATTAATTCAGACATTAAATCTTGGGGTCTTAAGTATATAACAGAATTTATTAGTGCTAATAGAGAAAGTAGGGTATATGTTGACGGTGATAAAATTGCTTCAACCTACTCAGAAAACAAGGATTTCTTTTTTAACCCGAGAACAGGTAAGTATAAGTCAGTAGACACACCAGGGTTAGAGGATTTAATACATAAACATCCTAATACGTATGAGATTTTAAATGGACAAGGAGTGGTTAAAAAATACTTAGAGGACGATATAGATGAAACTCTAAGGGTTGATGAACAGTTCAACCAAGCTTCATTTCTATTGTCGACAATGGTACCAACAACATATGAAAGAGTATCAACAATGGGTACAGCTACTTTATGGAAAATGTTAATGTTGGCTTGGTCTTACCACCAAGGGTTAGCAATACCAGAAAAGGAGGAAAAGCGTCCTTTTGTTGGTGGGTTGTCTAGGTTAATTAAAACTGGATATTCAGAAGATGTGTTAAAGTTAGATTTTAGTTCACTATACCCATCTATACAATTGGTACATAACGTTTTTCCTGAATGTGATGTGTCAGGAGCAATGGAGAGCATGTTAAAGTATTTTAGAGATACTAGAATAAAGTATAAAAAATTAGCCTCTGAATATTACGGGGTAGATGATAAAAAATCAGAGTCCTTCGGTAGAAAACAATTACCTATTAAGATTTTTATTAATTCTATGTTTGGTTCTTTGTCAGCACCACATGTTTTCCCTTGGGGAGATATGGATATGGGAGAAAAAGTTACTTGTACAGGAAGGCAATATCTAAGACACATGATTTCTTGGTTTATAGTTAGAGATTATTCACCTTTGGTGTTAGATACGGATGGTGTTAACTTTTCATGTCCAAAGGGGTTAAACGAACATACATATGTTGGTCTAGGTAATAACGAGTTGGTTGTTAAGGATAAGGAGTATGTGGGTTCTGAAGCACATGTTGCAGAATATAATGATTTGTTTATGATAAACGAAATGGGTTTAGATACTGATGGACAATGGCCATCCTGTATTAACGTTTCTCGTAAAAATTACGCTCTTTTAACAGACAAAGGAAAAATAAAATTAACTGGTAACACCATTAAATCTAAAACATTACAGGAATACCTGGTAGACTTTATGGATACCGCACTAACTTTATTGTTAAATGGAAAAGGTAAGGAGTTTGTTGAATACTATTACGAGTACCATACTAAAATATTTAATAGAGAAATACCTTTGGCTAAAATTGCTAACAAATCTAGAGTTAAATTAACTTTAGATGAGTACCATAAAAGGGCAAAAAAAGTAAATAAAGCTGGTAACCCTATGTCTAGAATGGCTCACATGGAATTAGTCATTAAAGATAATTTAAGTGTTAATTTAGGGGATACAATATACTATGTCAATAATGGTACAGCTTTATCCCATGGTGACGTACAGTCCAAAAGAAATAAAGATGGTACAAAACAAACTATTTTAAGGTGTTATATGGTGAAAGAATCTGACATGAAAAACAACCCAGGTATGTTAGGTGATTATAATGTAGCTAGATATATTAATGTTTTTAATAAAAGAGTAGAACCTTTACTGGTTGTTTTTGGTCACGAAGTTAGAGATTCTATAATAGTGAAACACCCAAAGGACAGAGAATTTTTTACCACCAAACAATGTAACCTAATAAATGGGTTGTCTAGAAAGCCTGGGGACCAAGATACGTTAGAAGAGGTATTAACAGCTTCACCTGAAGAAATGGTTTTTTGGAATAAGATGGGTGAGGACAAAGATAAATTCCTAGAAGAGTTAGGAATTCTTAATACCGTCTGATGATAATATGTACCAAGAACCTTCTGTGAAAATAAGTTCTATACAACTTTCTGAACCTAGTTGTAATGACCCCCAATTGTCATCTATTAAACCTACTGAAGTTTTAACTAAACATTCTACCATAGATTTTATATAAACTTTATACCCTTCTTCACCTATTAAAGTTATTTTACTATTCTCACCTTTAACTATTAGATAATCTTCTTTATTGGTCGTATAGTCTTCATTGATAATTTTAATTGATTTTTTATCTGACTCATCAGAGTTTATTAGTCCGTCAAGTAACCCATTTTTTAACACACCCATTAACCCAACAGCTAAAAGTTTGTATTTAACACCATCTGGTTTACCTTCAGAATCGTAATGAACAAAATCTTTTAACCCCAAAGAATCTACTTCCTCAGCAATCAAACCAATACTTTCTTGGCCGTTATGTGTCCATTTAAATTTCTTAGGTTCTAATTGTAGTAATTTAGAGTACGATGAAAAAGGCAAAACTTCCACATCATATTTGTACCTTAATGATGAGGAGTGTTTTGTTACCTCACCAGTTGCGGGGTCAATTTGTAAATCTAAATTGTCTGCTGTGGGTATTTGGTTTGGGTTTATCTGTACAGAAGATGCCCAGGTATTTAAATTAGGTTGTTGATTTAACGCGAATACCACTGTTGAACCAGTAGTTGCACTTACAGTAAAGTTATATGTGTCAGCACTATACCAGTTAGCTCTTAAATTATCACCTATGTTAGTTGACCCAGACATTGTAGCTGTAGTACACCTGTTTTGGTAAATTTGCCTAGAAAAGTCAGTTCTTGTTCTTAGACCACTTTGTCCTAAATAATCATATCCCATTTTAAATTACGTTATAAGGGTCCTGAAATGGACGATACTGTAATGATTTATTTAGGTTTTCAGCTTCGTTAGCTTTCCTTTCCATCATCTTATCTTGACGTAACCTTTCTAATCTACCGGTTAATTCTTCTATTAATCTAGATTTTTCGTCTATAGCCTCCGAAGACAGACTTGAGTAATCCATTGTTAACTCACTATCTGGTATTTTTAATGCACCACTAAATTTACCCCTAACCCTACCCAAGGTTTCTTTGGCTAATGCGGTAAAATATCTTCTAGCCCACGCTTTCGCAGCTGAATTTAATTCGTACCATTCTATATCTTGTAAAGGAACATCAGAAGGTAACCTAATAATGTCAGGGTTTTGTCTATAACAATCGTCAACATCACCATCTATATCGTAATACCAATACCAAACTCTATCACTTTTCATTAATTTATTACTAAAATCAAAATTACCACCAGGTACATTATATAAGTGAAGAAACTTTGACCCTTCAGGTCCAGCAGTAATTCTATAGGTTAATTCACCACCAATCAATCTATTTTTAAGGTTCCTATCACCCATTCTAAGTAGTATATCATAAGCAGGCATCATATAGTAAGACCCAACAATACCCATTTGAGCCATTCCCATTCCACCTCCCATTCCACCCATTCCACCAGCACCACCCATAAATGGGTCGATAAATGATTGGTCTAATTCAGGTCTGGTGTACCATAAAACTTCGTTTATTTCTCTACCGGCTGGTATTTGGTATATCTGTTGGTCTTTTACCAGAGTAATAAAATCCTTTTTTAATTGCCAAGGACCTCCAGCTTGTAAACCAACAATTTTAGAATATGCGTAAGTGAATGAAGTTTCCCAATCTAAACTCCTAGTTGTAAATGCTCTAGCTAAATCAGCCTCATCTACATTTATCCCATATAAAGAAGACCACTGGTTCTCAATTAACCAATCTTGGACATACATAGCGTAATCTTGAATTGCAAGCTCTAAAAGAGAGTCTAACATCTCATCTTCTAATTCCACACCAATAATAGGTGCCCCTAACTGGTGTCTTAGTTGGGTAAATAATTTATTTCTTTCTGTTGGGTCTATTCCTGATGACATACGTTTTTATTTATAAATATATTTTAATAACTATATACCCATAAATATTTTAATTAATGTTTAACTCGTTAAGTATAGCAGAAAGAATATCCTCGTCATTTATGTTGTCTCCCATTACCGTATCGATAATATTCTTTTTATTTTGTAAAATAGTATATATGGTTTGTTCTATAGTGTTTTCATAAATAGGGTAGATACAAGAAACATTTTTCTTTTGACCTATTCTAAAAGCCCTGTCTTCAGCCTGTGAGTGGTCGGAAGGTACAAAACTTAAATCGTTCATAATTACCACTTCAGCCTCAGTCAAGGTAATCCCCACACCACCAGATTTTAAATTTGATATAAACACTTTGGTGTTTGGGTCTGTTTGGAACTTATCCACACTTTCTTGTCTATCTTCTTTTTTCATTGACCCATGTAATACAACTGAAACATCTTTAAATTTTTCGTACATATCCATTAAAGGTTTAGTAAAATTTGTAAATACAATTACTTTTTTTTCTTGGTCTAGAGACTGTTCTATTAGGTCACAAGTTATTTTTATTTTTTCATTAGCAATAATTTGTCTAACTTTCATTAGTTTAGCTAAATGAATCGCCAGGTTTTGTTCTTGACTATCATCAGACCAACTTAAATAATCCCCCATTTCTTTTTTATACTCATAAGAACTAAGTTCTAGGTATATTGGTGTGATTATTTTATCCGGTAAATCAATTACATCTTCTTTTAACCTCCTAAGTACTTTATTTTTTGTTCTGTCTCTTAATTCTTCTAAGTTAGAAGAACCACTTACATTCCATATTTTTCTACCACCAGGACCCCTAAATTGTTTTCCATCACAATACCTGGTAACGTAACCAATCCAATTTACCGAAACCCTACTCTCAACTAACTTAAGTAAGTTATAATAATTAATTGGTCTTGATGTCATTGGTGTTCCAGACAGTAACCACGCTCTTTCTGAGACATCGATTATTCCATTAGCTATTTTTGTTCTTTGTGCTTTACTGTTTGATATGTAGTGTGCTTCATCCACAATTATCAAATCAAACCCCGAATTTATTATTGTGTTATTTTTATCTTTAGGTGAGTGAAAGTTTTTTAATATGTCATAGTTTATTATCACATATTTTCCATCCTCCCATTTTTTACCCTCTATAATACTTATTTTTTCTTTACTATAGTTCTCAATCTCTCTTTTCCAGTTAAGTTTTAATGAAGCTGGACAAATAACTAGTATTTTTTTTGATTTAGTAACTATGGCCGCTATAACAGCAGCGGTAGTTTTGCCTAACCCCATATCGTCAGCCAATATAAATTTTTTGTTACTTATTAACTTTTCTATGGCTTCTTTTTGGTGTTCTAGTGGTGGACGATGAGAAAATTCTTGATAGTTAACTTCTATTTTTTCTTTATTGTCTGGTATAAGTTGGGATTTTGGTACCCAGAAGGCATAAAGTTTTTCAGATTCAATCACCCTTCCCCAGATATGGAAAGACTTGTCTTTTTGTACCAATATCTTTTCCACCCAAATCTTATTAGGTTTTTTTGGTAATATTTTTTGTTCTTGTAGTTGGTCTCCGTAATATGTGTCGATATCCACCCATTTTCTGGCTATTTTGGGCACATCATTAAAATACTTTATTATGTACTCTGATTGAGAGCGACCTAATTTATAGTATTTACTATTACTTTTTTCCCTTATATCCAATATATAATTGTTGGCTCCATTATATGAGGCCAAAATATTCATAGCTTTCTTTTCTGGTATCTGTATATCCAAACTAAATAATTTAACAAATAATTATAACCATTATCTAAGTATTTATAAAGTATAAAGACGTTTTATGGCAAAAAATAGGGTACCAATAACAAGAATAAATAAGTTTTTCGGAAGTGAGGATATGAATCTTCATGAACGAATAGGCATGGAATACTTACATGGTAACCTTAATTTTACTTTAGTTTTATTTAGGGTAGATAGAGAAAAGACTGTAGGTGATAGGGTCTACGGTGAAGCTTTACCAGAGGAAATACGTTATTATCCACCTGTAGAGATTAAGGCATTAGTAAAAATAGAACAACCAGTGAATGATAGTTATGCTGGTGGAATTATGAGATATATAGAGAGTGGCAACTTAACCTTAAGTGTCTATATTAAACATTTAAAAGAACTAGGGGTAGATATAAGTTATGGTGATTATATTGGTTACCCAGAAACAGAAGACAAAACAAGATACTTTGTTGTTGCTAATGATGGTAAAATAGCAAATGATAATTCACATACCATTGGTGGATATAAACCATTTTATAGAACTGTAGTGTGTACCCCAACTTCAGAAAACGAATTTAAAGGAATCTAATATGGCTCTACCTAAAAAAGTTAAAAAAACACTAAACATGTATCCGGTAGTTAGGAATCAACCTCATTACCCCTCTGGATATGATGGCATGTCCACACCTAAAAGAAGAAAACAATTAGAAGAATTTATTAGTAAAGATGGTACCTTTTTACCTAAAAGTGTATTACATGAAGATTTGGATTTAGGTATGTTAGATTTTGTTAAGGAACGACTAAGAATACAAATTGATGGTAAAAGTATAAATTTTATAGACCAAATACTTACAGTTCAGAGGTGGGCAGAGTTTTCAAATACTTGGAGTTTTGTTGATGATGACAGGCAGGTAGACCTTCCGTTTTTAGTGGTAGTTAGACAACCGGACCCACAGTATGGTACAAACCCAGCTTTAAATTACACTATACCAGATAGGAGGGCTTTCCATTATGCCAAAGTACCAACTTGGGACGGGCAAAGAAAAGGAATGGATTTATATAAAATACCACAACCGGTACCTATCGATATTAGTTATGATATAAAAATTGTTTGTAACCGAATGAGGGAGTTAAATCACTTTAATAAGGTAATGTTGCAAACTTTCACCTCTAGACAGGCATATACTTTTGTTAAGGGACACTACATTCCTATAATAATGCAGACTATAAGTGATGAAAGCCAATTAAGTAATCTTGAAAAAAGAAGATTCTATAACCAAAATTACAATTTACAATTACAGGGATTTTTAATAGACGGTGAAGAGTTTGAAGTTACACCGGCAATCTCTAGGTCTATAGTTTTAACAGAAGTAGACACCAGAACAAAAAAAAGAAAGTCCCCACCAACAGAAGAAAATCCAGAAGGTCCTTTTACAGAGGTAGTTTGTTTTGCTTCTGGAACTACCGCGAGTGCTACAGCGATAATTTCCGGAGGTTCGGTTACTGGTATAACTGTAGACATTACTGGTTCAGGGTATTCAAGTGTACCGTCTGTTACTTTATTGGGTGGTGGTATTCCAGCTATATCAGCAGCAACAGCTACAGCTGTGGTTACTAATAAGTCAGTTACTTCTATAGATGTTACATTTATGGGCTCAGGTTATACTAGTACACCTACTGTAGAGATTGGTCCACCACAAGAAACAGATGGTAGTAAAGTGTTTATGTATAATGGTAATTTACAAATTATAGAGATGACTAACATAACTTCTTGTTCTATAACTATAGACGGTGTTAACACACCGGCCGCTAAATTTACAGTATATTATGTTTTAAAAGGACAAACACTTGCGTTTAACATTGTTAAGATAGACCCATATAAAGAGTCGTGCTTGACCTTCTCGGTTGACTTTAATTAACTATCACCGTATATGTCTGGTTTAGGTTTACACTTATCCATTATTAACTTCTCAACAAAAGCAAACATCTTTAAAGCATTTTTATCACAATACGATTTTAAAATATTATGGGTTTTTGGCGTTATCTTGATATTTTTTACTCTTTTGGGGTGTTCCATACCAATAAGTATGACAAAAGTATGACTTTTTTCCCACACATTAATTATTTAGTTATTTTAGTTAATGCTTTTGAGTCTGGTCATAATATTTATTTAAAAATCGAATAATAATAATAACTAAAAATAATAAGAGAAATGGCGAGTAATTCTAACAAAGTATTTGTTTCTCCGGGTGTTTACACGTCGGAGAAAGATTTAAGTTTCGTAGCACAAAGTGTAGGTGTTACAACATTAGGTTTAGCGGGTGAGACTTTACAAGGTCCAGCGTTTGAACCTATTTTAATAAGTTCATATGGTGAGTTTCAAACTTACTTCGGTACTACTAGTACTGAAAAGTACGTTGAAACACAAATACCAAAATATGAACTATCATATATTGCGAAAGCATATTTACAACAATCAAATCAACTATTTGTTACTAGGGTACTTGGTTATTCTGGTTTTGATGCTGGGCCTTCGTGGTCTATATTGACTAGGGGTAATGTAAATTGTGATACAATACAATCACAATGTACCTCATGGAATAATGCGTACGTACCAGGTTTCTCAACACTATCTGGAGAGACAAGGGTTTTCCCAGGTCAAGGATATTACCAAACAGGTGATACACAATATGATATTGTAGACCAACAAGGTTATTACTACAAAGGTTCTGGACAAACTTCTTGTTATGGAGCAAGTGGTAAAACTCCAGTTTCTTATTTGGTAACTAATGTACCAACTTATTGGTCTGGAACATCAATAACTTCCGGTCCATTAACTACTTTCGCTAATGGGTCAATGCAACCACTGGGTAACGATTGGTACTCTACTCACTTACCATCAGTAATTGTACCAACAATAGATGAATTAATAACAAAATACGATGGTTCAACAACTACACTACGTCAAGATTTAAATTCTTTCTTTTACGCACTATATAATAACTTTTCACACCCAAGTGCAACATGTGCTACTGGAACAACACCATGTCTTACTAATTTAACTGGTACCTCACTAGCTTATCAATATGGTGTGAGTAACTTTGATGTTGGTAATCCGTCTTCGGGTAATACTTGGCCTGCACCTGTAATAAATTCATCTGGTGGTTTTATAGATGATACTTTTTGGGCAGCGTTTTCTGGTGTTACATCTAATAGATTAAATTCACAATACAATCCAAATGGTTACGCTGACTCACCTTTCTGTGACGCTGGTAGTAATACAAACCAAAATGATAGTTGGGAATATACGTTCTTTGATTATGTAGATGGGGCATATACTGGTGTATCAATGACCATTGGTGTGGATTTAGCTAATGGAGCGGTACAAGATGCTAGTACAGTAAGTGCAACCAACCTTTACACTGGAAGTACTTCAATGACATTCACCTACTGGAGTGCAGCTACTTATTGTGATTTTGATAATCAAGTAGTAGCGACGTTTAGGTCTAGGGGTGTTAGTACATTAGGTTCTGGTGGTCCAGAATATAGAGTTACTGGAACTACAAATGTTACTTTTGTTTGTACTGGAAGTACTTATGACGACGTATTAACTAACCCATTCTCAACATTTGCAATAGATGTAACAGATAGAGAAAATAGAGGGTTTAGGTTTGATACTAATATGGCACCAACTGACAAAAAATTCCTTAAGAAAGTATTTGGTGTTCAACCTTTTGATAAAGACATGTTAGAGGTACCTATTTTTGTTGAGGAATCATACCCAAATATGTTGACTCACGCATACAAAAAAGGTTATGTAAGAGGATTACAATGTACATTATTAAATTTACCTGAATTTAGAAACGCTAACAACACAAACACTATTGGTTTTTACCAAGAACAATGGCAAACACCGGTAACACCTTATGTTGTTTCGGAATTAAGAGGTAGTAAAGTTTATAAATTATTTAGAGCTGTTTCGGTAGCTGATGGAAACGCAGCAAATACAGCTATTAAAATTTCAATTATTAATATAAGTCTAGAAAGAGCTGAATTTGATTTAATAGTTAGAAGTTACTACGATACAGATTCTTCACCTACAGTGTTAGAAAAATACACTAGATGTAGTATGAACCCATCACTTAACAGTTACGTAGGTCAAAAGATTGGTACTGTTAATGGTGATTACGAATTGAAGAGTAGGTACATCATGTTAGATATGGACCCAGAGTTAGAAATGGATAATAACCTATGGGATGCGGTTCCTTGTGGTTTTGAAGGGTATATTAGTAGGTCTTATGATTCTATGAGAAGTCCTACACTATACTATAAAACCAAATACGACGCACCTGGTGATGTCATTTATGACCCACCATTTGGAACTACTGCTGGTTTAACTAATAGAAGTTTAAGTTCTGGTGATAAAATAAGAACAACTTATTTAGGTATTTCAGATGTAGCACCTGGAGCGTATGACGATGACTTTTTCCAATACAAAGGAAAACAAGCACCAACTAACGCTTGTAACGACTCAAGTGGAGATGATTGGGCTTGTTTAACACAAGGATTCCACTTAGATAGTGGAGCAACTTGTTCACAACACAGTGAATTATGTGCACACATCCTATGTGGTTGTCCATACGGGTCAACGGCTTCTTCAGCAACGACAGACCAGTTCGCTGTAGGTGACGCACCTTTCACACAAGAACCTACAAATATTGGTAGTCCGTATTATAAACTACAATCTAGAAAGTTCACATTCATGCCTTATGGTGGTTTTGATGGTTGGGACATTTATAGAAAGTTTAGAACTAATGGTGACAGTTACATTAGAGGAAAATCAGGGTTCTTAAATGGGGCTTGTAGTACAACACAATTCCCAGGAGCAACTGGTGATGGTTCGTTTAAGTTCCTTACAAAAACACCTTGGGGTGAAGCTGGTTATTTTGCAACTACTGACTATTACGCTTACCTATTTGGTATAAGAACATTTAGAAATCCAGAAGCTGTTAATATTAACGTATTCTCAACACCAGGTATTGATTATGTAAATAATAGTAACTTAGTTGAGGAAAGTATTGAGATGGTTGTTGGTGAAAGAGCCGATTCATTATATGTGTGTACAACACCTGACTTTAATGTGTTTGTTTCATCACCTAGTGACCCTTCTAACATCATACAACCTACAGAGGCTGTGGATAATTTAGATAACACAGGGATTGACTCTAACTACACAGCAACTTACTACCCTTGGGTATTACATAACGACACTGAAAATAATACTAGAATTTGGTTACCACCAACGTACGATGTTATGAGAAATATCGCACTAACGGATAACATTTCATTCCCTTGGTTCGCTTCAGCAGGTTATACTCGTGGTATTGTAAACGCTGTAAAAGCTAGAAAGAAACTTACTTTAGATGAAAGAGACACTCTTTACGCTGGTAGGATTAACCCAATCGCTACGTTCTCGGATGTAGGTACGATTATTTGGGGTAACAAAACACTTCAAGCTAGAGAATCAGCTTTAGATAGAATTAACGTAAGAAGATTACTATTACAAGCTAGAAAACTTATTTCTTCAGTGTCTGTAAAATTAGTATTTGAACAAAATGATGAACAAGTTAGAAATGAATTTTTAGACTTAGTTAACCCAATATTGGACTCTATTAGAAGAGAAAGGGGTTTAACTGACTTTAGAGTTGTAGTTTCTGATGACCCTCAATTGATTGACCAAAATACGTTAGAAGGTAAAATTTACATAAAACCAACTCGTTCTCTTGAGTTTATTAGTGTGGAGTTCTTGATTACACCAACAGGAGCATCATTTGAGAACATATAAAATAATTAAAAATGGAACGGAATATTAAAAAATCAGAAATAGTAGATAGGTTAGGGTTAAGACTATCATTAAGAGAACATTCAGGTAAAAAACCTAGTGACATAAAATTAACACCAGCTCAGTTTGATAATTTATTAGAAAACTATATGGATTACGAAGAGTTCGAGATGGGTGAGAACTTTGGTGATGGGGACCTGTCGATTGGGGATTCAGACGCTCAAGGTATGGTAACTCAGTCTGGTGACGATTATTACATGGATAGTGAATCACCTAGTGAATTAGATGAAGTTGATGAACCTGAAGAAGATTTAGATGAAATGTGGGCTAATTTAGCAAAGATTGCTGCGGGAGCTATGGGAGCTACAGCTGGTGAAAAAGTTGTTGATAAGTACCTAGAAGAAAAAAACAATTTAGTTAAATCATTAAATAAATCTTACAAAGTAATAAGAGAATCAATAAAAGCCAGAAAAGGAAGTGGTTTAAAATTATCAAATTACAATTCTAAAATAATAGCTGAATCGTTCTACGGTAGTGGTAGTAATAGAAATCACCCAGGTGAGTCTGCTGCATCAGGCCTAGAAAACATTATTAATAGCATTAAAAAAGGTTACGAGTTTGTTAAAGACCCTAAGACTAGAAAACAAATAGAGAATACTTTGGTTAAATTAAGTAACTTTATGACTTATACTGCTGAACTTATGGGGTCTGGACAATCACAAAAAAGACCAAGAAGTTACGATTCTATAGCTAAACCAATACCTTATCCAGATTTAGATGAACCAGAGGAGTTAGAGGATTTAGATGATGACTTAAACATGAACTAATAATAAAATAGAACATATATTTACAAAAAAAACCACTTAATAGGTGGTTTTTTTATTTGGTAATTATTTTATTAACTTACCTCCGTTAAATAAGATTACTATAAGAATCATAGGACACAATAATGGTGCTTTTAAAAAGTGAGTTAATATATAAAAGTTGTACCACCCGTTAGTTGGTATGCCATTCCTTTCCTCCTCTATTTTTAAATAGTTTTCTTGTAGTTGTTTTTGGTTAATTAAGATGAACCCAATCATCACTACCATTGAAACTGTTAAGTACCCTAAAATGTATTCTATCATATTCTTTTTATTTTATAATTAGTATTAATTCCTGTTATATTATACGACAAAGATAATAAAAAGTTACGTAAGCACCAAACAAATTTACATAGTTTTTCTTTGTATCTTAAAGTATTTTTCGTATCTTTGTTTAGAATTTAAAAACAACTATATGAAATTATCTATGTTCGATTTTGACAATACCTTAGTCGAAACCCCTTATGAAGACAGCACTTATCTTGACACTAAAGACAGCCTAGACCCAAAAAAATGGGACTTTACATTTAATAAAGAAACACTAAAAAAATACTTTAGTGAGTCTAATGAAAAAAAAGTAATTACTGTTCTTTTAACAAATAGAATAGGTAGTGTTGAGGATGAGGTTATGTCCATATTAAAAACTAAAAACATTAATTTTAATGAAAAATTATTTATAGTAGGTAAAGATGGTAATAGGTCTAAAGGGAAAAGAGTAGAGAGTTTAATAAAAAAATACCCTGAAACTACTGAAATAGAGTACTGGGAGGATAAGGATAAACATATTGATGATGTGATTAGTTATTGTATGAAATACCCAAAAATTAAATTAAAAATAAATAAAGTTATTTAATTTTTTCTATATTATCAGATGGTCTATCTGATAAGTTAATCAATTCTTTATTATCTACTGTCCACACATTGTCAAATACAGGAATCATATTCCTCATATTATCTTTAACTTGTTCATGGTATTGTGCCACCATTTCCGGTGGTAAACTTCTAGGTCTATCGTCATTTCTAAGTTGAGCTAACTCTAAAGGTGTTCTTACATACACTAGTGTAGTATTAAAACCATTTTCTTTAGCTAGGTTATGTATGTCTTTCATTACTTGTTCTTGACCACCACCAGCATCATATACCACATTAACTTGTTGGTTTCTTTCATGTTGTAAAAATTGTTTTAAAAATTTTACTGTTAGGTTTTTTGGGTTTGAGGTGGTGTACGTCATATCTAGTATTTGTTGATACCCTTCTGGTGTGGATATTTTTTCTTCCCACTCGTCACCCCATAATTTTTTTGCTGTCATAACCCTTACTTGGTCAACATTAAAATTCTTAACATTATTTAGGTTGATTAGGTTACCACTTATAAAACTTTTACCAGCTCCTGGTCCACCAGCAATAACAACAAAGTTATTATTTGGTTGTCCAAACCCAATTACCTTTTCCTCCGACAGAAATTCTTCCCTTAGTATTTTTTTAATTAATTCCCTCACTACCAAGCTCTACAAGACCAATACCTTGCTTTCCATTTAGGACCTGGGGTATCACATTTATGTCTAGCTCTGAACGATTTTCTTCTAGCTGGGTTAGATTTTTTAATTCTCATGGTTTTTTCACCCTTCTTTTTAGCTGAAGTTCCTCCGTGACCAAAATTAACTTTAACCACATTTCCTTTTTCGTTCTTAACATACACCTTGAACTTTTTAACATCTCCTCTTGTGGGTTTATTTAATTTTACTTTTCTACCCCTATATTCAGCTTCTTCTATAATACTTTCATTTTTAAACCCCTTACAAGCAGCTGGAGTGGGTCTACACCTAGGTTTCTTTCTTTTTTCACCTTCACCCCTACCACAAGGTTTACACTTACCGTTATTACAAGTATTACAGTCAACCCACCCACCAGTCTTTCCAGGTGCTCCTTGTCGTTCAAACCAACCGTGTAACCCTTTATCCTTTTCTTTTGTGAAATCGGTTTTTTCTAAAACATCTTCCTCTTTTAACTTTTTCCAAATCTTACCAGCTCTACATCTAACCACTGCCCCAGAAGCATAAGCTGATGGCCAAACATCGTATTTTTGTTTAGCTATTCTAGTACACCTATCATCCTTTTTCTTTTCGTCCAAGTTAATTTCATTACCTGGTTGGAACATCATCAATTTTTTTACTTGTGATTCCGTGAGTCTTATCTTCATACTAATAAATATAGATTTTAGTTTATTTATTTTATTTTAGTTCTACATATTTTTTAGATACCTTAGCCCAATTAACCACACCCCAAAAGTTCTTTATATATTTTTTTCTATCGGACATGTAGTTTAAGTAGTATGCATGTTCCCAAACATCTAAACCTAATAAAGGCTCACCCATATTATCCATTAGTGGGTTATCTTGGTTTGGGGTACTAACAATTTTTAGTCTCCCATTTTTAATCACCAACCAGCACCAACCAGAACCAAATACTTTTGTTGACTCTTCGTCAAACTGTCTTTTAAAATTATCCAATGAACCAAAGTCCTTATTTATTTTAGTTTTTAGTTCTTTTGATAGTTCTGTTTTTTTAGGTGTTATGTAATCTCTAAAAAATAAACTATGGTTATAATACCCACCAGCGTTATTTCTTGTAAATGTATCGTAGTTTTTAATTCCCCTAATTATCTTTTCTATGTCAGTATTTGGGTTTTTTCTTTTAGATAAAGCTTCGTTTAACTTGGTGGTGTAACCTTTATAGTGTTTATTGTAGTGTTCCCACATTGTCTCATACCCAACAAAACCCTTAACTGAATTATAATCATATGGTAAAGTGACCCGTTTGAAGAATGTTTTTTTTGCCTCAGACAAAAACCCCTCCTTTAATATTTTTTTAATTAACTCTCTCATTGTTTCCTATGACATTTTATATATTATAAATATATTTATATACAAACAAGAACCACATGTTAAATGAAGAAATAAAAAGAATTAAGTCTTTAATGGTAATAAAGGAACAAGAAGAGGATAATTTATCGTCTTACTTAGATTCTACTTATTTAAAAACCCCAGAACAGGCAGGTATAGGGGAGGAAGAAACCGACGATATAGTTTTTAATACAATTAAAGATGAGATAGACCATAACATGAAGTTAGTTATGTTAAGACCAGAGTACGTTAAATCAGCTCGTGAGTTCATAGATAGTAAGGGGGCTAATGTGTTAGTTGGTACCGTTATAGGGTTTCCTAATGGTGATACTGGACAGGGTGCAAAAATGGATGAAGCTATAAAAGCTATAGAGGATGGTGTGGATGAATTAGATTTTGTTGTGGATTATAAAGCTTTTAAGGGTGGTGACCTAGATACAGTAATGAAAGAGGTTAGTGAAGGCACAGCTATTGGTGTAGAAGACGGAAAAGTGGTTAAATGGATTATAGAGTCTGCAGCTTTAAACAATGAGGAAATATCTGAACTTACAAGGTTAATTAGTAAAATAGTAATAGAGACTGTGGGTGTACAAAATGCCAAGAATGTTTTTGTTAAGACCTCAACCGGGTTTTATAAAACTGATGATGGTAGACCAGTAGGAGCGACACCAGAAGCCGTAAGTATTATGAAATCAAATTCAGGACCACTACAAGTTAAAGCATCTGGTGGTATTTATAGTAAAGATGACGCCAGGGCAATGATTGATGCTGGAGCTACTAGATTAGGTACTTCAGCAGCTAAAGACATAATGGTCGGTAATAAAATAGATAATACGGAATACTAATGAGAAATAGAATTAAAAATCTTTTAAGGGAATATGAAGAAGATAAAACTACAACATACGATGAGATTTATTCACTACCATACAATTTAAGAAGTCAATTACAAAATCAATTAGAAATGTTAGTTTCTTCAGACCAATCTATGGAATTAGAAGAAATAGAATATGGTGGTATACCAGAATTAAAATCTTCTGGAAATGTATTTAACCAAATAAGTAAGTGGTTTAAAAGATACTTAACCGATAAAGCATCCGATTACTTAATTAACGCTAGTGCTAAAGAAATGGAAGATACTATAAAAATGTTAAAGGTTCTTGACCCTAAGGACATGAATGGAATTTTTACTCCCAGAGCAATGTATTTAGGTGGTGGAATAGATTTTGCTACAGACGCTATGTCTTGGAGAACACAAATAGAGGATTTTTTCGGAGAAGGACATGTGGTTAAGGGTGATAGGTTACTTGATTTGGTAACTAACGGTACTATGGATTTTAAAGGGATAGAAACACCAGCTATATTAAACCCTCTTAGAGCTGAAACAGTAAGAGATGAGGACGAAGAGTTCCAAAAGTTATTTAAAGCCTGGAAATCTAACCAACTAAACGATGAAGAATTTGCTGTATTTAGAGAAAAAATTAGAGACCAAATAGTGGTTCAAGATTTGTATATGTTAAAAGTGTGTGATACAAATCTAATTAATTTTGATGGTACTGCTGGTGCTGGTACTTTCGGAGAGGCTCAAGTAAGTGCATTAAAAAACTCACAAGTTTTTATCTGGTTAACTAATGGAATGAAAATATCTAACATATCTCCGTGGATGATGCCTTCTATAACTAAGATACTACAAGAAGATGAGTTATACCCATTTCTATCTAATTTTAAATAAAACATGCCTTACATAGTTAAAAAAAATATTATTAGTGAAAGTGTTAATCAAAATAGATTAATATTATTAGATGTTGACGATACTATTTTAAAACCCTCACAAATTTACATATATAGAAATTTACCTACAGATAGTAGTGAAGTTAAATTAACACCATCAGACTATGCTCATGAAGATGTTACAGAGGAAAATAAGAACTATTACGACTATAGAGACTTTTTAGACCCGATAAAAATAAAAAGGTCAATATCCCAAGCAGAACCTATAGTATCTAATCTAGAGATTATGGATGACTTGTTATCTAGGGGTTACCAGTTAGGAATATTAACAGCAAGGTCTTCAGAGGATGTAGTATTTAAAGGGTTAAAAGATTGGTTGATGTATAAAAATAAAGAAGGTGAGTTAATACCTATTGGTGATAAATTGACTAGAGAAAACGTATACGCTATAAATGACTCTAAAAGAGTAAAGGGGTTAAAAGGGGTTACTGACTACGAGAAAAAAGCGGAGGTGATGGAATCCTTGTTACACGTCTATAATGAAATATTGTTTATAGATGACGATATAAAGAACATTAAAGAAATGAGGAAGCTTAAAGCTAGATTGCCTAAAGAATTAAATAGCAAGCTTTTTATAAAGCATGCTTTATATTAAATAATTAAAAAGCATATATTTATTTATGCATATAACACTATAATATATATTTTGCAAGTAAAGGTTTAAAACCTAACTATTTTTAACAAACTGTATATTTATTAGTAAATAAAGACTTTAAAACAAAAAAATAAGACATGGCTGATTTATTAATGAAAATGCCCATACCCTATGAACCGAAAAAGAAAAATCGGTTTATTTTAAGATTCCCTTCTTCTTTGGGTATTAATGAGTGGTATGTGGAAAGTACATCAAGACCGAACATATCAATAGGGTCCGTAGAGATTCCTTTTTTAAACACCTCAACGTACGTTGCTGGTAGATTTGTTTGGAACACAATAAACGTAACCTTCAGGGACCCGATAGGGCCTTCAGCTGCACAAGCGTTAATGGAGTGGACTAGACTACACGCAGAATCAGTAACAGGTAGAATGGGGTACGCTGCTGGATATAAAAAAGACATTGACTTGGAAATGCTAGACCCTACTGGGGTTGTAGTGGAAAAGTGGATTTTACAAGGGACATTCTTAACCGACGTAAACTTCAACGACCTATCATATAGTGATGAGGGGTTAGCTAATATATCAGCTACTTTAAGACCAGACAGATGTATATTGGTTTACTAATATAGTTTACAAAAAATTAATTAATCCATATCTTATAGGTATGGATTTTTTTTTATTCATATTTAATATAAAGAAGTAGTTTACTTTAATTAAAATAACTTTAAGTTTTTCACAAGAAAAAATATTATGGACCCAACACAAACATATCAACCACAACACGAAATCAATGTTCCTTATGATGTGGTTACCTTACCTTCTAAAGGTATATTTTACAAAAACAAGATTAGTTCAGTAAAGGTAACCTATTTAACAGCATCTGATGAAAATGTACTAACTTCACAAAATTTAGTTAAAGAAGGAAATTTAATAAACGAATTACTACGTAGAAAATTAGTAGCGTCTGACATTAAAGTAGAAGACTTATTAGATTGTGACAAAGAAGCTATTTTAATATTTTTAAGAAATACGGCTTATGGTAGTGATTACAATCTAAAGTTAGTTGACCCTAAAACACAAGAATCTTTTGATTATGTTGTTGACTTAGGAGCTGTATCTTTTAAAGAATTTGATTTAAAACCTGATGAGAAGGGGGAATTTGAGTACATATTCCCAGTATCCCAAAAAAGAGCTAAATTTAAATTCTTAAGTGCCGATGAAGAAAAAGTTTTAGAAACACTACAAGACCAATACAAAGGGTCACAAGTGGTACCCGCAGTAACTAAGAGATTAGAACTGTTAATAAAAGAGATTGACGGTGAACGAAGTCCAGAACAACTATCCATATGGATTCAAGCCATGCCAATTAAAGATTCACAATCACTTAGAAAATTCATAACTGGTAATAAACCAGGTCTCGATTTAACAATTTCAACAACAGCCCCGTCAGGAGAAAAGGTCACATCCCGTGTGGCATTTGGGGCGGAGTTTTTTCGTCCTTTCTTCGGAGTATAGGCAAGCTGTGCTTGATGAGGTCTATTACCTCGTAAAATACGGTAATTTTTCGCATGAATCGGTATATAACATGCCAATTTTTGAAAGACGTTATTATTTAGGAAAGTTAATCGGTGAGTTTGAAAAAAGGAACGAAGCTAGGGAACAGGCAAAAAACAAAGCCCAAAACAAATCGCGTTAGAAATTTAAACCCCACTATTTATAACTATAAAACAATGCTATGGCACAGATATGGGATAATTACGGTTTAAGTAAAAGTGAGTGGATGAATATTGACGCTAATAGTCGAGCTAAAATTACAAGTCAAAACAAATCCAGTAACGTTAACACACCCAAACCAGACACAACAGGAGCTAAAGATTATTTAGGGCTAATATCACAGACAGTCAGTAAACAGGTTGAGAACTTAGGTTTGATGACCCAAATAGGTAAAACAGACGAAGCTGGGGTGGTCGCTAGAGAACAAATTAATAGCTTAATAGACCAAGAATTAACACTAAGAAAACAAGTAGTTACACAACTTGGTCAGGTAGGTAGTTTACAACAACAAACATCAGCTAGTGTATTAGACGCAGCTGTACAACTTCATAAATTTGGAATTGACACCACAAGAACATTCGAAACCCTAGCGGAAATAAGTGATGAAGTAGGTAAAAATCTATCTATTAGTAGTGAAGACCTAGAAAGATTAACACTTATGTCAGTTTCTTTAAATATGACAGCACAAGAGTCTGCTGAAGTAGTTAAAGGGTTTGAACAAATGGGACTATCCATGGGTGATGCCGTAGATAAGACCATGGAAATGGCTGAAGTAGCCAGAATGCAAGGTATTAATGTTGACAAATTCATGGGTGATATCGCTGGTAGAATGGATACCCTTAACAGTTATAACTTTGCGGATGGTGTTAAAGGGTTTGCTAGAATGGCAGCACAAGCTCAGAAATTAGGGTTGGACATGGGTAAAGTCGTAAATCTAGCTGAAAAAGTTATGAGTCCAGAAGGTGCTATAGAATTAGCTGCTAACCTACAAGTTTTAGGTGGTGCTGCTGGTGACCTAGCTGACCCATTTAAGTTAATGTATATGGCCACTAATGACTTAGAAGGTCTACAAAAAAGTTTAGTTGGAGCAGGTAGAGATTTAGCTGTGTTTAATGAAGAAACCAACAGATTAGAAATACCACCAACATCAATAAGACAAATAGGAGCTTTAGCGTCTGAGTTAGATATGACTAGAGAGGAGTTTGTTAGAATGATGGAACAACAACATAAGTTTGATATGATGCAGAATCAGTTTAGTTTAGACTTTTTACAGTCTGATGATGCTGCTGAATTACAAAGTTTTGTAGAAGGTATGGCTACTATGGGTGAAGGTGGACAGTTCGAAATTGCTGTTGATGATAAAATGGTTAAGTTACAAGACTTAGGGGTAGAACAAGTTGAAGCTTTAAGAAAACAAATGGAAGACCAGAAAATGCAAGATGATAAGTTTGCTGGTATGGACGAAAGAGAACTGATGATTCAACAACTAAACGCTCTTGAGGTTATAGCGGGAACAATGGAAACACCAGGAAAAGCGTTGGAGGCCTCCTTAATTAAAAATTTCCCGTTTGCTGACCTAAATGAAAGTATGGCTGGAGCGGCCGTAACTATAGATACAGAAACAGTACAACTTTTAACTGATAAATTATCCCAAGGAATTGTAAGTGGTCTAAGTAACGTTGTTATGGGTAGTCCTGGTGAACAAGAAAACCTAGAACCTTATTTTGGAAAACAAAGTACTTTTGATGAAATGGCTAACAGAGGGTTATTATATTTTAATACTGGAATAGAAAAATTTGCTGGACATTTTTCGGTTAATGATTATGCTACCGAAGGACCCGCCTCTATACTATCCAATCAAGGTGTAGCTACGGTATCTAATGATGACACAGTTTTTGCTGTGGATATGGGTAAAGTTGGTCAAACTAATTTGGGGGCTGGAGATTTAGCTAGTACAATCGCTGGTGGTGACTACAGCACTTCTTTTGAACAAACTAATGTAAATGGAGGTAATGTGGTTAGTGGTATGGATAACATTAATGTTAAACAAGAAACTAGTGGTACAATAAAAATTGTTTTAGATGGTAAAAACTTAGGTAATTTAGACCCTATGAAAATATTAAACAATGACCAATACATACAAATCCTAAAATCAAGATTCCAACAAGTTTCGATGACAGGTAAACCTGACTTTGTTGAGTTGGGCAAGGGATATGTTTTAAATTAAAAAAGAAGATAAATGGCAATAATACCACAAAATACACCACTAAATTTACTTAGTTTTAACGGAACAGAATACCTAAGACAACAAATGATGGTTAAAAATCTAGAAGACCCAGCGGGTTCTGCTGGTATAATATCTTCTGTAACACCTGGTACTTATTTCTTGGAAGGTACTAGAGATATGTCGGTTGTTGACCAACCATCCGTAGACTTAGCTGGTGAATTTTTTATTGACAAATCCTATCTAGCAAATATTTACGGTCCCCCAGGTGGATACCAAAATTGGGTACAAATATATACAGCCTCTCAAAATATAGCAAGAGTAAACGAAGGGTATTACCCATCATTTTCACCACCTGAAACTGGAGCTGGTCTATTTGGAGCTAATCCATTTATGACTGTTGCCCAATATTATTCTCCATTACAAATATTAAGTAGTGTAGATTCATCCGGTTTACTGTCTGGTAAGGTTTTAGATGATAGTTTACTACAACAATATGGTGCACAACAACTTAGAAAAGAGTTTGAAACTAGGATTGCTTTTGAACTATACCAAGAGACAGTAGGAAGACTTAATTTTGTTGATGCTATGAAAGACCCATTTATGGCTTTAGATATTGTTACTGGTAGAGAATCTCTAATAGAAAGAGACAACACAATAACAGTACCAAAAGGATTAATTGGTAAAGGACTAGATTTTGTATCTAGACTAACTGGTGTTTATATACCATTTTCTTATATTCCTGGTGATTATTTTGAATTAGAACCAGCTCGTGGATTGTCTACCGCGGGTAAAATAGTTTCTGATATAACAGGAATATTAGGTAGTTTAGTTGGTATACCACGTAGAAGACAATCCGCGTCACAAAGATTTTTAGAATACACTGCTGGTGGAACAAAATCATCATTGTTTAAACATATTAGATACAACAAATATGGTCCAAATTATGGTGAAGGAGCACAAGCACAAACAGCGGTGGGAGCAGCAATAGGTGAAGCGATTGATTTTATTGGTGGTGGAATACTTGGGTTTGGGAATCAACCACCAAACATGCCGGAATATGTTGGTGGCCCAAGGAATAGAATAGCTGACATGGTTAGTCCACCAAATAACACATACGCTGGTAAAAATTACGTACCTATATATGGACCAGATGTTGTAGCCAAAGAATTTGATTCTAACGATTATAATTTTGGTATGAAAGGATTAGCCTATGCCAACCAAGGAAATGTACCTGGAGGATTTACTTGGTACACTGAAGATACCCCTAAAGGTGGTTTCTTACAACAAGTAGGTAATTTCTTAGGGTTTGGGGATAAACCACCAGGGCCACAAGTACCTGGTACAACACAAGGGTTTGAAGGGTCAACAGATGACACCCCTACTTATGATACACCAAGTGGTTACGATAATACAAGGTCTACAAATTATGACTTTAGAGAGGATTCCATAATGGACGTTACCCAACAAATTATAGATTCCATCCCAAAAGGTGGAGCTAGACTTAAGTCGGTTTCCCATGCTATGAATCAAGTAAGCAAGGTGTTTAATGATGGGTATAAAGAATTAACTAAAGGTTCTAGAATTAGAAGATTTGTTAATTCTGACCCAGTAGATTCTAAAGGTATTGAACAACCTAGAGAATATTGTAGAATATGGACTAAAGATGTCCCTTACTACAATTATAGTAAACTACAGAAAAAATCTATGAATCATAGATTTGAAACTTATTCTGTGTTAGATAGTCCTTATAATTTAAATATTGCTCCTTGGAGAACAGACGAAAGTGGAAAAGGGTCCACTAATATAGTCGATTCTAAAGTTAAAAAATATATGTTCTCTTTAGAAAATTTAGCTTGGAGAACAAGCACACAAAAAGGGTTAACGTATAACGATTTACCAGCTTGTGAAAGAGGACCAAATGGTGGTAGGATTATGTGGTTTCCCCCTTATGACCTATCTGTAGATGAAGCAAGTCAACCTAATTGGACATCCAATCAGTTTGTTGGTAGACCAGAACCAATATACACATATAACCACACAGATAGAAGTGGTAATTTAAAATTTAAGATAGTAGTTGACCATCCCAGTATTTTAAACTTACTTGTTAGAAAAGAATTACAAAAATTAGGACCTAAAGAAACGGATGAAATTCTTGATTCTTTTTTCGCTGGGTGTAAAAAATACGATATATATGATTTAGCTAGAAAATGGCAACAATTCTCAGTAAACGAACTAACTCAAATACAAGAAATGCTTAATACACCAGGTATGGATAACGATTCCATACAGGAACTATTAGTTGAGACTAATGATGGTGAACCGGGAACGATAGTACCAACCACAGATATTCCAGATTTACAATCTTTTATACAACCACCACTGTCTTTTTTCTTTGATAATGACTATCCCGACCCTAATACAACACAAACTACGTCTTCGGTAAGTTACGTTGAGTGTGCCGCAGGAAGTGAATCTAAATTTGGTGGTTATTTAGCTACAGACAACTCAGTTACAGAACACGTTAATAGAGCACCAAATGAAGAATCTAAATCAGCTTTACAAAACTTCTTTGATGACTCAGACGGTGCGAAAAATCAGTGGCTAACTAGATGGCCAGCTTTTGCTAAAGCTCTTAAAGAAGTTTTAGACACCGGACTTTACACTGTAATATTAAATATGGAAGGGTCTGCCAGTTCAATAGCTTCAGCTAGTTACAATAATAACCTATCAAAAAGAAGATTAAATTCGGTAGAAAAAATGTTTAAAGCGTATCTGTTAGATGGGGGATTAGCTTTTAAAAGTTATATGGATAATGGAAGATTACAGTTTCCCGGTCCACAAGCTTTAGGTGAGAGTTTTTGTAATACCGCAGAGACAGGTCCAAATTCAGTGTATACTGCAGGTGCTGCAGACTGTAGAGCGGTTAGAATTACTGGTGTTGAAATACTTAAAGACCCTGAACCACCTAAACCACCTAAACCACCACGTAGGGTAGAAAGACCTACACCACCAGAAGAAAAAATAAAACAACAGAGACAAAAAAACACAAGAAGAGAAATAGCTAATAAAGTTTTAATGAAAATGGTTACCGAGTGTGACTACTTTGATTTACTACAAGAAGAAAATGAATTTATATTTGATACACTTAAAGAAAAATTCAAGTTTTTTCACCCAGCTTTTCATTCAATGACTCCAGAAGGTTTAAATAGTAGATTAACATTCCTAAATCAGTGTGTTAGACCAGGTGCTACCATTCCTACAAAAACAGGGGATGGGATTTTATCTACTGAAGACGCCGCAAGAAACACAGCTTTTGGAGCACCACCAATCTGTGTATTAAGGGTGGGTGATTTTTACCACACAAAAATAGCTATACAACAACTATCTATTACTTATGACGATAATTTATTTGATTTAAATCCAGAAGGTATTGGTGTACAACCCATGATAGCATCTGTTAACATTACATTTAACTATATTGGGGGACAAGGGTTGAAAGAACCGGTTAATAGGTTACAAAATGCTCTTTCGTTTAATTATTATGCAAATACAGAGATGTTTGATGATAGAGCATTCCTAACTGTTACAGATGACGATATTGATGAACAAGCTTGGTTAGCCGCAAACCAAGATTTAATTGGTCAAACACAAGGTAGTGGGGCTGGTAACCCTGAAGATGACGCTGCTATAATAGAGGAATTAGATACGTCAGAAAATGACGGGTTAACAATTGGAGACAGAGACAACCCAACAGTGTCAGCAAGTGGAGAGTCTGGAAACATAATATACAAAACAACATTTAATGATTTTAATTCTTCAGCTTATGAGTATATGACATTTACCACAAACCAAGTAGAAAAAATAATGTCTAATTATGGTAATGGGTGGGTCCAATTACTATACACTGAAAAAGACTGGGCAAATGGGGAATATTATAAAACAACTGGTGTGGGCACATATACCACAATACCAGCAAATTTTGTTGGAATACCACTAGACCCACAAGCTAAATTAAATACGTTCTTCGATTCATTCATAAAAGATATCGATAACGACCTAACATACATCCAACAACAACAACAAACTACTGGGCCTAGTAATAAACAAAAAAGAAGACTTAGAAATTTCTTAAAAGAAAAAGCAGAAGAAGTACAAGGAGAAATGGCTGATGTTTTAGTATCTACTGAAAGTGGTATGAGAAATAAAGCTTTAGATTATATACATAACGTGAATAGGATGAATGCCATTGGTAGAGGGTGTGATGGTTATATTACTGATGGTAAAACTACGGTGTTTAGTTTATCTGGGAGTAGTGGTGACGTACATTCATCATCCTCCCCACCAAACCAACCAACACAAGCTGCAAACACATTAATTGAGTTAGGTTTAGATTATGAATATTTAACTAATGTTATGACGTATTATTCCGCTGTGTTTAATGGTGATATAAGTGTGTCTTGTTATGAACAAGGTGGTCTGTGTACTTCATCCACCTCGTCATTGTCGACACCATTTACATTAACCAAACCAGGTAGGATGGTAGCATTTTCTAGTGGGACGGTACTACCGTTCGTAAGTCAAATAGAAATAGCCCCAACACAAAGTAATAGATTAAGTGCTGACGCATCCTCAGTGTTTGCTTTTTCACATGTCGCTATTGATAAATCAATTACAGATAGTGTTATGACAACCAACCTACAATACTTTAAACAAAATTACAAACCATATATTAATAATAATGGTTCTTTATGGGATGGAATCCGGGAAGCTTTAGAAATTGGTTCGTCTGACCCAACATGGTTGGAGGAAACTATAAAGTCATTTGGTGATTGTATATCTATAAACGAAGATTATTTCTTAGGTAATATGGTAACAGCTAAACAACAAGTATCACAAAGATTTGCACCTGAGGGACAAAGTAATATAGTTGAAGGGTTACCAGTTAATGGTGATGCTACTACTATATGTGACGTAAAAACAGATAAAGAAAGAAAATTATCGTATGTAAAAGTAGAAGATGCTAGTTATGAAGAAATAATAAGAAGAGTTAACACATTAGAAAATGAAACTAACACAACCTTTAATTTAAAATTTAAATAAAATGTCAGATTACTATAATAGGTACCAACAATTCACTATAAACGGTAAACCAAAAAGCGTACCGTTTATAAGGATAACCCCAAAACCATCAGATAAAAAAGTTATTTATAAGGTGGGCAAATCTAGATTGGATAAAATAAGCCAAGAGTATTATGGTTCTCCATATTTTGGTTGGCTAATCCTACAGGGTAACCCAGACGCTGGTGGGTTAGAGTGGAATATAAAAGACGGTAGAGTATTGACTGTTCCTTATCCTTTAGTAGCTTCGTTACAACAGTATAAACAATCTGTTGATGATTATTATTTTTATTATGGTAAATCCGATGAGGACTTAAATAACCCTAACACAACAAACACCTACTAGTAAAACTATATGGCTAATGAAATTTATAATAGCGACAACATACTTGTCGAATTTGCTGAAAACAATATAGTTTTAGTTGACCCTAATAAGGTAGTGGATAATAACGGTAACCCACAAGATAGACTAGTTAATCAGGAGGAGTTAACAATATACGCAAATTTACAAGCTAGGGTAGTACCTAGAAGTAAAGTTATTACTGGTTCTGGTATGGAAACAGAATCTTTAGTTGATGTGTTCGAAGGTAAGATTAATTTTTTAAAACCAGGGGGTAAGGACTATATGACATCTGATTGGACAGACACTGAAACGGGTGGTGCCAACCAAGGAGGTCCAGTAAACCAAAAGATGTTTACAACAAAAAAAGACCCATTTTCTGGACTAGACTATACGTCAGAAAGTATTAAAAACAGATTAGATAGTGAGTCTTTTGGTATATCTAATATAAGTGTTACTTATGATAGGTCATACATACCACAAGTAAATATGACATTTATTGACGTTAGAGGTAAAACACTATTTGAACAGGGTAACAATTCTGCTTATGCTGTGTTTTTTAATCTACCATACCCACTTTTCTTACTAACTTTAAAAGGGTATTATGGTAAAGCGGTACAATACCACCTAATGCTTAGAAAATTTAACGCTAATTTTGACCCTGAAACTGGTAACTATACCGTTACTTGTGATTTTATTGGTAGGGTGGCAGCACTATTAGCTGATATAAATGTTTCACAATTACTTAATGCACCATACATGTATGCTAGGAGTTACTCTGTTACAAACGTAGAAAATGATGATGTAGATAGTTTTACAACCACAAAAGGGATGCAAACCCTAAACGAAGTTTACGAAAACTATAAAAGAAATGATTTATTAGGTGATTCAGTACCACACTTAACACTTAGAGAGTTAGCTGGTAAAGCTAAAACACTAGAAGAAACTATAGAAAAAGAATTAAAAAAACAAAATTTAAAATCTTTAGACGATATAGACAAATATGAAAGAATATTGGAATCTTACACTGCTAAGGTTATGGATAGTGGTGGTTGGAGAAGGACATTTATGGATGTTGGGGGTTTAAACGAATACCATGACGACGTAAGAGACATTACCGTATATAGTTGGAAAAAAAGTTACCAAGACGACCTACCTAAACGTGAAGCAGGAAGAGATAAACTAAAAAAGGTAATAGCTGAACATAATGAACAATTAACAGAAAACCCTACATTTGGTAAAGCAGGACCAAAAGCTATACCCATAGATATAAGATATCAAGACTTTACCACACTTGCTCCAGAAGGTAGGGAAAATAATGGGTTAGAGTGGTTTATATTTGAAGGTACACCATCTTCTTTTGAAACTAAGATAAGTAACATATTTACTAAATTTAACGAAAAAAGACAAGCAGTTGAAAAAAACCTAACAGATTTAGTTAACCAAGTAATCGAAAGTGAACAAGGTTTAGGGTTTAGACCAACAGTTAGAAATTTACTGGGGATGGTTATAGCTAATGCAGACACATTCCTTAGATTACTTAATGATGTTCATTTAAATTCTATGGGTCAAAGAAATAATCCAGATAGATTAAACGCTGTAAAAGGAAGTGGAAAAGGAGCTACTAGTTCTGAGTTACCAGAAGATAATTTTATTTATCCTTGGCCTCATTATTATGTTAGAGAAGAAAATGATGATGGTGGTACATCTTTTGTTACAACATATCCAGGAGCTGTTAAAGTTGTATCACAAACTAAAGCCTATAAAAATGAATCTTGGCCTGAAGTAGAATTTGTGGAGGAATTCTTAAAAGCTTCAACAATTAAAGATACTGGACAAAATACTTTTAATTTTGGTGGGTCTATGATAGGGGAGAATTGGGTACCAACAACATCATTTGACGTGTTCGGGACTAACAGTTATCAAAATTCTAATGAAGTGGACTTTACATATGAAATATGGGATAGGTCTACAATCCACGGATTCTTTTCTGGAATACAATTTAGATACAAACAGAACACATCTGACTTGCTATTAAAAAATATTGCTAAATTTGAAACTGCAACGATATTAGAAAAATCAAATGGATTTTTTGATTTACAAGAACTACTAAAAAACCAAACATGGGACTACAATACTTTCTTATTGTATTTAAGAACTATAGCACCATTAACGGACTACCAACTATTAGTGAGGGACGAATACGTTACCCCATACGTTAGAGAAAAAATAAATAATAGTAGATTTAAAATATACCCTTATTCTTTATTGGTTAGCGCACAATACCAATCCACAGAATTAGACATACAAGACCAAGTGGTTAGAATGAAGGAGGCTTTATTAACACAACCAGAAACAGATAACATATTAGACACCTACCCTCTAGCTGATTTTAATCTAACACAAGGTGAAGAAATTGACAGTTCAACAAGTGAGATTCTATACGGTCCATGGACAAAAATAAACTTAGCTAACGGTAAATATATTAGTTCTAGACAAGAATTAATAAGTTTAACTAATTCTTTAGTTTATGGTGACTCAATAAAATCATTTACTTCATTATTGTCCACAGCAGAAGGTGTTGAAGATACAATCTGTATTACACCACCACATTTTTTCTGTGACGCTTGGTGGACAACTAGTACAATGATTGAGACATATAGGGATTATTTAGAAAAAAGAACTATAAATATATTAAACACCGCTAACAGTTGGAAAAACTTTTTTGAAGAAATAAATACAAGAGAAAAAACAATATACAATCAGTCTAATAATGCAGAACATAAGTCCATAAACAACGGACTATTTTTAACTGAAGGTACTGTAGATTATACCGAAACATATGTAAATGGTGAAACATTTGATAGACAATTAACTTCTATGTTAAACACACCATACTTTACTAATGCTATGTCGGAAGGTGTGTTAAACGAAATAAATAAAGTACCAAACCCATATACTAAAGCTTCATACTTATTTTTAAATTCATTGCCTTTAGCGAGTTTAAGGGAATTAACAATTAAACAATTAAAACCCGACGCTAAGATGCCTGAATTCGGTGATTATGTATTTAGTACACTTAACCAGTTATCAGCAGTCCACCCATTACCGTACGCTTGGATTTTAAAATATGGTAGTATTTGGCATCGTTATAAGAATTTTATTGAGACTGGGGTGGATATTTTAGATTCTGTGTGGACTGACTTTGACGCTAACAAAAACTTTAACGATACCAGTGGACTAATCAACCAATACAACCTTAACATAGGTGAGAACTACAGTCAAATAATTTTTTCTGGAGATTGGAATATAGGGGGTAATTTTAGAAAAATAAATGTTGGGTTCTACCCAGAACTAAATAATTTAATGCATTATTTTGTTACTAGTGAATTACTATATAATTCTGTACCAGTAACCGGTGTACCATTAACAAGTACAGAAATAAATAATTTTATAAATATAGACGCTTTAAATGTTAAACACTCAGACGACTTAGACATTTCACCACCACAGTCACCAACCAATGGAGATGTTAATTGCCAATTCTGGTATACATACTACGACACTAGCAAAGAAGCTTTTACTACTGGGTACACAGAATCACAATATATTTTATACCCTAGTGCTGCAATTAAAAAAGAACAGTTAAGTTTTGAGGTGGACCCTTTTAATTTAACAAATAACCCTGTTACACATAATGGTAACGCAAGATTTTGTTGGGGTATGTCAAACTACGGGTATTTTGAACATACACCATTAAGTAAACCAACACCAGGACAATATCTTAAAAAAGTAAATAACCTAGAAAAAGAACAAAGAGCATTCCACATATCAACAGGTGGTGACTACAGTACAATTGAAGAAATTTTTGATGTTTTTTCCCCTGAAATTCTAGATAGTTTCGAAGAATACTTTTTAAACTTTTCACAAAAAGAAGAAGAGTTTAACCCCACAGTAAATGCTTTTAGTGCTGGTACGGTAACAGAGGATGTAACTGGTAGTAAAATAGGTCAAACTAATTTAAAAACATTCCAATCGGTTATGAGAAACATTATGACTGTAAATCAAAGTAATGTTGAAGATGCGGATACTGACACACAATTTGGTTATAATCTAGCCAAAGCACAATTAAATAAAACCAACCGAACACTAGCTTTATTTCTTTCTGAGTCTGTAGCTTTTAACTTCTACAACCCTAAAGATATTAATGTTAAAGCATTAAGAACATTTGTTGGTGACCAAAACTATTACACTTTTGGGGAATATAGTAGTAATTTACCCCCAGAAATACCACTAGCCACATCACAATTAAACAATGGGGCAGCTTGGAAAGCACTACAACTAGAGGTTGGTCAATTAGGTGACCCAGAACACTTAAGTTTAATATATAGTGACCAAGGTTCTGAGATAACTGATTTTTTCCGAGAAATGAATATAGACTTTACTGTTGATAATATAAAATTACTTAGAAAAATAATTAAGATATATGTTACAGAAAGAGTAAAAAATGGTTCGACAGCCAATAGTTTAAACTATACAAATGTTGCCAACGCTTTTACCCCAGTACCATCCACTGGTAATTTTAATGCCGACTTTATACAAAAAATAAAAACTGAAATTGTAGAAAAGTTAGATGATGGACAATTTAAACATTTAAATCAACTTTTTTATGATTTAAAACAAGACCTACCTACAATACCAGACGCGGGACAAGTAGATGACTTTAAAAAAGATTCAGCGATACAAAGTGATGAGTTAAAATTAGATTTATATAATACTTTTAGGGTAATAAACGATAAATGGATTTCTGGTGAAGAAATAGAAAGAAAGTTATTGTTTGAAGATTTTTTATTTTTAGATATAGCTAATAGGGACATTGGTGATACTGCAATTATAGGTTTAGATGCGTTTAAATCCCTAACCAACCCAGCAAACGGTAGTTTAAATTTGTTAGGTTTAATAGGTTCAATACTAGATAATCAAAACTTTAATTTTCTACCATTACCATCTTACATTAATTTTTATGGTTCGACCAATGATGGTCAAGAATACTCTAAATACAGTACAACAGAAGAGGCTAATTCTCTTTTTGGTACCCATTTGGAAGTGGACTACATAGACTCATCACCGAAATTCTTATGTCAGTATATTGGTGAAACTTCATCACTACCAGACGTAAAGAATCCAATTAATAGATATAATAGTGATTCTTTTTTAATGGGAAGAACAGCGGATAACCCACTATTTTCTAATTGTAATGACCCTAAAAAATGTAATAAAGTAATGTCTTTTGCTGTGGACTTTGGTATTGAGAATCAAAACATATTCAAAGGAATTAACTTAGATACCTCAGATACAAAACCAACAGCTGAAAGTTTTATTATAGAAGAACAACTAGCACAAAGTGCAAATGATAGAAGTATTTCCACACAAGGTCTAAGTTTATTTAATGTATACAGAACCAGGTCTTATAGTTGTAAAGTTACCTGTATGGGTAATGTTTGTATCCAACCAACTATGTATTTTTCATTAAGAAACGTCCCTATGTTTACCGGACCATATCTTATACAGGGTGTGGAACACACAATACAACCTAACACAATGACAACAACTTTTACTGGTGTTAGAGTACCATTTCACAGATTACCTAATGTAGAAAATTTTGTAGCTAAATTAGCTAAGTCATTTGTTAAAAAAGTAAGAGAAAAACAAAAAAACCAAGAAAAAAACTTAAACCAGGGTGGGTTTAATCCAGAAGGTAATGAACAAAACACAAAAGGGTTTTCTAAAGCTCCTCAGTTTAGTGGTCCATCAGAAGTAAAAGCAATTATAATACACGTTACGGCTGGACTTGATTATGGTAATAACCCAGTGGGTGAGATAAATAGACAACATAAAACTAGAGATTTTTCTGGTATAGGGTACCATTATCTAATTTCTAGGGGGACTGGTGGTAGCCCATCAGATGGGACAATATTAGAAGCCAGACCAACAAAGTATAAAGGAGCACACACTAGAGGGGCAAATGCTTATAGTGTCGGTGTGTCCATAGTTGCCAACTGTTCAAAAATGGGAACCTACAACTCAGATTCAAACGGAGGGTACTCTACCTTAATGCAAAAAGATTCTTTAGAGGATTTAATTTTGTACTTAGCATTTAAATTTGGTTTATTGGAAGTCAGAAAGAGTATGGGGACCCAAGAGGTAGATTTATATGTAAATGGGTCGGCTGGACCTAAAATGATAGGTAAGTTCCACACCAACGTACCAATAAGGCCAACATCACAAGACTGGGGAATGATTTTTTATGGTCATAATGAATTTGCCAACAAAAGATGTCCTTGTTTTAAAATGAAAAATGCTTTAACTGGTACTCTTGGTAAAAATCTAAATGAAAAATTAAACGATAGAATAAAACCTTTAGTGGCTCCACTTGTGTATGACCCTAATAACTTTGATGATTTTCAACCAGGAGACGGTTTTGTTAGCTTAAGACCATCTTTGTTTCTATCTGCAATAAAACCAGCAAGTGTTCCTAGTCCATATGGTGGGACGGATAATTTTGATGGTGTTGGGGAATATGTTGATAGTAACTAGAAATATAGTTAACTTTCTTATACTATAAGATATTTATAATAAAAAAGACTATGGAAAATTTAAACGGTAAATTAGACAAGTACCTAGGTAATCAAACAAAAACTAAAATAACAAAAACTGAGTCAGCTGAAGGGTATGAAGAAGTTTGTGATTTAAAAACAGGTGAATGTTATACTATTAAAACAAAAGACGGGTTAATAGAAAGAGTTAATAAAAAAATGATTACTGAAGATGGTAGAACACTATTAATGGATTAAGATGGGAGTTAACAAATTAATACAAGAAGAGTTAGAGCGTTATGCTAATATTAATGGATATGTAGATTCATTAGAAGAACAACATGCGGTTGGTGGACTTGGTGCTACTTCTTCAGGATTTGTTCAAACACAAGGAAAATCAGACAGATTAGAAAAATTTAATAGGTTTCAGAGAGACATGGAAGAACAAGAAGAGGAGACAACAGACGACGCTGAACTAGAGTTGGATGATGAAGGTACTGATGATGAGTTAGATTTAGGTGATGATGAATTAGAAAGTGGTGATGATGAATTAGAAAGTAGTGATGATGAGTTAGATTTAGGTGATGATGAGTTAGATTTAGATGTGGACACTGAAGAATCGGATGTTGAGAAATTGGATGTTACTGATATTGTTACAATGACTAAAGAAACAGGTGAAAAAGCTGACACGGTATCAAAAGAGATAACTTCTCAGAGTAAAAGAATTGAAGATTTAATTGGTAAGTTAGACGCACTAGAAACTCAACTAGGTGGGATGGATAAAATAGTTACTCAGATGAATAGTTTAGAAAATAAATTTGAAGAGTTAAAACCAGAAACCCCACAAGAAAAATTAGAATTAAGGTATTTAGATAGTGGACCATTTACTCAAACACCATCACAATTCTGGGATGAGAAAGGTGAAGAGTTAGAAAAACAACCAGAAAAACACGAATATGTTTTAACTAGTGACGATGTTAGTGATTACAATGATGCCGACATAAAGAATAGTTGGTTAGCTGATGATGATGACGATGAAGAGGAACTTGAAGACGAAAAATTCAGTGTACTAGGGAACAAATCTTAATTAAAATATAAATAATATAAATTAAACGGGTAATCAATTGACTTACCCGTTTTTTCGTTTTATATTTTAATGTAAATTAATTATAAAATAAAAAAAAAATATTATGAGTTTAGAAGCAATCTTAAAACAGTACGAAAAAACACAAACATCAAATGGTACGTCAGACAAACCTTTTATCAGTAATGAGGAAAGATTAAAAAAATATTTTGCTACTTTCTTACCTAAAGGTGAAAAAGAGGGTGAAAGAACAATAAGGATTCTACCTACAAGTGATGGTAGTTCTCCATTTAAAGAAGTGTTTTTCCACGAAGTACAAGTAGACGGTAAATGGGTAAAGTTAATGGACCCAGGTAAAAATGGTGATGGTTCTCCAACAGGAGAAAGAAGCCCACTTAATGAAGTTGAAGATGCTCTAAGGTTAACTGGTAACGATAAAGACAAAGAACTAGCTAGACAATACCGTTCGAAAAAGTTTTATATCGTTAAACTAATTGATAGGGATAAAGAAGAGGATGGTGTTAAGTTTTGGAGATTTAAACATAACTGGAAAGGTGACGGAACTTTAGATAAAATAATCCCTATCTTTCAAAAAAGAGGTGACATAACTAATGTTACTGAAGGAAGAGATTTAACCCTTATGTTAAAATCAGTACCACTACCAAACGGAAAAGGAAACTACACAGTAATTTCTATGGTGATGGCAGATGACCAAAGTGCATTATCTACAGAGACAGAAAAGTTAAAAGAATGGACAGACAATGCAGAAGGTTGGACTGACGTTTATTCACAAAAACCGGTAGAATATCTTGATGCTGTATCAAAAGGTGAGACACCAAGATGGAACAACGACCTTAAAAAGTATCAGTTTGGTGATAGTACAGTTGAAACAATACAAATGACACAAACAACAACTTCAACAACTGTTGACCCACAAGCTAACACACCAACAGACGAAGATTTACCATTTTAATATAAAATAACCAATGGCTATAAAAAAGAAAAATTTTAAAGATATAAAGTCAAAGTTTTCTAAGAAAGCAGCATTTAAAAAAGATAGGTTTCTAGATTTAGGTGAAGCTTTCTTAGACGCTACAGGTTTACCAGGCCCAGCTATGGGACATATTAATATGTTTTTAGGACATAGTGATACTGGTAAAACAACAGCTTTAGTTAAGACAGCTGTGGACGCCCAAAGAAAAGAAATATTACCAGTTTTTTTAATAACTGAACAAAAATGGGATTTTGACCACGCAAAACTAATGGGTTTTGAATGTGAATTAAATGAAGAAGGAGAATGGGATGGATTTTTCTTATTTAATAACGACTTTAATTATATAGAACAAATTACAGACTATATTAATGAATTACTTGACGCTCAAGAAAAAGGAGAATTAGATTACGATTTATTGTTTTTATGGGATTCTGTAGGGTCTGTTCCTTGTAAAATGACTTTTGATGGTAAAGGTGGTAAACAACACAATGCTAGTACTTTGGCAGATAAAATAGGTATGGGTATCAACCAAAGAATAACTGGGTCAAGAAAACAAAGTTGTAAATTCTTAAATACTCTAGTTACGGTAAATCAACCATGGGTAGAGTTACCAGACAATCCATTTAGTCAACCAAAAATCAAAGCTAAAGGAGGTGAGTCATTATGGTTAAATTCTACTATTGTGTTTTTATACGGTAACCAAAAAAATGCTGGGATATCCAAAATAACGGCAACCAAAGATAAAAGAAAAGTTAAATTTGCTAGTAGAACCAAAATATCTATTATGAAAAATCATGTGAATGGTTTAGGTTACGAAGACGGAAAAATCTTAGTAACACCACACGGATTTTTAAAAGGAAAAGATAGTGCAGAAGAAAAAAAATCTATTGAAAAATATAAGTCTGAAAACTCGGAATATTGGAAAAATATTATTGGGTCAGAAGGTGATTATAATTTATCAGTAGAAGACGCAGGAGAATTGTTTTAGTTATTAACCTTTAAACACAAAAAAATTGAACACTTTATTGATTGATGGTAATAGCTTACTTCAAACAGGCTTTCACGGCGTAAAGGATTATTTCCATAATGGTAAACATTTTGGAGCTATATATCACTTTTTAAATACAATAAGAAAGTACCTAATAGAAAAAGATTACGATAAAGTAGTGGTTTTCTGGGATGGTAAAAACAATGCCTCTTATAGACAAGAAATATACGAAAACTATAAAATCAATAGAAGAAAAAGGTTAACAGACGACCAAAGAACAGACCTATTTAGACAAAAAAATAGAATCACACAATATCTAGAAGAAGTATTTGTAAGACAAGCTGAATTTGATAATTGTGAAGCAGACGATTGTATAGCGTACTATTGTAAAAACACCCCCAAAGAAAACAAATTAATTTTAACTAATGACAAAGATTTGAGTCAGTTAGTTTCAAGTCACACACAAGTACTTTTTATTAATGATGGTTCTAAAATAGAGTTAGATGATAAAGTAACTATTGCAAAATTGACAATACCAACTACAAACGTTACATTATTAAAGGTTTTACTTGGGGACAAAAGTGATAACATTAAAGGGGTTAAGTTTTTAGGTGAAAAAACAATAAAAACTTATTTTCCAGAAATAGAAGAAAAAACAATTACTTTAACGGATGTTATAAATAAAGCTAACGTTCTAGTTAAAGAAGAAAAAATAAAAAATAAAGGTTTGAGTAACTTAGTTGAAGGTATTTGTGCTGACGGTAGAAAAGGAGATACCTTTTTTGAAATCAACGAAAAACTAGTAGACTTAACTGAAGTTTTTTTGAATAAAGAAGCAAAAGAAGATATTTTATCATTAATTGATGAAAATCTTGACCCAGAAGGAAGAAATTACGAAAATATAGTGACAATGATGTCAGAAGATGGTATATTTAACGTACTTCCTAAGAAAGATGATGGGTGGACAGAATTTTACAAACCATTTATAAGACTAACAAAAAAAGAAATAAAAAATTATGAAAGAAAAAGCTAATTGGAAATTTGAAGACAAGAAATCAGTAGTTAAATGTGAATTTTTACTGATGTTAGATAATAATATAGTGTGTCAAAGATACTTTAATGTGAGGAACTTTAATCCTAAAGCATCAAAGTCTCTAGACCTATACTATACTATTTCAGATATTGCCACAGAATTAGAAGAAAATTTAAAAAACAAAGCTATTAATTACATGTACGACAAATATAATCAGTACTCTGGTAAAGTAAATTTGTCAGACCAAGACCTAGAAAAGAGTGATGATGAAGTGTTTCATTTGTATGTTAAACAAAACACAGATACTTTGATACATAAAATTATTCCTTCTAATGTTTATCCTGGAAGGATAAGATACACAGTAGACATAAGACCGCTAGTTCCACATTTTTTAAGTGAGCTAACTGACACGTTGTCAAGAAAAAAACTAGTTAAAGAATATCTGAATTTAGAACTCTAAAAGATATTTATAATAGCCTAAAAAATTATAAAAATGAATAGTAGTAGTAACTTCGGTTATCTGGGGTATAATTTCCAAATTAAACTCCTTAACCAAATTATAACAGACAAAAAATATTGTCAAAACATCATTGATGTGATTGATGCAAAGTACTTTGATAACCAGTATTTTAAATTAATTGCTCAAATGACAAAAGAGTACCATGAAAAATATCAGACAACCCCAACATTCGAAACACTAACACAATTAACTAAAATAGAGGTGGATAGTGAAATGGCAAAAAAGACCATTTTTGATATGATTACTGAGGTTCAAAACGCGAGTTTAGAAGATTATTTATGGGTACAAGAAAAAGGATTAAAATTTTGTAAGCAACAAGAATTAAAAAAAGCTATAGGTAAAGTTAATAAGATTTTAGAACAGGGTGATTTTGAGTCTTATGATAAGTGTGAAGAGTATATTAGGGAAGCTATACGAGTTGGTGAAAACACTGATAGTTGTTTGGACGTTTTCGATGATATAGCGGAAGCCTTAGAAGAAGACTACAGGAACCCAATACCAACAGGGATTAACGGGATTGATAATTTACTAGATGGTGGATTAGCTAAAGGTGAAATTGGTGTGTTCTTAGCACCTACAGGTGTAGGTAAGACTACAATCCTAACTAAGTTGGCTAACACAGCATATAATCTAGGGTTTAATGTGTTACAAATTTTCTTTGAAGACAACCCAAAGGTTATACAAAGAAAACATATTACTTGTTGGACTGGAATACCCCAAAGAGAACAAGTAGAAAGAAGAGATGAAGTGTTAGAAAAAATAATACCTTATAGAGATAGAGGTAAACTAATATTAGAAAAACTACCATCTGACCGGATAACCATCAACGTTATAAAAAATAAGATTAGAAAATTACAAGCTGAAGGAAACAAGTTTGATATGATTTTATTAGATTATATTGATTGTGTAGTACCAGATAGGGGGTTTTCCGACGAATGGAAAGGTGAAGGTCTTGTAATGAGACAATTTGAAACAATGTGTAATGAGTTTGATTTAGTTGGTTGGACTGCAGCACAAGGTAATAGAAGTTCTATAAGTTCAGAAGTTGTAACTACAGACATGATGGGAGGGTCTATTAAGAAAGCCCAAGTTGGTCACGTAATAGTGTCTATAGCCAAAACATTACAACAAAAAGATTTAGGTTTGGCAACAATAGCTATGGTTAAATCTAGAGTAGGTAAAGACGGTGTTGTTTTCGAAAATTGTAAATTCGATAATGAGACATTAGTAATTGATACTGAACAATCACAGACATTACTAGATTTAGAACATAGTAGAGAAGAAAGAAATAGAGATAGAGTAAGGCAAGCTCTAGAAAGAAGAAGTCAAAACATAAACCAATAAAATAAAAAGCTAAATATGGAAGTATCAAATAAAATATTATCGGACATAACAGTGTATATGAAGTACGCTAAGTATATACCAGAATTAAATAGAAGAGAGACCTGGGAGGAATTGGTCACTAGAAACAAAAATATGCATATCAAAAAGTACCCAATGTTAAAAGACGAAATAGAAGAAAAATATTCTTTGGTGTATGATAAAAAAGTTTTACCGTCTATGAGGTCAATGCAATTCGGTGGTAAACCGATTGAGATATCACCAAATAGAATTTATAACTGTGCATACCTACCAATTGAACACGTAGATTCATTTTCAGAAACAATGTTCTTATTACTAGGTGGTACAGGGGTTGGGTATTCGGTACAAAAACACCATGTAGAAAAACTACCTGTAATTCAAAAACCATACCAAAAAAGAAAAAAGAGATTTCTAATAGGAGATTCTATTGAAGGATGGGCAGATGCAATTAAGGTTTTAATGAAGTCTTATATGAACGGTGGTGGAAGTAGAATCGTGTTTGACTATTCAGACATTAGAGCTAAAGGTGCAAGACTTGTAACATCAGGTGGTAAAGCTCCAGGACCACAACCATTAAAAGAATGTTTAGTTAAGATTGAAGGTATATTAGAAGCAAAAGAAAATGGTGAACAGTTAAGTACTCTAGAAGTTCACGATATTGTTTGTTATATCGCAGATGCCGTTTTGGCCGGTGGTATTCGTAGAGCAGCTCTTATTAGTTTATTTTCAGCTGATGACGACCAAATGATTTCGTGTAAATCAGGAAACTGGTGGGAATTGAACCCACAAAGAGGTAGAGCAAATAATTCTGCATGTTTAATGAGACACAAAATAACTAAAGAATTCTTTTTAGATTTATGGAAACGTGTTGAGCTATCAGGAGCAGGTGAACCTGGTATATATTTAAACAATGATAAAGATTGGGGAACTAATCCATGTTGTGAAATTGCATTAAGACCTAACCAATTTTGTAACTTATGTGAAGTAAACGTTTCTAATATTGAATCACAAGAGGATTTAAATGAAAGAGTTAAAGTAGCGGCGTTTATAGGTACTCTACAAGCGGGGTACACCTCATTTCATTATTTAAGGGAAATTTGGCAAGAAACAACAGAAAAAGATGCTTTAATAGGGGTTTCGATGACAGGAATAGGTTCTGGTAAAGTATTAAACTACGACACATCAAAAGCGGCAAGTCTAGTCAAAAGAGAAAATACAAGGGTATCTAAAATAATTGATATAAATCAGTCAGCTAGATGTACCACGGTTAAACCTGCAGGAACAACTTCATTAACGTTAGGGACTTCTTCAGGTATTCATGCATGGCATAATGATTATTATGTTAGAAGACTTAGAGTTGGTAAAAATGAGGCAATTTACACTTACTTAAAGATTAATCACCCAGAACTAGTTGAAGATGAATATTTTAGACCTCACGATACAGCAGTTATTAGTATTCCACAAAAAGCACCTTCAGGTTCTATTCTAAGAACAGAATCACCATTCCAACTACTAGAAAGAGTTAAAAAAATAGCTATAGAATGGGTAAAAGCAGGGCATAGAAAAGGTTCAAACTCACATAATGTTTCAGCGACAATTTCATTAAGGGACCACGAATGGGACCCAGCTGGAGAATGGATGTGGGAAAATAGAAAACATTATAATGGGTTATCCGTACTACCATACAATGGAGGGACATACATTCAAGCACCATTTGAAGACATAGATGAAGAAAAATATAATGTTATGTTGGAATCACTTAAGGATGTAGATTTAACTAGAGTTGTGGAACTTGACGACAACACTAACCTATCAGGTGAATTAGCTTGTGCGGGTGGTAGTTGTGAGATAGATGTGGACCTAACACAAATAAAGTCAGATGATAATGGTGAAAGTAAAAAAGTAGAAATAGGTGAAACACAGGATTAGTAAAGAAGTTTTATACCACTTTAATTGTGGTAAATGTAATAAATGGTGGTCAATTGCTGACTACCATTTATTTTCTAATGATGCCATAGAAAAAGAACAAATAATACCCAACTCAATAATGTGTCCTCATTGTGGGCAAAAAGAAGAAGTAAAGGAAGTAAAAAATGATTAGAAGAGATGATTGGATTAGTGAATTACATTATAAAGAATTTATAAAACCAAAACTAGATGGGAAAGACTTCTATTGGGAAAATGGAAAAATGGTTATGACAGAGCATTACCACAAAAAAAGAAGTTATTGTTGTGGTAACGGATGTAAACACTGTCCATACCACCCACAACACACAAAAGGTAATAAATTTTTAAAATGACTAAACTAGATTTATATGGTTATAAAATAGATGATATCCACAATATTGTGGATGAATTTCTATATGAAAACATTAAACTACAAAGAAAAGAATTAGAAATAATAACTAGAACCCAAAAAAGTGAAGTAAAAGAAATAATAACTCAAATCATTATAAATTATGGTTTAAACTACAAAGAATGTTCATATAACCCTTCCCTACTTAAAATTTCCATTTAAAATACTTATATGTATACTAGATTCGAAGTATCTAATATTTATATATAAAACTTGTTATGCCAGAAAACGGAACATATGGAATTGATTTTCCTTTTAGAAAGAGTAGACTAGGGTATTTTTTAGAATTAACTGAAACCCCAGAAGATGAAATTAAATCAGATTTAATACATTTATTGTTAACTAGAAAAGGTAGTAGATATTTTTTACCTGATTTTGGTACAAGGTTATATGAATTTATTTTTGAACCACTAGACTCACCAACATTTAACGCTATAGATTCAGAAATAAGGGAACAAGTAGCTAAATACATACCAAACTTAAAGATAACCAATATAGATATTTCTGGTGCTATGGAAACAGAAGAAACTCCAGGTACGTTAGTTGCTGATAACGACCCTAGAGTTTATAGGATAGCAGGTCAAGGAACTAAAGAACATACTGCGGTAGTAAAATTAGATTATACTATAACTAACTCAGCTTTCGAAACTAGAGATTTCGTAATAATAAACATATAATATGGCTAACAATAAAATATCCTACACAGAAAGAGACTTTGTTGGTATTAGAAATGAATTATTAAGGTACACCCAACAACAGTATCCAGACTTAATAAAAAATACAAACGACGCTTCTATATTCTCAGTTTTTTTAGATTTAAACGCTGCGGTAGCAGATAACCTACACTATCACATTGATAGGAGTTTACAAGAAACCGTACTACAATTTGCAAACCAAAGGTCGTCTCTTTATAACATAGCAAGAACTTATGGTTTAAAAATACCAGGAAATAGACCATCAGTGTCTGTTGCGGATTTTTCTATTGTAGTTCCAGTTTTAGGTGATAAAGAAAACTTTAATTATCTTGGTTTATTAAGAAGAAACTCCCAAGTTAAAGGGGCTGGACAAGTTTTTGAAACCAGATACGATGTTGATTTTTCATCACCATTTGACGCAACAGGTTTCCCAAACCGTACTAAGGTACCAAATTTCGATTCTAATAATAATATAGTTAGTTATACTATGACAAAGAGAGAAGTTGTTATAAATGGTATAACTAAAGTTTTTAAAAGGGTATTAACAGATACTGATGTAAGACCTTTTTTAAAAGTGTTCTTACCTGAAAAAAACATATTGGGTGTTACAGCTGTAATAGAGAAAGACGGAACCAACATTCAAGCACTACCCAAATCTACAGAATTTATAAATTCACCAAGTCAATGGTATGAAGTAGATGCATTAGCACAAGATAAAGTGTTTACTCTAGACCCAACTAAAAATAGTGATTCACCAGGTTTAAAAGTGGGTAAGTGGAAACAAGTTGATAATAGATTTACCACAGAATACACACCAGAAGGTTTCTTTCATTTAACATTAGGTGGTGGAACCTCATCTGGACAAGACTCCTTAGATGATTTTGCCAGTCAAGGTCTAGCTATGGATTTAAATAAATATTTAAATAATTTATCATTGGGTAGGACAGCAAAATCTAATAGTACTTTATTTATCCAATATAGGATAGGTGGTGGTACAGCAACAAACGTAGGGCCTAACTCGATAACCTCATTAGGCCAACTTGAATTTATTGTTACTGGTCCAGTTGATGGGATAAACCAACAAGTTAAAAATTCTTTAAAAGTTAATAATATTACTGCTGCCGTAGGTGGTGCAAACCAACCAACAGTCGAAGAAATAAGAAACTATGTTAGTTTTAATTTTGCGTCACAACAAAGAGCTGTTACAGTTTCAGATTATAAAGCTATCATAGATACTATGCCTGGTGTTTTTGGTGCACCAGCTAAAGTTGGTATTGTAGAAGAAGAAAATAAAATATTAATTAATTTATTGTCATATTCCGATTCTGGTAAGTTAAGTTCTAAGGTCAGCACTTCTCTTATGTCAAATATCGCTGAGTATATCTCCGATTATAGGATGATGAATGATTACATAACTATAAAATCTGCAGAAGTAGTTGATTTAGCTTTAGAGGTTGACATATTGGCTGACCCCAGTTTCAATCAAGGAGAGATAGTTACAAATATAGTATCACAAGTAGATGAATTTTTCTCACCTAATAAAAAAGAAATGGGTCAAAACTGTTATGTAGGTCAATTGTCTAAACTTATTTCTACACAACAAGGGGTAATAAACCTTATAGACTTAAGGGTGGTTAATAAAGTAGGTGGACAATATTCAGACAATCAAGTATCACAAAGGTATAGTAATCCAGATACTAGACAGGTAGAACTAATTGACGGGGTAATATTTGCACAACCAAACCAAAGTTTTCAAGTGCAGTTCCCTGAAAAAGATGTTAGTATAAGAATAAAGAGTAATGCTCATACTTCTATATCCTAATTTTTATTTACATAAATTACTTTTTGGATATTTTTGGTTTTAATACCCTAAATATTTATAATTTAAAAGGAGAGAAATGCCAAAATCTATAAGAATAAGAACACAGCCGGGAAAAGAACAAAATATCCACTTAAAGTTAGAGCAAGATTTTGACTTATTAGAGGTATTGAGTTTAAAAATGACACAAGATGACGTGTACTCACGAATGTGTGGTGACTACGGTGTTGTTGTGGGTAGAGTACTTGCAAACGGAGGTTTTGGTGTGCCAAATGCAAAAGTATCTATCTTTATACCCTTAACGGAAGAAGATGAACAAGATGAAGTCATTAGAGACTTTTACCCTTATAAAGAAGTTACAGATAAAGATGATGAAGGTTACAAATATAATCTTTTACCTAAGGATAAACAAAGTTGTAACCACACACCAACGGGAACCTTTCCACTACCTCACGAAGTATTAAACAACCCAACCCTACTAGAAGTATATAAAAAGTATTATAAATATACCACTAAAACTAATGAAAGTGGTGATTTTATGATTTGGGGGGTACCATTAGGGAATCAAACAATTCACTCTTCAGTGGACGTTAGTGATATCGGTTGTTACTCTATGCATCCTTACGATTTTATCAATCAAGGAAAACCAATAGAAGAATTTGTTAGTGCTTTAGAATTTAAATCTTCAGAAAATTTAGATTCATTACCACAAATTATTTTACAAAATAAAACGTTAGAGGTGGTACCATTTTGGGGTGATGATGATTTATGTAATGTTGGAATCACACGTGTAGATTTTGATTTACGTGACTCTGCGGTAGAGATTGTTCCATCCTCTACATTTATGGGTTCTATAATAACAGATGATGACTCTAACTATATCGATGGTCAGTGTTTACCTGGTAAATACATGGGTAATCTATGTAATTTAACCACAGGTACAGGTTTAATCGAGACAATTAGAGAAACTATAGAAATTGAAGATGATGGTTGCTCACCGAAACTAGAAAAATTTTCTCTAAAAAACGGTGGAAAAGTTATAGACGGTAATGGTGCTTGGGTAACACAACTACCAATGAACCTAGACTTTTTAGTTACAAATGAATACGGAGTACAAGTTATTTCAGATAACCCAAACTTTGGGATACCTACAAGAGCAAAATATAGATTTAGAATTGGTTTTGACAATAAAGGTTCTACTATTAGAAACGGTAGTTTCCTAGTCCCAAACTTAAGAGAGTACACAACAGCTCCTGATTTTAATAACTCATATTCCTTTAGTACAAGTTACAAAGACTACCCAATGGCAGGACCAAATCCCCATTACAGTACACCAGCATTTAATGCCGAGGACTATTTTTATGAGTTTAGGCCAAACAGAGTATATACAGTTTCGTCTTTTATTGACAATTATAGAAAAACCGCATCAGTATCTTCTACAGGGACTAATAAAAGAGCAAACAATAGATGGAGATTTATCGGAATTAAAGGGATTAATCCACCTACAGAAAATAGATGTACTGACGTTACTAAAGAATACCCAGCCAATGATGTTTTTAGGGGTGGGTCATTTTTATTTGGAATAACTCAGGCACAATTAATCATAACCCAAATTAGTTTAATGTTAACATGTATTTTGGTTGCGTTTAATGCGTTATCTATGTTAATGAACGCGTACAATATGGGTCTACAAGGTGCAAACGCTTCTACCTGGTCTGTTTCTGCATTTGCAATTGTTCCGGTGTTATGGGATGCTGTTATTGCTGCGGCCATGGGAGCATCATTCTTAGCAGCATGGTTAGCTACAGCTATTGCCTTAACGATTATGATAATATTCTTTTATTCACCATTATTTTATGTGTTAATTAATAACTTTAAAATAATGTTAAAATTAATTAGGTATCCAGATTGTGAACCTTGTACTTGTGAAGAAGACCAATTCGAATTTAAAATACCCATAATAACTTTATTTACTGGTGATGATAATAAAATAACTGAGGATACTAGTGATTCCCCGGACACTGTACCACTTTGTTCTATGGGTGGTTTTAATGATAACGCATATTATTGGCGGGGTAAAAATAATGATATGCCACGTGGTTGTTATAAATTACAATTTAGAAACGGTGTTTGGATTATTTTTTACGTTTCTATAGCTGCTATTGGTGTGTTTACATGGGTACCTTGGGGTGGTACTATTGCTCTTAATATAGCCGCCGGTGTACTAGCAACGGTAGAATTTGGTTTGATAATAGACAACCTATGGAAAATGTTTGTAACTCTAAATCAATGGAGAGTACTGAAAAATATATATAATGGTATGTGCCAGGGAGTATTTAATATGAAATTTAGTAATTCCTGGATAAACGGAAACCTGTACCATTTTAAATTTCAAAGAGTTAAGGACCCTAGTGGTGCTAATGATGATTATTGTGATTTAACTACCCATAGACATGTGGAACTGGAAGAAGATGGAACACCGTCAGGTAATGTGTTTTTCTATTATAGAAGTACTCCATTTGCCGAAGGTACCGGATTTCAACTTACTAATCCATCAGTACCAGGTGATGGAGCATCATCTGGAGACCACCAAGGAATAAATTTCCCAACAACAATAACTGAATTAGGCCCACTAGATGAATGTACAAACCAATTATGTAATGAAAAGTTAGAGGATTGTTATTTTGTAAATAAATTACGACCTTCCAGTTATCAAAAAGCTGAATATGTTTTGGGTGGGTTAATAGAACAAAAAATAGTAATACAAAATTTCACTAATTTTATTTGGTCTGGTATTAATAAGTTTTTTGGTGCGGATGGGGACCCATCTAAAGCTTGGGTATTTAATGCTGGTAACAGAAGGTGGGGTTCACCTGATGTAGCAAATATGGGGTATTTTAGAGCAAGACCAGCAAGGTTATTAGATGGTGACATGAGTGTGGTAATCGCAACTAACAACCAACTAGGTGTAGAACCTTATCTCCCTTCACCTACTAGCCCTAGGTACAACAGCAGCCTACCCACTTTTTCTGGTTTAGTAACCCCAGTATCTACACCACTAAATTTGGTGGTTAATGATGGGGAACTGATAAATTGTCTACAAGGTGGTAACTTAGGTATTGACCAAACCCAAATCAAAGCTTATTACCCTTGGGTTAAACAAGGGGCATTACCTTATGGTGCATGGAGTAGTGATTGGTCCGCTGGAGGACCTTTCCCAACTATTCTAACCACAGGTAATCAACAAGGGACTATAACACAAGGACCATTAAATAATGGTTTACAATCCCCACTTTCCGCACCAGTATATTGGAGTACAGCCGTACCTCAAACACCAAGTGGGAGTTACGTTTTCTCTAATGGTCTTAACACTGTAGATAACAGTGGAACAGTTTTAGCACCAAATCCAACTGCTATTATAAAATTAGGTACTCATCAGTACTTTTATTTTGGTCTAAGACAAGGGGCTACAGCGTATGACATCTTCCTAAACAAATATATAACTGCAAGTAATGAGTAATAACATAAAAATCATACCAGGTAGTAAACAATTTAAAGGTAATTCAGATAATGATAATACCTTACAAATTACTTTAGAATCTACACAGGTACCATTGATTGAGGGTGATAGGTCAGTACCTTTAGATATTGCAGTAAGGTTTAATAAAGAAAGGCAAGATTCAGATGTTTATCGGGTGTATGGTAAAATAGAACCCCTATTAGACAACCCTTATTTTGGAACTGCTCCCCCAAACGCTTCAACATTATTTTTTGATTTATTTTATTTAAGAGGTGCCAACGGAGAACCAGCTAGTCCAGTCACAGGGTGGGTAGGGTACCCACAGATAAAAGAATTTGATTTTATTAGAAACGATGTTGATGAAAGTGTTGCCCACACCACTAATTGGGGTGTGTATATAAGTTACCCATCAAAATGTGTAGAAAACCAACCGATGTACTTCCAACCAGAAAATGGTGGGATATCTATGAATTTTATGGCCTCCGACGGAATCCCTTTTGTTATTAAAAATACAAACGTAAACGGAAGAGACTTAATAGAACTTCATTGTCCTGTAGACCACGGAATAAGTAAAGGAGAGTATATCCAAGTAAACATCAAAAATCCAATATATAATTTTCCTAATAATAGTGTGGTGTTTCCAGTTTATAGTTTAGGTGATGGTACAAGGGGGTCAGATAAAAATGTGGTTAGTATAGTTGTTCCAGCGACGGTACTAAACCCAATTACAGAAGGAAGTTTAGGTACGTTGAGAAGACAAACTGCGTTAAATAATATAGATGCAATATCTACTTACTTTGTGGTACAAAATGAAATTATTACAAGAATAGATGATAACGTTATGACCAAATGCGGGTTTGCTGAAGGGGTTTTTAATGAAGTTTCACAATTAGAAGAGGCACCTAACACACCAGACTACATTGAAAGAACCTCAACTAAAAATGCGTACTCACAATATGTCTACACTTTCACTAAAGATGTTAAAGTAAATCAATACAAAGATTACTTACAAAGACCTCTATCAAAACTATATGTAACTGTATTTTTAAGGAATAATAAAGGTTATTTTGATTACCCACCAAAATATGGGTGGGATTGGAATTTCCCATATGATTTTGTTGATTCTTCACTATCTACAAACACTGTTACAGACCCACAACCTTCAGGGCCTATAAGTCAACTATTCGGAAATAATTTAACAAGTGGAATACCACTAAAACCAGGAGACAAATTAAGAGGTAATTTTACTGAGTACAATAAAAGTGAATTAAAAGAAAGAACGATTAGTGAAATTCGTCATCACATGAATTTTAACCCACTGGTTTTTAATTCAAATTCTTTAGGTTTCCAGTACACCCCACATTACGAAGTGGAGATAAGGTCATTTTCTAATTACATAGAAAGTGGAGACCCAGATAAAGTAGTTGATGTACCGGATTACTCTACATATTTTACAGACGAAAAAACTTGGAAATGGAGGGATTTATATGAAATTGGTTTTATAGAGGGTGGTGTTGGGGTAGACTATCCGTTTTTAAATAACGCACACTACCCTAAAAAAGACATTACTTTTGTCCTACAAAGACAAGTACTAGCTGACGGAATTCCTTTAAGTGCTATAACGAGTTCAGACTCGACAATAGAAAATATGGTGGTAGATGGCTGTGAATAAGATAAGACTAAAGATAAGTGATAAAGATAGGAATATAATTGTGCCTATCCAAACTAGTTTTGATGAGACTGGAAGGGGAGACCTAATTAACGAATATGAGCACGAAAAAGTAGCTCAACTAGTTAATATAACAAAAGATTTTGAGGCTACACAATATCGTCATGGTGATTGTTTGGGTGACGATAATCTTGTTGGATGCGACGACCCAAGCCCAAACATATTCTATAATTTTGTATTTGCGGATAAAACAGACCCTAACAATGTAATTTGGAGTAACAACATATTAAATTACCCAACAGGGATTGGAGTGCCATCCCCAACTGGAAGTGGAATGTCTGATGTAGCACCATGTATACCAGAAAACTGGCCTATTACAACCCCAGTATATGACGACACTAATTACGGTTATGATTTTATGGATTATACACCAGCAGAACTATATAAAAGTAATAAAGATTTTGTTAAAAGTTTTTTTAAATTAGATTTTTATGATACCGTTAATAGGGACACCCAAAAACTATATTTGTCTATAATTCTTAACCCTATAAATGGGGTTAAAATAAGTAGACCTACGTTTGATTTAAATTGTGATGGGGTATTGGATGGGATATATAATTGTAGGCCAAATGGGGAAAAATTCATACAAATACCTAAATTTAATTTAGATATGTTAGACAACAATGATGGTTATTTCATTTATTGGTTAAAAGAAAATACATTTTTAAATATTAATACTTTTTTTATGTCTTGTAAATTTTACAATGGTAGAACGGGTAAGGTACATAGAATGATTAATACACCACCACCCACACTACCTAACGAATATAATTTTGATAGAGAGAAAAGATTATACTATAGAGTAGAGTTAGAAAAAATTAATTACACATATAAGGTATATGATTATAACTCAGGTGTTAGAGTTGGATTGGACGAGACTAATGAAATAATGTTCTATGAATATAATAATATATAATGGAAAAATATAATTTTAAAATAAGAAGAAAATTCTACCCTGGAGGTAAAGAAATTATACCTCCTACATTACCTAATGGGTATGTCCACCAAAACCAAGGAGGTGCCCCTTTAACACAAAATTGTACTAATTGTTATTTTAATAATGCTGGTTTTTGTAACTATTGGAAAGCACCAATTAAAGAAGATTTTTGGTGTAAAAAATGGAGTAGTACCTTAACACCTTTTAATGAGCTACCACCACCACCACCATGTTTAACCGGGTATACGTTACCAATCTTACTTACACAAGATTTTAACGATATAGGTGTTTATACACCATGGGATGGTTTAATTATGCAAAGAGACGTAATAAATAATTTTGTTTATACTGGGTACAATCAAACCATATGTGTTTTTAATACTTCAGAAATAGAATTAAAAAGATTCCTAACTTTTTCAGACTACAAACTTGATTGGGGTGATGGTTCACCACCAGACTACCTTAATTCATCACAAACAAATGTGTGCCATAATTACTTAACTACAAACATAACAGGTAACACCGTAACTTTAAGTCAAACAAATCCTTGGGGAACTACTAGGATGAAAAAGGTAATTAAAACACCTTATTATGAAAATCCAATAATACCTAACGTATTTGGTTCCATAACATTCGCACCCCCAAATATGGGTGACCCCATAGGTTGTGACTATATCCAACAAGACTACATTTTTAGTGGAGATAGTAACCCAGATGTGTATGACCACTTATCGTTAAGGTATGTTGACACACCATTCCCAGTTACAGGATATAGTGAATCAAGTCAATTGCAGTTATTTGCTCAATATGGTGTTAATTACTTACCACCTATTGGTAGTCAGATATCTTTACCAGATAATTCTATTGGGACAGTAACTGAGGTCAATGACCAATATACCGCATATACGATTAACTATATAAATTATATTGATTATGGTGGAGGTTCTACTTATTTCGAATCAATGAGTTTTGGTTTAAATGCTGATAATGTAGATTATGAATGTTGTACTGACGTACCATCCAATAATTCACCGAGTGGTTGTAACAGTGACGAAAACCCACAACTAGAGTACTACATATGTCATCAGGGGGTAGACTGTAGGACAATACAAGACTATTTGGATAGTGGTGAGGGTAATTACCCGGCTAATTCAGGAAATCTTACAAATTTACAAACATATATGGTTCCAGTAGGTACAGAACCAGAAACTTACGTTACCAGTAACCAGAGTAGTCCATCGTTTTGTACTGAGGCAGAATGTCAAGCTTATTGTGGTGGGTTGTACTTGAGGTTAGGTGAGACAAATAACAAAAACTATAATTATTCTATGTATTCAGCAAGAGTGGGATACTCAACTACGGACGTGGTTTCGTACCAAAACGCACTTTATCGTTATGATGGAAAAAGTACTTACGGTACATTAAATAAAACATATGAAAATTCAAATAATATAGATTTAAGGTACTATTCTGGAGAAATACAACTAAACTATATAAATGACTTAAATGAACCTTATGGTTTGTGTTTAGCGACACCACCAGGATTTAACCCACAAGATTGGAAAATAAAAACAGGAACAGAGTATAACGGATACGTAACGGTATGGAAAGAACTATAAACAAATACTTTAAAATAAAACAAAATGGCATATTGGAATGAAGCAGGTAGTTGTTGTGGTTTTAATAACCGTGATTGCATGAGTAATAGTAAGACTGATGATTTTACTTCATGTAGTAATGGTGGTGCGTGGTGTTGTGACATGATGAGTAGAGTTGGAAATGTTGGTGCGTGGGCAGAGTCGGAGTACTACCGAACTTTCCAAACAGTATTTGGGTTAAAAGGTACTTGTAAAGGATGTCCTATAGACTTACAGTGTAATCAAGAACACACCTCTGGTAATTTTTATTCTGATACTCGTGCATGTAGTTCTATTTGGGGAGGTTGGGGAGACTTATGGCATTATTGTGCGTTTGAAGTGAAAGTGGGATGTACTAACCCTAATTCCTATTTAGGTGGTTCACCTAATGGTGCATGTTTAGTAAATTGTATACAAACAAACGGTGATTATCTAACTAGTTTACCTTTAGGGTATGGGGGTGACCAAGAAATGAGTAATTTTGATAGAAATGCAAACTTTGATTGTGAACCACCACAAGCTGGAGATAGTGGTGGACAATTACAAAATAGTGGTCCTAAATTAGTGTACGCTGATGGATGGACCAGTACTTGGAATGGAATACCTTATACTCAAAACAGTACAACTAGTGATAGTAGGACCCATCCTACTTCTAAGTTACCTTATTGGAGAAGAAAAGGACCTTTAACAGCGGCAAGAGGTCAAAATGGTTATGATGCTTGTTGTAGTTACCTAAGTTTTGGATGTCCAGACCCCCAATTTGGAAGTTTTAATGCCGGAGCCTCACTAGATTGTGCTGGTAACTTTATTGGGTCTGACAACTATCTAAACCAACCAGCAACCAATAATATACTACCAAATGATTTAGCCTACAACCCTGTTACTAACCCAACACCCAACCAAAATCAGGGTACTTGGTCTGTAAGTAGTGGTGGTTTATTTGATATTGGAGCAAATGCAAACTGGGAACCAGATATTGATTGTATGAGGTGTTATCAATATACGTATGTGCTTGACCCTACTACAGGAAATATGGTTATAGATAATAACATTCCTCCCATACCTTGTTCCAGTCCAGGAGCGTGTCCACAAACCTCTACTAATCCTGGTTGTACAACGGCAATATTTAATGCGTGTGGTTTAACAAATGGTACATTTACTGATACTAACAATTTACAGGGTTCTATGTGTAGCATATCTAAAATTTATGAGGGTGGTGACGAAACTAGTCCTGTGTTTGGTTCACCAGGGAACCTTACAAACGCACCTTGTGTGTGTAATAATGCTGGGTGTATGGACTCAAGTCAGATAGCTAATGTTTTTGCAAATAATTTTAGTCCTATAAATACTCAAGATTGTGCAGGTGTAGAACCATCAGTTGGTTCTTTCGGTGATACGACTTGTTGTGAGTGGACGGTATATGGATGTACAGACCCAGCTGCCATTATAAATGGCAATAACAATTATTTTTGTTGTGACCCAACCAATTACGCTGTGTGTAGTACTGACCCTAATGATGTTTATGATGTAGGTGGGTACGGGGGTAACTCGGTTAATGGTGGTAACTGTACTGGAGGTTTTCCAGTTGCAAACATAACACTAGTTGATGATGGAAGTTGTTCTTTAAATGTTACTAGTGGTTGTATGGATGATGGTGGACAATTAGCGGGTGGTACTTGGCCTTCCCCATTGTACCCAGGATTCCCCGCAAATAATTTTAATTTAGCTAATTTAGTTACTGTGCATGACCAAAGTCAGTGTACTTATGACTTTGGATGTATTGACCCATTAGCTAGTAACTACTTATTTACGGATTCTGGGGCACCATTTATTTTAGGGGACCCAGTGGTACCAAGTGCGATAGTATGTGATTACGATATCCTAGGTACAGGTCCAGGATGCACAGACCCAATGGCTTTAAACTATAACCCATTTGCTACCTCTGATGATGGAAGTTGTCTATACCCAACTAATGGTTGTACAGACCCTAACGCTATTAACTACGACCCAACCGCAATTATAGATGATGGGTCTTGTGAATATATAACTGACTACCCACTAATAGGTACAAATTTTTTAGATGGTAGCCCAATTGAGTTATGTATGGAACCATTAACTAAAGAAGAGGTATTAATCAACGTTTGTCAACCAACAGAAATACAATCGGATGTATTTATTGAAAGAGGTAAGCAATCCGTCCTTTCACCAAACCAAAGATTAGGTGAAGTTAAAACGATAGGTGGTTTAGAAAATTACGGTTACGGTTATTATAACATAAAAAAAGAAGGATAATAAATAAAATATGGCTTTAGGAACATATGGAATAAAAAGACCCGCGGATGTATCTCCAGAAGATGTTGATGTAGTAATGGTCTATACTCCCGCTAGAGACTCAGTAGAGGGAGCTACAGTAAAAAAATTAGATGCGGCAAGCATACTAACACCTTATTACCACAATAGTAATACTGATGGTGGTGATGGTATAGAACTTTTAGGTGGGTTATACAATCTAAAGTTACCAGCAAATGAATTTAGTGAGAAAGGAATATATACTTTATATGTAAAACCTTTAGAGGTTAGAACTTCCATTACTGATTGTGGGGTGTTATCATCACTACCAAATGTTAAAGGTTTAGTTTTTGATATAAATAACGTACCTGCATCACAGAGAAATAAATTTGTGAATAATGGGTTAGTTGGGTTTAGGGTTGAGTATTTAAATTCTGATGGGTCTAAAATCCCTAATTTTTACAGAATTGTCACTTCATCATTTTTCTGTGAACCAATAACACAAAATTTAACTAATAGTAACCAAAAAGCTATTAGATATAGGTATATCAATGGGGGAAGTAATTTATTATTCGTTACCCTAACACCAACATCAGCACCAAGTAACAAACCTACTGCTTTACCATATATTGGTCAACCAGCACAAAATGTAATAATAAGTAATACTTTTTTTAATCCTTTAAGTGTAGAAATAGAAATGGTTGACTATGATGTTGATAGTTTAGGTATAGCGTTGTACGGTAATCAAACTAAATCATTGTCAGATGGGATTTATACCGTTTACGATGGTAATGATAATATTTATAAACAATATAATCTATTTGAAACAAGAGACCAGTTTGGACAACCACTATATGAGGTAAGACAAGACAGAGGAGATAATATAGACTTTACAAAAGCTTTCAATAATATTGCTTAATATATGGCTAACGGTAACAACATAGGAAAAGGTAGTGATACCTTTGGAGATAACTTAGTAGGTAGACAGTTTACTGATGGCTCCTCACAATTTACACTAGGTAATTTTGGCATAAATTCCGGAGTTAGGGCTAAAGACAGTAGGGAATTTTCTTTAGGTAACTTTTCAGAACCTATAACCTTATCTACACTTAATTTTACCTCAACAGAAGAGGCTAGAAAAGTATCCTCTAATAGTTTGGAGGTGTTTATAAATTACGATAGAAGTAAGGTTAGTAATTTTGTTTTATATGGGTCTTTACGAGACAGACTAAGGGTAGCAGTACAAAACGTAATTAAGAACTTCCCAGCTGCACTAGTATTTACCAAACTAAGAAAAAATTTTTTAACTGGTAATACTGCCACAAATATAGTTTTTGATGCTATAGAAAATGAAACTACTCTTAATTTAGAGTTATTAAATGTTCATAACCCTTTTGGAATTGATTTTACAAAGGTAGGTAAAATATATACAGATAAAGAATTAAACCCTGTTAGAAATTTTACACAATTTTATAACAAATATTCACTTTTTATACGAGAAGAAGAGTACCCAATAACCTTCATGTCACCAACTACTGGTAACACTGTAACAGATACGTTATCAGTTGAAGTGTACGGAAATCCATTTACTGGTCAAACCACAACAACAGAAAACTTCTTTATAAAACCTAATACAAAAGAAACTGAAGAAATATTCGATAACTTAGAAGATGTTGAAAAGTTTATTATAGAAAGAGACACAACCCCGATATATACAGCTAATTTTGACATACCAACACAGACCGACAGTGGGAAATTTGTGCAAAATACAACTTCACTTACTTGGCCATCCAGTAATAATTGGAATTTAGTCATTACAGGAGCTTCATTTAATGTTTATTTAGGTAAATTATTGGAAATAGCTGATAATTTTGATGCGTATAAAACAAACTTAGTTTCTAGATTTTTAACAACTGCTGCTTTTAAAGAATTTGACACTGAAGATGAAAAGGTGGACCAAATATTGAAAATATATGGTAGAAGTTTTGATAGTATTAAAACATATATTGAAGGATTAGCTTACATGACCAATGTAACGTATGATTCTAATAACAATGTTCCTAATGAACTATTAAAAAACTTTGCACATACATTAGGTTGGAAAACACCTTCAGCTATTGAAACAGAAGGGTTTTTAGAGTCAGTCTTAAAAAGAGGTAAATCTGAATATTCTGGTAAAGCACAATCCCCAACTCCTACAGCATTAAATAGTGAACTTTATAGGAGGTTATTAGTTAACACTGCTTACCTTTTTAAATCTAAAGGTACTAGAAAAGCAATAGAATTTTTAATGAGGTTTGTGGGTGCCCCTGAAGCACTAATTGAGTTTAATGAACACGTGTATGTTGCGGGACAAAAAATAGACATGAATAAGTTTAACCAAAGGATAGCAGTTATATCTGGAGGTACTTACTACGAAGAAATAGTTGTTAAAGACCAATTATTTTCAGCCTCAACACCTACCTTCCCACCAGTTATTGTTACAGGTTATACTTTTGGAACAGAATTAGTTAGTGTAGATACTACAGCTACTAGAGCACAATTCCCAGTTAACTCAGAAGGGTATCCGTTAGCTCCGACATTTAATAAAGACGGGTTCTTCCAAGCAGGAGCTGGATGGTTTGAAGAAACTGTTGAACACCGAGGAAAAGAAATGGTGGATATTGAAAGTTCTGTTTTTACTGGTAATACCCCTAGTGTTAAAACAAAATTAAATAAGTTCACATACGGTGAACCTTATTTAAATCTATATAGGAAGTTTCCTGATACAAATTTAGGGTTTGATATAACTAGAACAAAAGACAATAAAAAATCTTGGGTATATAAGGAAAATGAAAAAAGTAAAAGACTTTATAGTTTTAGAGATAGAGGGACTCGTTATTTTACCGATGATGAAAGATTAGTTCTTAATGTAAAAAATGTTGATTTATTTTTAAATGTTGGACAAGGTCTAACCTGGGATGTGTGGAACTTATCTAATAAATTTGGATGTCCTTTTGGTAAAGATGCTTTAAGTGCCCCATACCCAAATATAGGGGGGCCAGACTGGACACAAATTCAGATAGATGCTTCTAAAATGCCATTTGTAGAATTTGCGGACCAATTTTGGAAAATATTAATTAATGTAAAAAATAGACAAACAATAGATG